ACGCCTCCCGGCATCATCGACCACGGGAACCCGACCAACTGGATCAACCCGCAGGTGGTCACGACATCGGAAGGGATCATCATCGACTGGAGCTCGAACCCGGTGCCGAACGCTCTCACCTACAAGGTGTGGGGCCGCCGTGCAGGAGCGCTGGGCATCATCGCTGCGCTGGATGCGGACACGCTGCACTACCTGGACATCGCTGCGTCCGACCCGACGCCGCTGCCCTTCGGTGCCGCGAGCGATACCCTCATCCGGTACAACACGCTCCAGAGCCTCAACGTCAACGTCGACTACTCGCCGCGTCAACAGAACGCTCTGTTCCCGATCCGGGACGCCAACCAATAAGAGGTGTGCATGATCTACACCTACGAAGCCGATCTGCCGTTCACGACGGCGATCGAGAATCGGCGAGCCTTCATCAAGCTGCCGCGGTCGATCCTTCTCGCTCCGTACCTCGCGACCAACCCGTACTTCGTCGACTTCGCGGACTCCATCGATTCGGTGTTCGACTACCAGATCGAAGCCAAGATCGACGCGCTGAACAACCTGCGTAATATGTGGGTTGCGACGAAGGCGGTGGAGGCCAAGATCAAGGCCGGCGAGATGATCGACTTCCTGGACTGGGGTGGTCCCGAGCGCGCAGTCGTCGTCTCGCAGGTCAACCTGCTGGGCATGAAGCTCGCCAATGCCGGGGTGATTTCCGAGTCGGGCTACCGTGCGATCGCAAAGTTCCTCGGCTCCTACTGGTTCGGCAAGGGCAAGAATGCGGCCATCGACTTCCTGAACTTCTGTCTCGGTGGCGGTCTCAGCATCGCGATCCTGGAAACGCAGGACTACGTGCACTTCTACACCCCTGACCCGACGGCTTGTCGTGCCCACATCTACGACTCGCCGCCGGGCCCGTGGTTCCCGACGACGCACGTACAGATCGGCATGCCCGATCAGTACGGTGTCGACCCCGTGACCCTCGGCTCCTTCTTCTACGAAATCTGCAACTACAACTTGGTGCTGCACGCAATCGCAGTCTCGTTGAAGTTCCTGATCGTGACGGAAGACAGTCCCACATTCGCCAACGTGATGCTGGCGGGTGGGCTGTGGGCGCCGCGGTTCTCGGGACAGACACCGAACTACCCCATCAAGTATCACTCGCGTGTTGGTGGCTGGACGGGAGGCGTTGGTCAGCCTCTCATGCAGATCAGCGACGCGCAGTGGCCGGACTAAACCCAGGAGTTTCAAGTGGATCTTATCAGTTTCATCCCGGGCATCGGCCCGGTCGCAGCCTTCACACCGGGCGCCAATACGCCCGCCCCCTTCAACGTCAGCCACACGGGCGCGACCGATGGCTCTGGTCCGTCGACTGCAACCGTCAATCAGGCGGAGCTCTACAACAGGCTGTTGCTGCAGGTCGCATCCGTGATCGCCGGATCGGGCCTCACCATCGACAACGCGAACTGGGCGCAGCTGCTGGCAGCGGTCCAGAAGATCGCGCACGATGCGGCCGCGGGCACCTACGTCACGGTCGCGAACTACATGTCGGACTTCGCGGTCCACAAGGTCGCGAACGGCTACGCGTACCTGGGCCCTCTCGGCATGCTGCTCCAGTGGGGTACGTTCACGAACCCCGGCGGCGGCTCCTTCCTCAACGTGCCGCTGCCGATCAACTACACGGGCACCCCCTTCGCCGGCGTGGCGACAACGGCTGACGCATCGGCCATCACCGCGACCGAGACGGTCACCTCCAGCTACATCCGCGTCCAGAACGGCGGCGGTGTCGGCTTCTTCCTCACCATCGGGAGCATGTTCTAATGAGCGACGAGAACAAGCCGACCGTCGACGGCACCAACATCGACAAGACGAGCCTCTACTGGAGCGCGAAGACGGCAGGCTTCTACGACGGCCAGTTCTACGACCAGTACGTCAATCACAGCAACTGGCCTTCGGACTGCGTGCCGATCAGCCAGGAGATCCACGCGAAGTACGCCTCCGGCATCCCGGCCGGCATGACGCGCGGTGCGGGGCCCGATGGCATGCCCGCCTGGGTGCCGCTGCCGCCGCCGACTGGAGCCGAAGCCGCACGTGCATTCAACTTCAAGGTCGACGCACGACTCGACGCCGTGGCCAAGCTGTGGGGCTACTCGAAGGGCATCGACAACGCCACCACCTGGGCCACGAGCGCGAACCCGCAGTTCGCGGCCGAAGGTCAAGCTCTCGCAGCCTGGCGCGACAAGGTCTGGAACTGGGTGGCATCGATCGATCCTGCGACGGCCGATGTCCGGGAGATTCCGAAGCCGCCGATGCGTCCTGGCACTGAATCCACGAACCCCAGCACCGGAGCCTGAACATGACCGCAGACGTTTTCGTCGTCACACAGACCGGCCTCGACGGTGCGACCAGCGCTGCCGGTGCCGGCATCTTCCTCCAGCTCACGACCTTCAAGGTCGGCACTGCCTTCGGGTACACGCCGACCAAGAGCGACACGGCCCTCCACGGCACGATCCTCTACTCGGACAACATCACGAGCTTCAGCACCGCGGCCGACGGGTCCCTGATCGTCAACTGCACCATCGACGTGAACGCGGGCCCCTTCGACTTCGGTGAGGTCGGGATCTACACGTCGACCGGCGCTCTGTTCGCTCTCATGGCGCTGCCTCAGCTCGAGCACAAGTACACGGCACTGGGCTCGAACGTGGCTTCGACCTTCACGTTCCAGTGCTATCTGCGTCTCGGCCAGGCTGGCGGCATCATCCAGATCGTCACGGGCGGTGGTGGTGGGGGTGGCGGGGGCACCTCCAACTTCGTGTACTCGATGCAGACCGGCCAGCCGACTGCGCTGTGGGGCTCGAACAACTCCGGTGTCGACTCCTACGTCTGGAACCCGTCGAACTTCAACGTCAACACGGCGAAGGGCATCCAGTCGGGTGTCACCGGCTTCTACAACGCCGAAGGTCACACCTGGCACCGCGCCGACGGCACGACCGTCTTGGCAACGCTGGACACCGCGGGCGTGTTCCTGGCCAACAACGTCGGCACCATCAGCGACGAGCGCCTGAAGAAGGACCTCGTGGAGATCAACGACGACGAAGCCTTCGTCATCGCCTGCAACGCGCAGGGCCTGACCTACGAGCTGCTGTCCGAGCCCGGCATCCGTCGACCCGGTGTCAGCGCTCAGCAGTTCCAGAAGCTGATGGGCGAGGCCGTGCACACCACGGACGAGGGTCTGCTGTCGGTGCTTTACGGCCAGGCGGCACTCGCACTTCTGCCGTCCGTGGCTCGCAAGGTCCAGGCACTGATCGAAGACGTGGAGACCATCAAGCGCAAGGTCCCGGCCCTGATGGAGTAAGCCATGACCATCAAGACGAGCGGGCAGCTGTTGCTCACAGAAATCGCTGCCGAGTTCGGAGGCACGGGAGCCCTCCGACTCACCGACTACTACCGTGGCGGTGCGCACGTCCCTTCGGGGACGGCGGCCGGCACCGGTAGCTCCCAAACGACCCCGTTGACACCGGCTGCCCCAGCGCAGATCAGTGCCAGCGGGCCGATCCAGATGTCTCAATTCTATGGCACGTCGCAAGCAGCGAATCCGATCTCGAGCGGTACGCTGACTGCGAATAACACGTCGAACATCGCGACGACAGCACCCAAGACCGCGCGGGCACAGGTGGGTCTCACCTACGACGGTCGCACCTTCACCGACGACGCACTCGGCCTCGTCTACCACGCGAACTGGTACGCTCCCTACGTGGCTGGCGTGTCGGTGGTCGAGAACTTCTGGTTCCGCATCACCATCACGTCGGGTGCGTTGACGACTGGTGGCGGTGCTGGTTCCGGTGTCTGGTTCCAGGGTACTCACCTGTCGGATATCGCACCCGGTGCGAGCGCGCATACGTCCAATGCCCACCAGACCGACAGCCAGCACGCGGCCGGCTACATCGACATCAGCGCCACGAACGGGGGCGCGATCCTCGGTACGTGGAACTTCAGCTGCACGTCCTTCATCGACAGCGCCGACTAAGAGCGTCTAAGCCCTATCCATAGACTAGAGACCAAAGAGGAATCATGGCCGATTCAGTTGACATTGCGAGTGCCAACGACTTCACGGAAGAGAAGTTGGCTCTCCACCGGAATCGCAAAGAGGAGCAGGTCAGGCGAGGCACCTGTCTGTTCTGCAATGCAGTCATCGATCCGCAGAAGCTGTACTGCGACGATGACTGCAAAGAGGACTTCGAGCGCGAGCAACTCATCAAGCGCAAGACAACCCGCATGGCCAATCATCCCGGCCAGTACTGAACAAGGAGCAACAGATGCAACCCGTTCTTCCGGACCCGGCGACAAGCCCGCAGGCTTCGCTCACGGTCGAGATCGAAGCCTTCGCCGGCATGAACCAGATCAGGCGCAGTCTCGGCCGCGCAGTCGGTCTCTGGATCGGCACGAACCAGAACGAGAAGTTCGCCGTCATGCAGCCCGGCGACACCATCACCATCAGCGACAACATCAAGGCGTTCGTTGCCTACTCCGATGGTCCTCTCACCATTACGGTAAATGGAGATGGCGGCCCCGTAATCGCGATGCAGCAGATGCTGGTGCTCGATGCGCCTGCCACGACTGGCATCACGATCCACAACGCCGGGTCCTCGGTCGTGAATTTCAACATCGACTGGCTGGCGATCCCGGTGCCCGCTGTCTGACCAAGGAGCGACGCATGAAGCCCATTGACATCGAGTTTCGCGTCGCGGCCTCTCCACTCGTGGACATATTCGACAACGACCGGCGCCTGCTCCGGTTCCTGGACAACGACCTGTTCAAGATCCTCAGCGTCAGCGACACGAGTGTGGAGTTCCGCGACCTCGTGAACAAGCACCTGCGCGAGCTTCAGTATCCCGTCCCGATTCAGGCCGTCTTCGTCGACGGGCTCGAAGGCTACGAGACGGACTACCCGGAGTTCGTGCGCGTGCCTGTACTCATGATCTGCCCGCGCGATGCGACGGGTCAGCTCTACCCGACCAAGCACTAAAGCCTGGCGATCTCAACCTCACCACACATTGGAACAAAAAATGAAGCGCATCGGCATTACGTGTGCCCTTGAATCCAACGGCGGCATGGACCTCTTCTCGAACAGCCTTGCACAGACTGCGGTCTTCCTGCTCCGGCTCTTCAAGAAGGCGGGGCATGCCGCCGTCCTGCTTTCGGGTCACGACAGTCCGGCACCGGACCTCAAGCTCAGCTCCTTCGGCATCGAGATCCAGGACGTCACGAACGCGTGGCCCGACCTCGATGTCGTGATCGTCTGCAACCGCAAGCTCTCGCTGATCGAGATCGTGACCTACAAGGCGAAGGGCACGAAGATCGTGCTGCACATCGGCGGCTCGCTGGCGCTCGACACGATGGCGTCGCTCATCAACGGCGCGCCGGGCTTCGGCTACGAGGACGCGAAGCTCTATGACCAGGTGTGGATGACGGTCGCGCAGGCCAAGTCGTGCCGCTCGTGGTGCGAGAACGTCTACGGCTGTCCAGTCGTGGTCGTGCCTCCGGTGTGGGAGCCGCTCTTCATCCCGAAGAGCTACGGCTTCCTCGAAGGCGGACCGCAGCCGCATCCCGAGGACGACATCCGTGGCTGGCAGATCGTGGTCAACGAGCCGCCTCACACAGTGAGCCGCTCGGTGCATTGGCCGCTCATGGCCATCCACCACGCGATGCTGGCGATGCCGAAGATGAATCGCGTGGTCGGCATCTACGTCAACCACGCGGCACAGCTCAGCTCCAACGTCCCGTTCGTGCACTTCCTGTCGAAGCTCGGCTTCCGACCCATGCCGCCGGGTGCCGATCTCTTCCTCATGGAGTCGACCGTCGGATTGCAGCTCGTGAGCAACCGCGCCGACATGATCGTGACCCACGACATCGAGGACGGTCTGGACTACTCGTGGTTCGAGGCTCTGTACGGTGGCTACCCGCTGATCCACTGCTCCGAGTTCCTGGGTCAAGGCTACCGTTACCATCGCTTCGACATGGGCGGTGCTGGCCTCCAGATCCGCAAGGCGATCGAGAGCCACGACCCGAAGCAGACGAAGGCTGACTTCCGGGACATGATGCCCCAGCTCCAGAACCAACAGGCCTACGAGGTGCTCCTGTGACCGACAAGAACAACAAGCCGAAGCCCATCCGCATCGGCATCACGATCCCCGACAATGCGAAGCTCGCGCTCGAGCAGGCGCTGTGGTCCAACGGCCTGGTCCAGAATGCGGTCTTCCTCTACCGCACGTTCGAGAAGCTGCCAGGCGTCAAGTGCTTCCTGCTCGGGTCCTTCCCGCTGGCCAAGGCCCTGAAGTGCGACCACACGGTCAAGGGCCCGGGCTACCTCGATGTCGTGATCGAGATGTCGGCGAAGATCGACCTGAAGTCGCGTCAAGCCTTCCAGGCACGCGGCGGCAAGGTCGTGCACTACGTGCCGGGCAACACGATGTTCCTCAACATGGACAACGCGGTCGGCGCGCCTGTGAACGCGGACGTGCCGCACGGCAACTACGACGCGGTGTGGCTGCTGCCGCACGTCAGTCCATCGAACTTCGCGTACTACGCGACGATGTACAAGTGCGGCATGGAAGTCGTGCCCATGGTCTGGAGTCCGGAGTTCATGCTCCCTGCCGCGAACAAGGAACAGGAGTGGCCTTCGTACCAGCCGCAGAAGCGCAAGGTCGTCGGCGTCTTCGAGCCCTCGTTCTCGACCGTGAAGACGCCGCATGTCCCGATCCTGATCGCTGACCGCTGCAACAGGCTCAATCCGGAGCAGGGCCCGATCATCGATGAAGTGCGGCTCTTCGGTACCGCAGGCCGTGTCGAAAACGACCCCGGTTTCCGGTCTTTCACTTCCGTCCTGGGAGTCGAAAACAGGCTCAATTTCACCGAGCGAATTCAGGCGAAAACAGCGTTTTCCGGCCTCGCCTGTGTCCTGAGTCACACTGTCGAAAATGGCCTGAATTACAACTGGTGGGAGGCACTTTACGCAGGCTACCCGCTGGTGCACAACAGCGACATCGTACAGGCCGGCTACAGGTACAAGAGCTGGAACATCGACGACGGCGCGGACATGCTGCACAACGTGCTGCGCAAGCACGATGACCCGCAGATCAGCGTCGCCTACAACTACGCTGCGAAGAACTGGCTGGCGAGGCTGGCTCCTGAAGTTGCAGCCAAGGACTACCTGGTGGCGCTGCAACGCCTCCTGGGAAGGAAACTCGGATGACGAACGAACGCGTCTTTGGAGTCGACGGCAACTGGTATCTGCATCGCGTGATCCACACGCAGATGTTCGAGCCGGAGGACGAGGCCGACTCTCAGGCCAGGCGTCTCATGGGCATGGTCTGCAAAGACGCGATCGCAGTTCAGGCGAAGCGCGTCGCCATCGCGTTCGATGCCGACAAGGTGTTCAGGTACAAGCTGTACCCCGACTACAAGTCGGGACGCAACGGCAAGGGCAAGGCCGAAAAGGAAGGACCGACGGCCAACCCGTATCTGCACCTGCCGTACATCATGGACTACTTCACAGACCGTGGAATCCATGTGGTGCAGACACGGAAGCACGAAGCCGATGATGTGCTCTGCACCTGGGCACACATCCATTCGAACTTCGTGGGCGGCACGCAGGACAAGGACGGCTACCAGTGGGTCATGGACGGCAAGTTCATGTACGACTCGAGTCGCAAGCCCGAGCCCGTGCGGATCAGGAGCGCTGAGGTCCTGGCTCACTTCGGTATCCCGCCTGCGGCCTGCATCGACTATCAGACGTTGGTCGGCGACCAGATCGACTCGATCCCGCAGCTCATGCGCAAGGACGAGGTGCTGGCAGGCCTCAAGCGTCACGGATCGATCCAGGCGTGGGCCAAAGCCGACCCGAAGTTCCTCAAGTTCTGTCGCAAGCACGTCGATGCGCTGAACCTGAATCGCAGGCTGGTACGCTTGATCCCGAACATCGAGGGCATCGGTGAGGTTCCGCCGATCAAGTGGAGCTCGAAGAAGACGACCGCGGCGTACGACGAGCTGCGGCGTGTCGCAGGTTCCAAGGTCAAGTCGCTGTTCTGAAGGCGTGAAAAAGGCCGCTGTCCAATCAAGGACAGCGGCCTTTTGTTTGCCTACTCGACTTCGGCTACGGCTGTTTAGCCCACCTTCCAGTTCGTGCCGTCGGAGAAGACGGGGATCGTGACGGCACCGGCGCCGGCCACGGTGGCACCGAAGGTCGGGCTGGTCGCATCCGACACCATGGCGCGCGTGCCCTTGCCGGCGTTGGCGGCCGTCGGGAGGGTCGCGACCGTGTAGATGCCGGGCAGGTTGGCAGGCGGCTGCACGATCACGAACGTGCCCACCGCGTCGGCGAACGTGGCGCCACCGGACACGACCTGGCCGTCGTTGTACACGATGGCCGGAGCCGCGTAGGTCACGACCGTCGAGACGTTGATGGCGAGCGTGATGGTCGAGCCGTTGGCCAGCGCCGAGTTCAGGTTGGCGAGATCGAGGCTGAACTTCCAGCTGCCGTCACCCTGGAGGGTGTACAGGCCCGGCGTGTCCATGCCGTACTGCGCGGCCATGACGCAGAACTGGGAACCCGAGGGCACGTCCGAGAAGGCCGTGACCCAGGGCACCTGGACCTTGGAGCTGGAGCCGGCCAGACCGGCCAGGAGCGCGGTGACCGCGGTGTACGTGAGAATCTTCATGGTCAGTCCTTGGGGGTTGAGGGAACAGAGGAAAGTGCCGCACGTGCCTTCGAGGTCAGCACGATGCAGTCCTGAAGGCCCAGTGCGGCGGGCCCATTCACGCGCTTGCGAAGTGCCAGCGCGTCCGACAGCATCACGGTTGTGATGTTGTCGTGCCACCACGCGACCGCAGCCTCGATGGGCGCGGTCCCGATGGTACGCATGAGTTCAGGCTGAGTCGAGAACGGGATGTCCGTCTTCTTCTCTGCCCTGAGGAAGTTGGCTGCGCCCGTGGTCTCGATCCAGCCGGAGCCGCGGTACTTCCAGCCATCGCCATCACGTATGTTGCCGAGGTTGTGAGCGCCCCAGGCACCGCCGTAAACGATGTTGGCGATCGCCTCCTGATCGGCAGCCTTCGGTGTCGCCGGATAGAACACGCCGTTGACGACGAGACCGGTCTTGCCACCCTGCGTCGTCAGCGTCTTCTGGTCGACGCGCCCGAACTGCAGCGCCTGCGAGACCGCGATGCGTTGAGTGCCGAAGGTCAGGAGCAAACCGTTCACGTTGTAGTTCAGGTTCTCCGCCGTCTCGGTCAGCATCGTCGACTCGTGGAGGCACTGACCGAGGAATTGCGCCATCTCTTCGTCGCCGCCATCGAACACGTCGTCGCTGAGGACGGTCGCGCAATGCGGTGCCCATGCAGCAGCGTGGATGTCGTCGACTCCGCAGAGGTGGAGGATCTTCTGCCAGCCGGCAGCGTCACGCGCCATCATGTTGTTTCCTTTCAGCCGTTGGTCGTCGGCGGTATCGCGAAGAAGGACTTGATGTACGACACGGTCGGACCTTTCAGTATCACGGCCTCTTCGTCGCCCACCATCCGATCTGGCTCAGCACCGGGCCTCTCTTCATACAGCTGGTATCGATAGATACCCGCGTAGGATGAAGAGGCTTTGATCTTGCAACCGGTTGCGGTCAAGTTCTCAGCCGTCGGGCAAAGAACGGTGCATCGCTTCCCGTCAAGCATGATCTCAACCGGTGTCTCCATCATTTCGTTGCTCCTTGGTCATCGACCTTCGTGGTCGTCGTCTGGCTCGGGTCCGTCTCCGTGGCGACACCGAGATGGCCGACGCACTCGTTGTAGTGCGCGACTACTTCGTTTGCGGCAGCTGCTTCTTCGTCAAGTTGGCGTGCAGTGCTTGCAGAAAGTCGGCACTGGAGACGGTCAGGGAGGGGTCCGACGCCGCCGGCTTGGGGCACGAGGCTACGACCGTCTGGATAGCCGGCGCAGGTGTTGGTGTCGACATCGACCCACAGGCCGTCAGCGCCGCCAGGGGCAAGAGGACGAGTGTCGACATCGAGAGCAGCTTGTTTCGCATGATTGACTTCCTTGAGTGCGGTTTGGTACTTCGTGGTGAGGCTCGTGATCTTGTCCTGATCGGCTTTTTCTTTCACGGCATTGGCTGCGTCGTGCTCTTGCAGAGCCTTCAACGCATCGGCAGCCATGTGCGTCTTCGTGTCGGCCCACACCTGCTTGTCGTGGTCGTAGTCCGACTGCAAGGCCGCGTACTTCGTGTCCGCCTTGCCCTGCGTGATGAGCGAGCCGTAGTGGTAGCCGAAGCCGAAGATGGCAGCGACCAGAGCCAGGATCGCGATGAGCTTGATCCAAACCATGTAGGGAGTCAGTGCGGTGGGCATGTCGTTCTCACTTGTAGTAGGTTCAGGACTTGTGGTCCGTGGGGCAGTGGTCGTCGGGACACGGGTACGTCGCGCAGGTGATGACGCTGAACTTGATGCCGTACCCGCGCATCAGCATGTCGAGGACCGCCACCACCTTGGCGATGAAGGCCACGATCAGGAACTCGGCCGCCCTGTTCTGGTTTCCGTCCCATGCGCTGACGACAGCGCCGACGCTGAAGCCGAACATGGTGACGATCTCGATCGCAATCGTCAGCGGCGCCGACTTCGTCATCGCGTTCGCCGTGCAGATCGAGTGAACGGCCGCAACCAATGCGACCGCGAACATGAGCATGAGTAGTGGTGTGTTCATGGCTGATCCTTTGCCGCATTCATGCGGTCGAAGACTTCGGAGTCGTGGTCTTCCTTCTCTTCGCGACCGGTGATGACGAGTCGGATGCGCTTCGCGACCATGGGGACGATCCAGGGCCAGAACGCCGAGAGCAGGAACGCCAGCGGGTACGGATTCTGGAGCGACTTGTCGTAGTGCGATCCGAGGTACGTCGCCACGTATGGACTGACGAGACCGCCGATCATCACCGAGATCATGCTGTTCACCACTGCGTCAGACTTCGACGCCGGGTGATTCTTCACGTAGACGATAGCCGCACCGAAGCCGCCGATGATCCAAACCCAGGGATCTTTGTGCTCGATGTGAGCAGCGACAGCTCCTTGCGCCCAGGCTTGGCCGCACACCAGGAGCAGGGTCAGTACAAGTTGACGGTTCATACGTCCTCCCTTCTCCTGATGAAATTGCGATCAACGATTCAGGCCGGTGACAAGCAGGCCGAGGTCGACGCCACCGATCGATCGCAGCGGCTGGAGGTTCAGGTGCGAGACCGACACCCCACTTTCGTTGAGATCGATCTTCGGGTCGCCAGGCTGCGGAGTCGGCAGGTCGTTCGGCAACTGCGTCGCCGTGAGACTGACGTCGCCGCCACCTCCACCGCCCGAAGACGGCACGTGAGTGACAACCCACACGGCACCGTCTTCGGGGAAGACGTCGGCACTGTCCTGCAGGTGACCGTTCTTCCACACCGTGTAGCCGGGCGGGAAGCTCGCGCTTGACTCGACGTTGACGAAAATCTGCAAGATGGCACCGACGGCGATGACGTTGCAGACCTCACGGAAGCCGAGGCCCAGCTTCCACTTCACGGCGAGGCCTGTGCTGGCCCGTGTGTGTTCGGTCGTCGGCAGCAAGACCCAAAGCCCTGCCACCGAAGAGGCCGAGGGCTGGGTCAAGACGCAGACAAGATCCTGTGGGCCGACGATGCCGAAGTCAACGACCCACGGGATACCGAGAGAGACCGGGCCGGTGTTCGCATTGAACGTGACGGCGGCCGGTTGAAGGAAGGTTGGTGCTGGGGTTGTCATCCCTACTCCTTATGTGCATGTGATCCATGAGCTCGTGGCCGACGACCAGTACTTCGCGGGCTTCGAAACCCAGGCGCTTCCATTCCAGACCTTCCGGGGCTTGCCTGTCACCCAGCTCGTGCCGTTCCAGACCTTGACGACACCTTGCGCAGTGCTTGTGCTTCGCGGTCCAATCGTGCTCGGGTCGAAGTAGTCGGCGTCGACAAAGCCTCGCTTGAAGAACGCCATGCCATCGTTGTCGTAGCTTGCGCTTTGACGACGGCGACGCGGGGTCACCACACGATTCCGAATCACGCGGAGGTAGGCCGGGAAGCTGAACGTGGACCCGAGACTGTCGGTCGCGGTAACGACGACGGTCGACAGGGTCTCACCCTTCTGTGCCTGGTAGACCAGCGTGGGCGAGTTGGTGCCGACATTGACGCCATTGACCGTCCACTGGTAGCTGACGGTCCCCGAGTTGTTGGCCGCCGTCGTCGTGAACGTGGCGAACTGTCCGACGCTGACGACCTGCGATGCGGGAGTCGTGACGGTCAGGGCTGTCGGGTTCGGATAGAGGACGATGATCGCAGCGCTGGTGTCCGAGATCGCGGGGTCAACCGATGTCCACGTCGCGCTCAGCGTCGATCCACCACCCGACGTAATCAACAGGTGACAGTTGTCCGTCGGGATGTTCAGCGAGCCATTGAGGTACTGAATGTCGTCAGTCCATCCAGCTGGCGGCGTGATCGTGTCTGTAGAGCCGACTGTGTTCTCGTGGCAACGCGCACCGAATGCGAGGTCACCGACTTGAACGTTGCCAACCGTGGTGACCGTGATGGTCTGACTGGAGTTGTTCTGGTCGAGCTTGCCGTAGGTACGAATCGCCACGCCCTGCGGCGCACCGGTGACGATGTAGACGCGAACAATACCGTCCGAACCGCCAAAGACTTGCGGCGGTACGAACGTGTACGTACCAGGCATGGCGTTGACGAATTGGCCGAAGCCACCCATCGTACCGCCAGAGCTGAAGAACGGGTTGTAGGCGCCGTTGACTCGACTGGCTGTTCGGCCGGAACCATCCGGCTGGATAATGCCGACGTCACCGTAAGCGAAGTTCTGGACGCCGTTGAAGTAAACAAGGATCGTCTCGCCGCCAGAGCACTTGAAGCTCTGGTTCCCCGACTCCACGTTGTATCCAGCTCCCGTGGAGTTCGCGGCGTAGACCAGTGTAGTCGCGAGTGCCATGGTCAGTTCAGCTCACTGGTTGGTCCTGGCTTTACAGGTTGGAATGGCACTGATGAGACATCAGCTCGAAGGCGACAGTCGTGACCGTCACGTTGGCCGTGCCGTTCGACATCGCCAGCTCCTGACCCATGAATGCGGTGTTGAGAGGCAGGGTCGAACCCGTGATGAACGAATCCACGAGAACGCTGCCGGTCAGCACGTCGGTCAGCTTGTAGCCGATAGTGCTGCCGTTCGGGTCGCAGGCCATCTCGAAGTCGTAGGTTGCGCCAGCGGCCAGCGCCGAGCCCAGGGTGATCGCGTTCTTGACGGCGGTGCCGGCGTTGACGACCACAAGGCTCAGGGTCGAGGCCGAGTCCGTCGTGTCATGCCAGAGGCCGATACCGTTGCCGGTCAGGGTGTCGGAGATCACGTAGCCGGAGTTCGAATCGTTGAGACCGACGAACAGGCGAACGGTCGCGGCGGCCCAAAGGCCGACAGCGAAGCGCGCATGGAACTGGAAGCCACCCTGCCCGCTGGCATTGCCGCGCCAGTAGCGCTTTTCAGCTGTCGCCGTGCGAAGACCGAGGACCTGATTGGTCGTCGTCACCACGTTGGCCCAGCGCGTGCGCTTCTGCTGCGCGTAGATACCGGCCGACGGGGTCGGGTGGCTGACCGTACCGCCAGAGGTCCAACCGACGCCGATGTTGAGACCGACGGTGGAGCCCGTGTTCGGGAAGTAGCAGCTGTAGCCGGACGAGGACAGACGCTCCTGGAAGCGACGGAACTGGCCGTCAGGCGCAACCCACAGAGGCACCATGCGTTGAGCGACGGTACCGCTGTAGATCGCAAGCGTGCTCGGATCGGGGGCGGCCGGCGCGTCGACTGTGGTCGCGGCCAGCGTGAGGCGATAGCCCACACCGGTCTGCTTGGGTGTCCCGTCCGAACCGAAGTACGTCCAGTAGCCGCTCGCGTCGAGGATCACGCGCTCGCCGAAGCCGAGTGTGCCGGCCCACAGGCGGACCACGTTGGTGCCGTCGTAGAACTCGACGCGGATCGCATTGTTGACCGACGACGAATCGTTGGCGACGATCAGGCCAGTGACGTTGCGACACGTGGATGCCGCAGGGGACGCGACCACGGTGGTCGTCGTCGCGGTCGTGATCTGCGTCACGGCGGGGCCGCCGACACCGGTTGCAGCGGGTGTCGACTGGCTCACGTCCACGTAAGACGCCTGCACATCGATTGCGCCGGCAGAGCCCGTGACGACGCGGATGATGGCAGTTGTGGAATTCAGATTGAGCATGTCAGTACCTTAGTTTGTGTCGATCCAGATGTCACCAACCGCAGGATTTGCCGGCGCGGTCGTACCCACCGACACCGATGCCTCCGGGTGCCAATAGGTTCCGTCCCAGTAGACAGGACGGCCCAGCGTTGACGACCACGCCTGATAGCCGGTAGTACCGGGGTTAGGCGTCGTGTCACCAGCGGCCACAGCCACCGTGGCAGGATTGACCGTGGACCAGACCGGCGCAGAGCTGGAGCCCTGCGAGGTCAGCACCTGTCCGCTCGTGCCGTAGTTCGCACCCGAGAGACCCCAGGCACCGGCGCCCGTGAAACGCAGACGCTCTGTGCTGTTCGTGTAGAACCGCATGTCAGCGTTTGCACGCTGGACGAGCTGCGCGATGGACGACGAATCCTGACGGAACAGGAAGCCCGAGGTGCCGATGACGTTGCCGTTACCCGCGATTTCGATGCTGCCGTTCTGAGCACTGGGTGCCGCAACGCTGAACAGCGGAGATCCTGCCGCCGACGTGAGTGCGAGGTTGCCAGTCAGCGTGTTCGACCACTGACTGTCTCCACGCAGGAACATCGTCGAGTCGGCAGTGCCCGTGCCCAGCGCCGCCGGGCTGACTACGTCAGTCGACAGCAGCTGGCACAGGTCCCCATTCGCATCGATGTAGATTGGAAGTCGATTTGCCATAGCGTTCCCTCATTCAAAAGCCATGGCCTCCTTAGGTCAGACGGATAGGCACGGGCGCCGGTTCGATCTGGAGCTGCGTCGTCGACAGAGCCTTGCCGACGTAGACGAGGTAACCCGTCGTCGGAGCAGTGGCGGTGATGCCACCGGCTGTGCCGTTCGACAGGAAGTACTTCGCGCCCGCGGTCAGGCCACCCGAGCCGCCGGTCACGACGTCCCACTGGGCAGTTGTCGCCGTCAGCACACCATCGGTCGCGATGTTGCCGGCCGCACCGTTGTTCACCGACGTGTCGAGGACGAGACCGGTGACGAGACGCGTGGCCGAGGCATTGGCTTGCGCCAGCTTGAACGTGCCCGATGCATCCGAGTAGACCGCACGACCGATGACGACCGTCGAGCCCTGGTTGTTCGTCAGCGACGTCTGCACGACAGCCGCGACAGAGGACACGGTCGTACCGCTCGTGATGCGGCCGTATGTGTCGACCGTCACCTGGTTGTACGTGCCCGGGGTCGCGATGACGCCAGAGGCCAAGTCGAGGGTGGGGTTGCCTGCAGCGCCGTCGCCATTGGAGACCGTGATGCGGCTGGAGCTTGCGGTCGCGACGCTGCGGTTCGCGAACGTGTTGGCACCCGTCTGCGCGACGATGCCGTTGCCAGCCAGGGCCGCGATGTTGGTCAGGCTCGTGCTCGAGGCCTGCGCACCCACATCGGCAGCGGTCGCAGTCGCGCCCGTCGTGACCCGACCGTAGGTGTCGACCGTGAGCTTCGTGTACGTGCCCGGCGAGACGATGCCGGATGCGAGATCGATGCCCGAACCGCCGACGACGATACGACCCGAGTTCGCAGTCACGACCGACACGACGTTGCCGCTGATGCTGATGCCGTTGCCTTGCGACAGGTCGGTACCCTTGTTCAGCTGCGTGAACGTGATCGCGGTCGTGCCGACGGTGACGGCGCCGTTGTTGTTGCAGATCCACAGCGAGCCACCGTTGGAGGTGCCGGCCGTGTCGACGACGATGAAGGCACCGGTGAACTCGGCGCTCTGATCCATGTCGACATGGCGCGTCAGGATGTACGGGTGCGTGCCGTCCCCCAGCTGCGTCAGCGTGTACAGGCCGTTGTTGGCTTGGGTCGCCTCGTTCTTGACGAAGACGACCATGCCCACCGTGGTGGCCACGCCGTCAACCGTCAGCGCGCCGTTGGCAGTCGCCGTCAGGGTCGCACCCACGCCGGCCGTGCCGTTCGAGTACGTATTGGTCGGGAGAGCCGCGGTCGTCGCAACCCACGCGGTCGGCTTCTGCTGCAGACCCTGCGCGATGTTGTCCACGTACTGCTTCGTTGCAGCCTGGAGAGCCGCAACAGGATCGGCAGCCAGGGTCACGGTGCCCGTGAATGTCGCACCAGCGCCACCGGAGAGCTGCGCGTAACGCGAGTCCACCAGGCTGCTGATGTCGGCAGCGAGAACTGCGGTCGTGCCCGAGACACGGCCGTAGGTGTCCCTCGTGAACTTGAGGAACGAGCCGGTGCCGCCGTCGGTCAGAGTTGCGAGGTCGAGGGTCGGATTGCCGCCCGAGCCGTTGGCATTCGCAACCGTCAGGCGCGCAGTCGACGCGACAGCGATCGAGACATCGGTGAACGTGTTGGTGCCGGTCTGGACCATGAGGCCGGTGCTGTTCAGCGCCGCCAGGGCATCGAGACGCGCAGACCAGGCCTGCGTGTTGGTGCCGATCGTGAGACCCAGGTTGGCGACTGCACCAGACTGTGTCGTCGCTCCCGTACCACCCTGAGCGATGGCAAGGAAGTCGCCCGACAACATCTGGCACATGTCGTTGTTCGAGTCGATGTAGAGAGGAAGAACTGCGGCCATTGACTTTCTCCTAGTTGGCCGCCCACCGCGGCCTAGTTGTTACGCAAGCCGGATCACCGGCTGAAGATCGAGAACGAATTCTGTGGCGCTCAAGGCGTAACCTACCGGAACGAGGTAGGAACTCGAAGGGGCACCCTCCGACGTGACCGTAGAACGCAGAGCACCCGGAACATGGAGGTCCAAGAAGTACCTCTGTCCGGGTTGGAGACCACCGACATCACCCGTGATCTGCTGCCACTGGAGTGCGGTGAGGACGAGGCTCCCCTCGACCAGGAAGTTACCAACGCCCAGCCAAGGCAGGACGCTCGAGTCAGCGTAGAGGCCGATGACGCGACGACCGACAAGATTGCCGATGGCGCCGAGGACCTGTGTGGGACTCGAAAGGAAGACAGGGGTGCCGGGATTCATGTCGGCACCGGTGTTGTTCTGGTACGAGTAGTACGTGTTGGCGCCTTCCAGCGCCTGCGTCACCTGGCCCTGGAGCTTGCCCAGGGCCTGGCCGACGGTATCGCCGTTTTGTACAGGCACGGCGTTGCCTGGATCGAAGCCCGACAGTGTGTTCGGTGCCTTCGTCGGATCTTGCGCCTTGACCTTCCCTCCCACGATTGGTAGCGTGGTCGAGTCGAGGTCGGCGTCAGTTACGATGGCGACCATGAGCTTGTTCCTTTAACGTGGGCGATCGGCCTTGCCGTCCAACTTGTCGTAGATGCGATTCAGCATCTCGTGCATCTGCGCCTGGTGCTGTGTGAACATGGCTTCCAGGCGTTGGACGTGGCCGGAGAAGTCGTCCCTGCGAACGTAGTCCCTGGCGATGGCCTTGTTGAGCTCGAGCATGTCCTCGCGGAGTTTGTCGATTGCGCCCCACATGGCTTTCAAGAGAAAGCCGCCGAGAAAGGCGACGACGGCGAAAAGACCGTCGACCAGCAGAGTGGCGATGTCGAAGTGTTCCATGGCGTTTGCTGTCCGTCGTCAGTTGGAGGGAGCAAGAGGACTGAGCTGGATCGTGACGCGCTTGGCGCCGTACTTCCTGTACATGGGAACCATGAGGCGGCCCCACGCGGTGAGCTCGGTCGCATCGTTGCCGGTATAGCGTCCGCACTTGTTGCTCATGGCGAAGCCGCCGACGTCGGTGCTGCTGCAGGCTGCACCATTGTTGTCATCCCACGACCAGGGCATCCAACCCCAGCCGGCGGCCTCCGCATCGGCAACCAGCTGCTCGGCCGGCACCTGCGTCTGCGACGGTCCTGTCTTCAGAGGGCCGAACTCGCCGATCATGATCGGCAGCTTCGTGGCCTTCAGGTCGTACATGGCCTTGGAGTAGCTCTGCATCCAGGGCTGCAGCGGGATCGCTGCCGTCGTCGCAGTTGCGGGAATGGGGACGTGCCACGAACCGTAGATGTGGACCGAGAACAGGATGTTCTTCAGCGGATCGGAATCGAACACGGCCTGGCCGTCGCGCACGATGGTACCGGCGTCCTGTCCGCAGTTGCCGGCATCGATCACCAGCGTACCCGTGTAGCCGCCGGCACGCATCCGACTGATGGCTCCGATGTTCGAGTCGCGCCAGACGTAGGTCGGCACGTTCGACACGCGCTTGGTCACGGGGTCTGTGACCGCCATGACAGTACCGGGACCCCACTCGTTGGCGATGTTGATGAGGCCGAGAGTGTTCAGGCGTGTCCACGTCGAAGCCTGCGCGATCCACGTGTCCACGATGGCGGTCAGGTACGACGGGTCCGTCTTGCACGTGCCGACCCAGCTGGAAGGCATGGGCACGATGCCCTTGTCCAGCATCTCTGTCTGGACGATGTTCCAGTTGTAGGTCGTGGAGTTCGCGAAGTTGAGGACGAGGCGCTCGGTGTTCGCGCCCGTGAGCGGGACACCCTCCTTCGATCCACCACTGTCCCAGTGATTGCGGTTGAGACCGCGAATGCGGAACTCGTTGCCCGCCGGATCGTAGAGCTTGTAGCTGTCATCCGTCGACTGGACGCTGAGCTGCGTGCTCGGCTTCGCCACGTAGAAGCCGGCACCGGAGGCCGGACGAGGCGGATCGATGACGCAGTACTGGCCCGCGACCGCGGCATTCAGGGTCGCGACCGCGAGGGTGAGAAATGTGATGAGGCGCTTCATGAAACTTCCTTGATCCACGGCGAGATCGTTGGGAGGGGAATAGATGGGATGAAATTGATGCTTCACCCCATCCATTGTAAGCTTCATGTAAGCGCTCTAGGTGCTTCCCAGCAACCCGTTAACCGAGCGTTTGCGTCGAGACGCGACCCCAACCCATGTGCGGTGCCCACGCTTTTGCGCTCGTCGTCGACCCGGCATTGACCGGATCGTAGAAGAACGAGGCGTCGGTTCGTGCACCGAAGTAGCCGCCCTTCGTGTCGTAGGCGAGCTGCCAACCGAACGCGAACTCGGGCACGCAGGTCATACGCTTGGTCGGGTCCGAGTTCGGTTGACCCAGCGTCAGATAGGCCCAACCCGTCGGCGGACTCAGCGCCACAGACTGCGTGACCGAGAGACCGTCGCTGTTCGTGACCACAAGGTTGTAGGTGCCGAACTTGATGCCCGCGACCGTCACGGTAACAGTGATGATGCCGTCAGCCCACGAGAGGACAGGCTGCAGCACGCCACCGATGTAGACCGAGCCCGTCGTCTGGCTAGCGTGGTAGTGAGCGCCGTTGATCGTCAGCACCGATCCTTCAGCTGGCGACGTCGAGCTCAGGCTCGTGATCGTCGGCATCGGGGGCAGCGTCGTGAACGTGGAACCACCGACCAGGACGTTCGAGTTACCGCCCGTGTTGACCTGACAGAACGCGTAGTGGTAGGTCGTGTTCGACGCACCGTTGAGCAGCTGAACCGACACGGAGCCGGTGGCACCGACCGTCGTGGACCCGGCTGCTGTTGCTGCACCAGTCGAGTCTTGGCCCGCGATGATCTGCGTATCGGTCGGGGTCGAGCCGACATAGCCGACGGCGTAGAGAGTACCGGCGCCACTGTCGGTAACGCAGGTCACGGTCGCACCGACAGACGTGGGAGTGCTTTCGCTCGGCGAGGTCAGGGTCGCTGCGGGCAGTGGTGCTCCGGGCTTGATCGCGACTGCGAAGTTCATGCCCTCATAGTTCACCGTGTCACCGGAGAACGCAGGACTGATCGCTGTCGTCGCACTCGTCACCAGGGTCGCCATCGCATAGCCGCCAGGACCCACGTAGCCGATGCCGCCCGAGGTCCAGGTGCCACCCTGTGTCGGCAACGTCGACGCCGTGATCGTGGAGTGGACGTTGCCGATGCAGAGGACCAGGAGTTCCGGCGTGACTGCGAACGGCCCGACGGAACCTACCCCGTAGAGAGTGCCATACGAGCCGTCGGTCTTCGTTACGTCGACGGTGGCGCTGTAGAGGTTCGCCCACTCGTCGATGAACTGGATGCCGACTTCACCCGTGGCCGACGGGGTCACGGTGATCGTGTGAGATCCCGCGACTGCGTTGAGGATCAGGTAGAAGTAGGCGCTCCAGCCAGTGTCGCCGTTGGTGGCCGTGGCCACGGGAGTGATCGGACTCCCGTTGTGGGTCACTGAGGTCAGAGCCACCGATGAGTTGACGCCGACCAGCAGGGCCGACCCGAGAGCGACGCCTGTACGGGTCAGGCTGCCTCCACTCGGAATGTCGACTCCTGCAGTCGGAGTCCCTACGCGGACGGGTGCTGTCATGTGAGAACTCCTTCAGTTGCACCGATTGTCTTGGCAGAGCCAGGCCGTGTGATCCCGTAGATGTCGGTCGTGACTCCGCTGATGATGTCCGCCACAGTCGTTGCGGCCAGGGCCGGCGATCCGGACTGCAGGCTGTAGTCGCCTCCAGCTTGCGGGTTGTTGAACTTCGGATCACCGTAGATGGACTGCGCGTCGATCGACCAGCCGGTTGTCGTCTGCCCCATCGGATCGAAGTACACGTTCTGACTTGCGGTCAGGCCCGTGTCCGTCGACGCATTGAGCGTGTACCAGTACTGCGTCAGCGCTGTGCCTGTCCGACCTTGACGCATACGCAGGATGTTGTGGTTGAACTTGACCGTCCCGTTGGCACTGTCCATGTTGCCGTCCATGAGGACGCCAGCCGACGGTGTGCCTTCCGAGTTGACCACGTCCCACGCATCGAACGTGTTGTACTCGACACGGATGTCGATGCCAGTGACCTGTGCGGGAGAGAAGCGGATGATCGAGAAGCCCGAATTCCAGCACACGTTGTCCCAGGCCTGATAGCCGGTGGTCGACTCGCCGATGTTGAGGCAGTACTTCGCCACGTCGTGAACCACGTTGTGGTGGACGAGGTTGCCGTACATGTACTTCGAGTTGCCGCCCTGCCAGTAGAACTGGATGCCGGAGCCGCCAGTGCAGTTGAACACCCAGTTGTAGCAGATCTCGATGTTGAAGCTGGCGTTGTCGTAGCCGGTACCACCGGAGACGCCACCGAAGTACATCCCGTGGTTCTGGAGATCGGACAGGCCCTGGATGTCGTGGCACTTGTTGAACGCGATGTAGCAGTTCGATCCCTGACCACCGATGGCGCTCGAGTTCAGGAACGAGGACGAACCAGCGATCCACGGACCGCAGTCGTTGTTGGTGACGATCCAGTGGTCAGCTCCATTCTGGAGATTGATCGGGGCACCGTCGCGGTCAGAGCCCGCACCGATGTCGATCCGCAGGTTCGTCACCTGCACGTACTGACCCCAGCCTGCCTGCGCGCGGGCCGAGTCGCAACCCTGGATGCCACCCTTGCCGGTGAACGAGCAATGCACGTCCTCGCCGGGGTAGCCCATGATCGTGATGTAGCCGTGACCAGTCGCACCCGTGGGTGCAGTACCGGTGCCAGCGAACGGCGAGACCGAGGGTCGCGGGAAGGCCAGGAAGCGCCCGTCCTCACCAACCTGATCCGTCCACGTGCCGGCATTGCCACGCATACAGATCATGTCACCAGGCTTGAGCGTTGCCCAAATGCCGGTGTAGGTGTTGCTGGTGGTGTTGAAGAACTGCGCGTAGCGATACGGATGCGTCACGTCATCGACGACACCCGTTCCGTCGTTGCCGGCCGGAGAGCAGAAGTAGACGTGACCCGGCTGCGACACATAGGCACCGACCAGGACGTTGGTCCGCACGCCATTGACCGTGACCGAGATGTCGAGCGCGTGGCCCGGCGTGAAGCCCGCGGCATTGCCCGGCTGGATGCAGAGCTCCAGCAGCTCCAGTGCCGAGTAGACCCGGCTGGTCTTCATGTAGCGGTAGGTCGAAGCCTGATGCCACGCATTGTCGCCCAGCGGATCGCGGAACCAGAACTGCGTGCCTGTCGAAGTGCCGAGGCCGACGGGCGTGCCGAGGCTGTAGCCGAAGACCGAGAGCGGGAAGCCCTGGCCGTTCTCACCGTTGATGAAGGAACCAGCCTTGAGGCTCAGACCCACGATGGTCGGAGTCGTGACGCGACCCGCAGGACGATTGCCCACCGGATACAGCGTGTCCTTGAAGCCGTCGAAGTTGACAGTCAGGAGACCACCCCAGGTCTTGTCCACGATGTCCGGAGTCGGAGGCGGCGCCGGAGTCGTGTTCAGCGTGATGGTGGCGACACGACCCCAGCCGAAGCCAGGAGCCCACGCCTGGGCGCTGAAGCCGGTGAGCCCCGAGTTCGGAATGTAGACGACTGTGCCGTCGGGCAGGACCTCGACGAGATCGGACTCGGTGTCGTATGCGATCTGCCAGCCGGGTTGCAGCTTGCGCAGCGCCGGGAGACGATATGCATCCGCAGCCTGCACGCCCATCGTGGTCGTGGCCCAGCCAGTCTGAGCACCGAGACCACTGATGGTCACGACGTTGGTCGTGATGCCACCTGTCATGTCGATGTAGAGGGGCAACGGATGGTCGAAACCGTTGGTACCGCGATCCAGCGAGGCGAGCACGATCAGGGTGTCGGACCAAGACATCACTGTCTGTGCGACACCACCGAGGTACACGACCTTCGATCCTTGCGAGGCCCCGAAGTTCACGCCGTTGAGGGTCAACGTACCTTGATACTTCGGATTCGACGGGCTGGTCGAGTTGATGAGGGGAGCTGTGGTCGAACCCTTGAGCGCGACGGCCAGCATCGCGTATGGCTTGCTGGACCCGAAGCTCCAACCTGGCATGAACGTGCCGGTCGATGTCGTCAGCAGCGATGCTGTTCGCAGCTGCATGAAGATCGTCTCGTCGTTCTGGACCAGAGTCTCCGTGAAACCAGAGTCCACGGTCGGCGTCACCACGCTCTCCGGCCATGCAGCAAGGAAACCCAGCACTTCGTCGTTGGTGAACGTGGTCGGGCCAACAGACAGCACCGGATCCACCGGACCTGTGTCGTTGTCCGTGACTTGGTACACGGCATCGAACACAGTGGAGGTGAAGCCACCGCGCTCGAAGAGAGCTGCCATGAGCTGGAAGTTCGAGCTCTTGGCGAACGTCACCGTCGGCTTCGCACCGATCGAAGCCGAGTTGGCGACGCAGTACCAGACGCTGATGCACTGGTTCGAGCCGTTGATCTGCCCGATCTCCTGCCAGTCATTGCCCAGGTCGTCGCTGACGGTGACGAGATAGGCACTGCCGTTGCGGGTGCCGAACATGGCGAAGAGTACGGAGCCGGCTTGGATGTTGTTCGTGTACTGCTTGACGACATTGACTGTCGTGTCGGCAGATCCGGCGTAGATGTCTTGCAAGCGCGTGATACTCATACGCCAACTCCTTGGAAGGGTCCAATGTCATTCTTCGTACCGATGGGTGTGCCGGTTCCGGTCTGAGGCCGCGGCATGCCGAAGAAGTCGTTTGCGATCGCGATCAGTTCGGCCTGTGTGACCGCGTTGAGCACAGGCGAACCTGCTTGGACAACGAAGTCTTCGGGCAGGACCGGGGTACTCGAGGCAAACAGCGGGTTGCCGACGACCGGACTGGTATCCGAGCTCGGTGGGCTCTTCAACGCATCCGGATCGTAGTACAGGTTGTTCAGCGGAGCCATCTGACCATTCGAGACCGAGTAGGCGTTGTCGGTCATGAAGTCGTTGTCAGCTCGTGGCACTCCGCGGTTCGCTGCGAGCACAAGGATGTTGTGCTGGATCGGATAGACGGTAGCAGGATCGAGTGCGTTGTCGTTGTTGACGATGCCCTGCGCCGCACCTGAGCCCGTGTAGCAGTTGTAGAACAGGTTGTGAAGGCAACGGAAGAAAGCGCCCGAGCCGCCTGCCGAGTTCGTGCGGAACCCATTGAGTCCTGTGTTGAGAACCACGTTGTCCCAAGCCGTACCCTCCCAAAAAGAGTCGGCGAAGTTGATGCCGTACTTGCGGCATCCGTTGATGTAGTTGTGATGGACCTGGATGCCCAAGAACTTCGCGTTCGTGCCCGACGCAGCCGAGTTGTAGAACTGGATGGCAGACCCGCCGGTCTGGAGCTCAGGGGCGTTCTCCAGCCGGTTGTAGGAGACCTCGACCTGTTGTGCGCATTGGTTGTAGCCGCTGCCGTTGTTGCCGCCGTCGAAGTAGATCAGGTGGTTCTCGTTGGCGCTCGTGCTCGGGTTGTTCTTGTCGCACTCGATGTCGTGGATGTAGCAGAACTTGACCTTGATGTTCGTGCCGTCACCCGCAACGCCACCAGCCTTGGCATTGCTCGGACTCACCAGGGTCGAGGGCCAGGGGCCCATCTCGCAGCCGTAGACGCGAGTGTTGTTCGCCCCGTACTGGAAGTTGACCATGCCGGCGTCGCCACGGCTGGTCTCGTTGCAGGTCATCACCCAGTTGCTGACCGACCAGTACTGGCCATAGGTGCCGGCGTAGGCGCTGTTGACGCCCTGGATGCAACCGCCGCCGCCCGGAGGATCGTTGTAGTACACGGTCTCCGGCGCCTGTCCACCGATGGGACCCGGGTACGCGTCGAAGGCGATGTAGCCGTGACCGACGGCTCCGGTCGGCGCCGATCCCGTATGCGAACGGAAGCGACAGAACCGGTTGTCGAAGCCGACTTGATCCGACCAGGGCGTTCCGGTTTCGCGCGGAATGATCGTGTCACCCGCGCGAAGGCCTGCGTCGCCGCTGTCGGTGGTTGCATTCCACAGCGAGTAGAAGCTGGACGAAGTGCCCGTCCAGTGCTGGACGTAGCGGTGCGGCTTCGACATGTCATCGGGCTTGCCCGTTGCGTCGTTGCCGATCACGTTGTCGACGTACCAGAAGCGACCCGGGTTCGGCGTGAACTGGCCGACCAGGATGTTCGAGTCGACGCCGTTGACCACGAGCTTCCAGTCGCAGGCCGCACCGTCGACGATGGCACCACCGAAGTTCCCGACCTGGACACAGAGCTCCTGAACCTGGTGAGTCGCGAACACCTTCGACTGCGTGAGGTAGCGATAGTTCGCTACCTCGTGCCACTGGTTGTCGCCCAGCGGATTGCGGCAGAAAGCGCGAACACCAGAGCTCAGACCCATGTGATCGGGCCGGCCGAAGCTGTAGCCGTAGAAGCGGATGAAGCCACCGAGCCCGTTGTAGTTGTTGACCATCGAGGTCGACAACTTGTCCGTGTCCAGCAGCACCGGCAACGTCTGGAACGCCGTCGGCTTGTCGCCTGCGGGGTACAGCGTATACGCGTTCCCGTCGGCCGAAGCCAGAGTCGTGTAGGTGTGGTCCTGGATGTTCGGAGCCACGAGGGCATCCGTGCTGGACTTCAGTGCCGTCGAGACCGCAGGCATCGTCGACGTGCGGTTGCCCGTGTAGGCGACGAAGTTGCGGTAGTTGATGGCCGAGGTCGTGACCGTGGCGCTGATGGCACCGAGACGCAGCTCGTAGGCTCCGAAGTCCCCGGGCTCGCTCACGTTCACCTGCGAAGACTGCACCTGCGTGCCGTTGTCCCACAGGGTCATGACCGGCGAGACACTCCGATCGGCGATGAAGCCGACCTGATGCTCTGCCGTGTCGATGAGATGCGAACCGTCGGACAGCTGCGAGTAGGTGGCGAAGCCGTTCGTCGTCGTGTAGGCCTCGATCGCATTCGGACTCGACTCGTAGTGCAGGACGGTCGCGTTGTTGCCGCTGCCGTTGAGGAACGCATCGTCACAACCGACGATGGTGTTCGCGTCCTGGATGCGCCAGAAGTCGTAGTTCGTCATGAACGACAGCGCATTGGCGCCAACCATCGGCGCGTGCATGTAGTCGTCCACACCGTCGAAGTGCAGCTCGTTCAGGTAGAGCCCCTTGTCGACGATCTTCGGCTGCTTCGACGCCGTCGCCTGCACGATGTGGCGGCCGTTGCCCGACTGATCGTACCAGGTCGTGACGTAGCCAGAACCCGAACCGACGAAGGTCATGAGGGCGCCGGTGTCGATGTTGCCTGCTGCGTCAGCACCGATGTCGAGTTCCGTGTTGTCCGAGTCGCGACGGACACGCATCAGTGGTGAGCCGAGGTACGACGAGACGAGGACGGTGAAGCTGCAGGCGATCGCCATACCAGTTGTGTAACTGTCGAGCGGCAGTCCACTGGGCGGCGGGGGCGGGGGCGGCGCACCCCCGGACTCGATGATGAAGAAGATCATGCTGCACGCAGGATGGTCATGATGAAGGAGATGTCAACACAGCTCGAGTTCGAGGTCACGGTCATCGTGATCGTGTCGCCCTTCTTGAACGTGTTGCCCGACGTGTGCGACTGCGTGTTCGCAGCCGTCGTGACCGAGTTCGCGGTACCTCCGATTTGCGTTCCGTTGATTGCGAAGGCCAGTGTGCAGGAGCCCGATGCGCACTTGGTCAGCGTCTGCGTGATGATGCCGTCGTACTGGGCACTGAGCACCAGCGTCAGCGTCTCGTTCGCGACCGTGCGATAGATCCCAGGCCACTCCTCGACCTGCAGCATCGGACCATTCGGCTGATTCGCGCAGAGGAGCGCGGCCGTCGAGGTCAGGTACTTCTGCGCGCCGAATGTGCCGGTCGTGTTCCACCACTCGTTGAGGCTGTTCGCTCCCTGCTCGAGGCTGTAGGAGTGCATCTCCAGGTACTTGGCCCTCGCCTTCGCGGGATCGATCTTGGCGATGGCATCGATGACCCATGGCATCGGCGTCGGCCAGAAGCCACCGTTCTGGTACGTGCCGTAGGCCGTGGTGATGAAGTACGTCTGGTAGCAGGCGACACCCGGGTTGTAGTCCGTCGCCTTGTCGATCGAACGGATGCCACCACGGAAGTAGTTGTCCGTCGTCGATGTCAGCGCGTAGTACAGGTAGTTCCCGATGGCGCGTGCGTCAGCTTCGCTCACGATGTCGCACCACACCAGATACGGCGTGGACCACAGGTCGATCTGGTTCGCGCCCTTGGTCGTCGCCAGATAACCGTAGGCCATCTCGCGCGCGTTGTAGCCGGCGGCGAGTTCACCACCGGTAGCGGGGCGACGATGCACCAGGGTCGAGTTGATTCCGGCCTTGATCGTGTCGGCGACACCGAGCAGACGATTGGCTTCGCTGTAGTTGGCGAGCGCGTACTCCATCTCGGCCAGCATCTGGTAGGCGCGGACTGCGAGAATGGATGGGAACAGGACCTTGCCGGTCAGCGTCACCGAGTCGTAGAAGCCGAAGCCGACGAACGGAGTCGAGTCGGAGATGGTGACCAGTCCGGTCGTGCCGTCGTAGGTGACACCGGTCTCGACCAGGCCCTTGAGCGCCACCTTGTTGGTCGAGTACGTCGCGGCCGAAGCTGCAGTCGAACCACCGGACACGTAGGCCAGCCACCACATCTGGATGAGGAAGAAGTTGCCGTCGACCGGAGCACGCGAACCCACGTCCGAGCTGGAACCCGGCTTCCAGTACACCGTGCCGTCGTGACCGATGTGGTCCGGCACCTCGCCGGTGCCCAGGTTCGACTTCGACAGCCAGTACGAGGCCACGGCCTGGATCTCGGTCTGCGTGAAGTACTCGAGGTATCCCTCCATCGCCATCGCCTGATCGCGAGTCCAGGCCTTGCCGTAGAAGCCGCTGGCATCCGGTTCCCACACCTGGATTGCGCCGTCGGTGTTGGTCTTCCGTGCGCCTTCGTAGTTCGTATAGGCGAGTTGGCGTTGCGTCGCCGCAGGTTCGGGACGATACGAGTTGATGCTCTTGCGCAGCGTCTTCTGGACCTGCGTCATGCGCTGGTTCAGGTTCGGGTACACGACTGGGATCGAGGTCCAGGTCGCAGGCTGACCAGGACCCGCAGAGGTTGCGACCTGACCCGCGGTGCCGACGGTGCCGTTCAGGCTCAGGGTACCGGTGGCCACGAAGTTGGCAGCCGTGATGGTCGTGAACGTGCCGGTCGAGGGCGTGGTGCCACCGATGGGGCCGGGGGCCGCAGGGTTGAAGCTGGAGCCCGAGCTCGGAGTCGCCCACACGATGTGACCGCCACCCGTGTTGGTCGGGACCTGGCCTGCAGTGCCGAGACCATTGGACAGTTGCAGCGGAGCCTCGATGTCCATCAACGTGTTGACGGTCAGGGTCGCGATCTCGGCTTGTGTCGCTTGCACGTCACCTGCGTAGACAGTCGTGAAGTGACCCGCAGCTGCTGTCGTGCCGCCGATGATGGCGCCGTTGATAGAGGTCGCAGTCACCGCACCCAGGGTCACGTTGCCGCTGAGGTTGACGTTGCCCGATGCCTGCAGCGTCGTGAACTTGCCGCTGCTGGGTGCGACGTTGCCGATGGGCGGCGGCGAAGCCATGAAGGCCGTGAAGGCGTTGCCACTGATCGTGTTGGTGACGCTCAGGGTCAGGAACGTCGCATCGTTCGGGAGCGGGGGCGCGACGCCACCTGTGGCCGAGTAGGGGACGTAGAACTTGACGACCGTGCCGTCAACCAGGGCGCGGGTCATCGGTGCGTTCAGCGTCAGGACCGTGTTGCCCGAGCCGTCGGCCGAGACCGCGGTGACGTAGCGACACACCGCAGCGTTCTGGCCCGTGCCCACCTGCATGATGACGGTGTCGGAGCCGCCGTAGGTGACGGTCGCCCAGTCAGTGGGATCGACCGTGATCGCGGTAGTCGACGAGTGGAGAGTGGAGGTCGACAGCTGCTCGTTCCAGGCGTCGAAGTTCCACAGCCCCTGCCGATCGGTGTAGGCCAGGAACGGCTTGGCGCTCCCGACGGCCTGCACGATGTAGAGGTTGGGGTTCGAGTTCACCGAATACGGCAGACCTTCGGGGCCCGAGACCACGGACGCGCGGTTCGTGTTCGACTGCGCGACGTTGGCCCACATCTGGTAGTTGGCGCCCACCATCGGCAGGAACGCATCGATGACGATGGGGCCACCGGTGCCGGCAACTTCGTCCAGCGGCGACTTCGTGATCGTGTGCTCGAAGACCAGGACCGCGAACAGGGTCGTGTTGTAGTAGTAGCCGACCTCACCGAACGTGTACGGGCCGATGTCGGCTGCCAGCAGGATCGGATACAGGGCAGTGTTGCCGTCCTGGATTTCGGGAGCGCCTGGGACGCCGGTGTAGACGATCGAGCCTTGCAGCGCCGTCTGCCCACCGGTGGGGATGTAGTTGACGCCCGTCCCGAGCTTGAAGCTGGTGAGGACAATCGGCTCGACGGCCGACTGCATCAACGCCAGACCGGCATCGGTGATCTGAATGGTGCTCATCTTGAGTCCTAGAATGGTGGAAGGGCTGACATCAAATTGAATGCCAGCCCTTGATTTCAGGTCGAGTGGAGGTTGCGAGCGACACCGTCACGGATGAAGGCGTGCGCCACTTTGTAGAAGGTCTTGCCCTCTGCGTTCACGATCTTGACCTCCAGGTCGCAACCGTTCTCTTCGTCAGGAAGGTGGGACTCTTGCACGACTTTGTAGACGTTGTCGGGCCCACCCGGCAGCCCGACCTCGGCTTCAAAGCCGGGCTTGATGACGAGGTGCGAACCGACGGGGAAGAAGAACCTGTTCTTCGAGAAGTCCATGGCCATGTTAGGCCCCCTTGATGATGAGAGATTGAGCCGTCCAACCGACAGAGGCCGAAGCCGTGCAGCTGAAGTTCAGGGTCTCGATTGTCGATGCCTTGTTGGCGAACAGCGCCAGCGTGGAGAAGGCGCTGCTGATGATGCCAACCTGGACCCAGCCCGCAGGCAGACCGCTGAACGTGACGCCTGTACCCTCGACCGTGACCTGCACCAGCTCCAAGTCCGTCGCCTTCGTGTTCGGCGTCGAGCCAACGAGAGCGATGGCCGTGCCGTGAGAACTCGAGGTCGCACTCGACTGCGGCACGTCGACCAACGTGGTGACATCCACACCCGTGATCTCGACGAAGATCAACGCACCCGAAGCGATAGCCGCAGGGTTGTAGGTCGTCGTGTAGGTCGTCTGGTCAGCCGTGAGCCTGACCGCGAAGAACTGCGAGTTCGGGTTGTTCGAGTCCGGCACCGGCGCCCGCGCGTACATGGTGTACGTACCGGTCGAGCCCGATCCAAAGCCCGCGTAGACGTTGCCTTGGGTGTCGGTGATGCGACCGTTGTCCGGTGCGTTGTCCCACGACTGCGCGACACAGACGATGGCGTTGCCGGAACTCACTGGGTTCGGCATCGAGATCGTGTTGTTCGTGTTCGAGGTCGGAACCGCGGTCGCAACTTGACCCGAGACCAGAGTCGGATTGGCCACACCCGCAATCACGGTAGCGGTCTGACCCGAGCGCACGATGCCGTTGCCGGTCGTCGTGTTCACGGCCTGAACTTCGCACAGCAGCGTGTTCTGGTAGTCGCCGTTCGTGCACGTGTAGGTCGTGCTCGATGTCGGGGACCCGAGTGCAGTCGCGACGCCAGAGACAACACGATACCACTGGTACAGGAAGCCACCAGTGATGGACCCACTCCACGTGCCCGGGTTGCAGGTCAGGACGTTGCCGACCTGAGCTGTGCCCGAGATAGTGGGCAGGCTCGTGTTGACGGGACCGCCAACGCCCATGGCGATCGTGCCGATGACTCGCGTGAACTGGCTGGAGCCACTTCCGTTTGTCGCTGTCACGACCTCCTTCAGCACGTAGCGCACATCCGCAGCCACAGGGGTGTAGCTGCTGGTGCCGCTCGAGTTGAAAAACGAGGCCTTGATGACATCGTTGACCGTCCAGTCGGTGCGGTACGAAGTCGGGCTGTTGCCCCAGGTACCGAGACCACCCGATGTCGAGACTCCGACCTGCGGGCCACCTGAGAACGCAGGTGCCGTGATGTTGAACGGGGTAGAGACCGCGCGCTCGAGAGCGCCACAGTCAGGAGCACCTCCGTACAGGCGGGTGTTCATGGCCGTGAAGTCGTCCACCACGTTCAGCAGCGAACCCAGCGGGTACGTGCCCGCGTTCAGCGCTGGGCTGGAGGCTTGCAGACTGAAGTCCGCGGTGCTGACGTTCGTGAACAGCGGATCGCCGTAGATGCCCATCGTCTCGGTCGAGTCGTTGGGAATCGTGCGACCAGCCGCCCAGTAGACGTTGCGCTTCAGGTCGTAGCCATCGGAGCCTGTGCTGTCACTGGATGCGACGAACCAGTGCATCGCGTTGGTCGTCGTCTGTGGACCGCAGGCGAAGATGTTGTTGTAGGCTCGGATGACGTGACCGGGCGCGCTCTGGTTGCCTTCGTTGCGGAGGAAGCCGTTGCCCGTGCCTGCCTGGTCGACCTGCACGCAGTTGTAGCACGTGTTGAAGGCGTAGAGACCGCTCGATGTCGTCGTGTTGGTGTTGAGACGCAGCGGTGCCAGCCCCGTGTTGAGGATGATGTTGTTCCAGACCAGGAAGTCGAGCTGACCACCGTTGCCGGTGTTGATGTCGGCGAAGAGGATGCCGTACTTCGCGCTCGTGTCCAGCCAGTTGTGGTGGATCTTGATGTTGGTGAAGCCGGTCCACACACCGTAGGGCGTCTGGAAGATGTTGGTGCCGCCGTCCGAGTCGTTGAACTGGATGTGCGAGCCACCGATGCAGTTGGTGATCCAGTTGAAGCAGATCTCCCAGCCGTAGCTGGTCGTGCCCGCGTAGATGCCGTGGTTCTGTAGTGCCGACGTTCCCTCGATGTCGTGCATCTTGTTGAACGCGATGTAGATGAAGTTGCCTTCACCCGTGATGCATGCCGCGTTCAGAACTGCGGAGCTACCCGCGACCCAGGGACCGAGGTTGCAACCCGTGATGCGCCAGCGCTCCGAGTTGTACTGCATGTTGATCGGGCCAGCATCGCGCCGCGATCCACCTTGAACCTCCATGTTGAGGTTCGACACCGCCACCCAGTCACCGCACGTGCCAGTGAAGGCAGAGCCCGGACCTTGGAGACCACCCGCCAGATCGTTGCCGGTCGTGATGTAGTGGATGTACTGGCCGGGGTAACCCTTGAAGGTCATCCAGCCGGTACCAGCTTGGCCGGTCGGGGCCTTGCCCTGTTGTTGCGGGTCACGGAAGCGGAACCACGTCGAGTTGTACCCGATGTCGGTCCACGGCTGGCCGTCCGAGTCCATGATGATGACGGTGTCACCAGCCAGGAGTTCGGTGTAGACCGAGCGCTGCGTCCGTGTCGGATACTGGAGCATTCGGAACGGATGCGTGATGTCGCCGACGACCGCAGTCGTGTCGTTGCCCGCGTGCGAGACGTAGAGGAAGCGACCCGGGTTCGGCGTGAACGTGAAGTCCTGGTTCGAGTCCTGGCCGCCGTAGGTGACCTTGATGTGGAGGGCTTCACCCTGAACCGGAGACCCGAGAGCGCCGACGCGCACGTCGATGCGTTGCAGGCCGCTGAACTTCGGAGCCAGCTGATCGTCCACCATCTGGATGTAGTGAACGACTTCGACGCCACCGATGAAGACCTTGGTGTTGGTGCCGATGCCCGAGTTGGGGCCGAAACGACGACCGTAAATCGTCAGGTACATGCCCTGGTTGTTCTCACCGCCGGTCGTCGGACCAGCCACGACGTCAGTACCGAGAATCTGCGGTTGCGAGCCGGAGATCATGGGCGTGACGGCGAGCGTCAGGTACGACGGGACGACATTGACACCGTCGGTCACGTTATAGGTCACGGTCGGAACCGGACCCACGTAGTCCTGTGCGGGAGCGAACGACCACGTGCCGTCCGAAGCGATGCTGATCTGGCCGTAGGTCGTGGACCCGACCGTGATGGTGGTCGTGCCCGTGAACGTGCCGGTCATGCCGGCGACCGTGTAGCCTGCGATCGAGGGCGTGGTCTCGTAGTCGAAGGCCAGGCGGTAGATCAGGTTGCCGCTGACCGTCGTGTTCGTTGGCGTGCCGCTGTTGACGAACGAGACGATCGGCGCCTGGTTCGTGCCTGTGACCGTGATGGTCAGGTGGTTGGTGCGGATGCCACCCTTGCCGTCGGCCATCACGTAGGTGATGATCTCGTGCCCGATGTCGCCCGTGTTGAGCGCACGCGCACCCTGGCCCAGCGTGAACGTCCAGTTGCCGGATGTCGGATCGACGAAGAAGACGCCGAGGGTCAGCTGCACAGAACCCTGGGTCGGGTCGTAGGTGGTGAAGGCACCACCGTCGTTCGTGTAGCCGATGGTCTGCAGCGTCAGCGGATCGGCATCCGGGTCCGAGATCGTCGAGTACAGGTTGCCCGTGAGCTGACCTGCCGAGTCGAGCGTACCGACCGTGTAGTCGGTGCCCGTGGGCGGACGATTGAAGCCTTGCTGCGAGAGCCAGGTCGTGAGCTCGCCCAGGTTCCACTGGTAGACCGTGCCGTTGATGACGACCGGCATCTGCGCGCTGGTCGACGGCAGACTGGGGATGTGCGGCAGGTTGGTCAGGTCCTGACCGCCACCGCCACCCTCGTTGATGACGGTCGTGGTCGGGACGTAGATGCCCAGGCGGTCGCCGTTGTTCGACGCACGAGTCAGCGGAGCGTTCAGCGTCAGGACCATGTTGCCATGGCCGTCAGGTGTCGCCGCCGTCACGTAGCGGACAGCCGCAGCGTTGATGCCGTCCTGGAACTGGAGCAGCAGAGACCCGACCGTAGTGAAGTTCAGCGACCCGTAGTCGCTGAGAGTGATGGTGACGGCGGTGACACTGTTGCCGACGGTGACGACGTCGTTGCTCTTGTCGTAGGCGTCGAAGGTCCAGAGACCCAGGCGGTCGGTGTAGGCCAGGAATGGCTTGGCACTGCCGTACGCCTGGACGATGAAGACGTTCGGGTTCGAGTTGACGCTGTAGGGCAGGGCTTCCGGGCCGGCAGCGACGCTCACCTTGTTGATGTTGGACTGGCTGACGTTCGCCCACATCTGGTAGTTCGATCCCACCATGGGGACGAACGCGTCGATGACAATCGCACCACCCGCGTTGGTGTTGACGTCGAGCGGAGTCTTTGTCACCAGCGTGTCGAGCACCAGGACGGCGAACAGCGTCGACCCGTAGTAGTAGCCGATCTCACCGAAGGTGTACGGGCCATCGCTCTGACCCAGCAGCGTCGGATACAGGACCGTGTTCGAGGTCTGGATCACCGGGGCACCCGGGACCCCAGTGGCGACGACCGAGCCTTGCAGTGCGGTTTGACCCGCGGTTGGGATGTAGCCGTATGCGGAGCCGAGCTTGTAGCTCGTCAGCACGATGGGCGACTCCGACGCTGCCATGAGGGCGACGCCGGCGTCCGTGATCTGGATGTGGCTCATGGAGGTCCTTAAGCGAGGAACTTGAGTTTGTAGATCGCCGACGCGAACGTCTGCTCGATCTCATCGATCTGATTCTGGAGCATCGTCTCGTCCTTCGGGACGGCCTTGTAGCGCATCTCGCGGACCATGCGCCAGTACTTCTCGAGCACGAGTGCCGGTGCGGTCGCGTCCGGCTCGTCGTGCATGTAACCGATGTCGAGCAGCTTCTGGAACCGACCCTGGTACGTCTCGGTCAGCTTGTCAGCCTGCTCGGTCATGGTTTCGTAGAAGCCTTCGAGCGCCTTGTGCTGCGCGTAGCTCTTGGTCCGAAGGTGGGCGCGGTGCGCGTAGTCGCGGCTGAAGAACAGAAGGGCAATGAGGTCGACGATGTTCATCTTGGCACCCGAAAATGGATAGTTTCATGGGGAGGTTGGCATAAAATTAGAGGACGCCGACCAGACTGAAACGGTAAATACGACCTGAGGTACCCCATGAAAATCTCGCCATCAAGGACGGGTAGTGCCGAGTTCCTCAAAGTCTTCAAGACTGCGATCGACGAGGCTACCGTCATCCACAAAGCCGACCCGAGTCGGCTCTTCAAGTTGCGCTGTTCGCAGCTTCCATACTGCCCCCGATCCGTCATCATGAACTACGTGACGCTCGGCATGTACCAGTCTATGGACATGATGATGGCCTACTACGTGGGCGTCGGGCATGCTGTTCACAACGTCATGCAGACCTATCTGGCGACGACCGGGGTTCTGCTGGCTGACTACTACTGCCGCGAGTGTCGCAAGAAGTATCCCTTCTCGCACCGACACGAGTGCTGCGGCTTCCCGACCCAGTACGAGGAAGTCACCATCGACTACAAGGGGATCGGCGGCCACATCGACGCCATCTTCAAGGACTCGAAGGGCAAGTACTGGATCGTTGACTTCAAGACCTGCAGCGTCGCCGGCGCGAAAAAGAAGAAGGTCAATCCGGGCGCGAACTACAAGCGACAGGTCAGGGCCTACGCCTACTTGCTGTGGAAGCAGTACGGCATCAAGGTCGAGGGCGTGATGCTCGTCTTCCTGCCCAGGGACAACCCGCGGGTCCCCACCATTTGGGAACTGCGGATGAACGAGCACCACTACGAGGAAGCGCGGAAGGAGCTGAGCGCGGACCGCAAGCTCCACAAGCGTACCATGGTGGCGTCCACGTGGGAAGAGGTGCGCGATCTCTTCATGACCAACTGCGGCGGCGAGTACTGCGATCATTGCAAGAAGCCGGCCAAGATGTTGCTGGCAGACCTGAAGCCCAAGCTGTCGAAGCTGCCGATCAAGAAGGCGGAGGCGGCTCATGTCTGACGGCAGGCCCCCGTACATGCGGCGCTCCCTTGACCGCGCGGAGGAGCGCTGCGTCAGGTTGGAGAAGGAGTTGCACGACGAACTCAACAAGTTTGGAACGACAACGTTCGGTCGATGTATGACTCTCGCACAGGCATACGTCGAACGAGCACGAGAGCGGCGAGGCCGCAGACAAGCGACGCCGGAAGACGATCGCATTCTCAAGAAGGTGAACGAATGAGTGACTATCTCCCTGGCGTAGGCACGAGCGCTGCGAAGATCATCTCCTACCTGCATCTGATTCCCGAGGATGCGGAGGTCGGTTCGGCCACGATCTCCGAGGCTACAGGTGTGAGCAGTGCCGACATCATCAACAGCGGTGATCGCTGTGTCATGGCTGGCTACATGCTCAGGACGAAGGTCGGCTACAAGTACTTCTACAAGCGCGGCCACAAGAGCCCGCCTCAGGAGTACATCGAGCGTCATCGTCCCGCGAAGATGCCCGAGCTCGACTACGTGCCCAAGGCGACGAACGGTCACGAGGGTGCGGCACAGATCGTCGTCGGCCAGGTCATGGGTTCGGGCTTCAATCCGGGCCCGCCGCAAGGCAAGCCTGAGGAGTCGTCGCTGACCAAGAAGTTCGCCGACCCGCGAATCCTCGACGACGAAGAGCGCTCGCCCGTCATGGAGATGCGCGACAAGATCATGACCGAGGGTGTGCCTCCTGCCAGGGAGAAGACGAAGATGATGAAGGTTCCGGTCGCGGCTACCGACATGAAGGTCGGCATCTTCAGCGACGGCTCGCTGACGATCGAACGCCGTGGCCGCACCGAGAACTACAGCCCTGAAGAAGTCGTGACGCTCGTGCGGTTCCTGGATCGCATGATGCTCAAGAACGGGAGTATCGCGCAATGAATGACATGAACCACAACGGCCGACTGCACATGCCACTGATGACGCAGACGGCGAGTCCATTCAATGAGCCGGAAGCGCCGCAGACGACGTGGCTGACGCGGGCCCAGGACTTCCTGGGTCTGACAGCGACTCCGCTGAATCGGACCAAGCTCCGCAACCTCCAGTACATGGTCGAGAACGAGATGACGACCCTGGGTCGAGTCAGTCTCGATCACTGCCTGGCCATCGTCTTCATCGAGGCGCTGCTGCACAACATCGAGGTCGCAACCGCGAACACGGAGCGTCGGCCGCTCAACAAGGAAGCACAGTACAAGGCTGCGCTGTTCAACCAGTTCAACAACCGCGAAGGACGCATCACATGACCAAGCGCGTTCAGATCACTGCCAAGCACGCAATCGTTAGTGACGTGTGCCGCCGCAACAAGACGGCAGCCGGGGCTGTGGATGAGGCTCTGGAGCGTCTCCGAGCAGAGGCCATGCGTATCATCGCAAAACGTGGTGACGACCGTGGCGACGAGTTGCACTTCATCCTCCAGGTCGAGAGGGACAGTTCGATTTCCAACGTGGAGAAACCATGAGAATCAAGAGCATCAAGGTGACGGTGAGCCGCACCGTGCAGGTGGATCGCTTCGAACCCGTGCAGGTCACGATCGAAGAAGCGGCCGACCTGGAACCTGACGACGACATCGAGACCTGCGAGTTCGAGCTCTACAAGCAGGTGACCAAGCGCGTCAAGAAGTGCATCGACAACGAAGTGGCGAAGTACGCCAAGAGCAAGAAGGACGACTGACATGACCGACCTCACACTTTTCGAGCAGCTGAAGGCTGTGGCCAAGGCGCACGCCCCGTTCGGCGGCCGACTCTACTACTTCCAAGCGTCGGGCTCCAAGCCGACCTACGAAGGCGAAGCCACGACGGGCATCGAGTTCCATCGCAGCGATGCGGTCAAGATGCGTGCCTTCAAGCCCGGTGACACCATCGGCGAGTACTCGATCATGCTGCGCTTCACGAGCAGCAACATGACGGTCGCTGAAGTCGAGCCGTTCATGGTCGAGGCCGAAGCCGTGGTCGTCGAGAAGATGCTCCAAGGTGCGGGCTCTGATCCGGACCTGCGGCTCTGGCATCGTGGCTGGGTCGTGGCTCCGATCAACGACTCAACGGTCGACTTCCACATCTCGACGGCGGTGGCCGCGATTCGTCTCCCGAGCAAGGAGGCAGCATGATCCAGGTGATGACGAACAAGGGGCTCCAGACGCTGCCACGGCAGAACTCGTACTGGAAGCACAGGAATGGCAACATCTACAAGGTCATCGATGTCACGAACCTGAGCGACCGCCAGGATCAGTACCCGGTCACCATCAACTACGTGGGGCCGAACGGGAAGAAGTGGTCGAAGACCGCGTTCGACTGGTTCGACAAGATGACGCCGCTGTCCGATGTCGTCGTCGACTGGCTCAACCGCCACGAGGGCCAGGTCCTGACGCTCGAGCTCATCGTCGAGTTCGAGGCCGTGTGGCGCGGCATGATGCAGGAGGCCGGCGATGGCGACGAAAAGATTTGAAGGCGCCGCCGAGCGCGCGGTCAAGCCCTTCATGGACAACTGGTGCCGGAACGCGGCTGCGGCCAGGCCGTACTACGTCCCGGTCGTGGACGAGGACAGCGGCGAGGTCATCGGTCGCGCATGGCCATCGTCCGTCGGCGATCTCACGGCAGAGCCGATGTCCCATGTCGTGACCGTCACCTTCACCTTCGACTACGAGGCCTTCGATGGACGACGACAAGACGCTGCTGGAACTCCTCCAGCTCCCGCACAACAAGTGGACTCCGGAGACGCTGCAACGGATTCGTGAGCACTACAAGCCACGCAAACTCAAGGTCATCATGACCTCGGCTCACGTCAAGGAGTACATGGACAACTACGGCGTCGACCTGACCAAGACGGACTGGATCGAGGTCCACGATGGTCAGCCGGCGCTGGGCTCGGACTCCGTGTCGATTCAGTTCGACGAGAACGGCAAGTCGACGCCGTTGTTCAGTGGCGGCTTTGCGAACTTTGACCCGACTGCGCTCTCGACCATGCCAACGTTCGGGTTCAGTGGCAACGAAGGCATCCAGCAGGAGTATCGCGTCGCCAAGAAGTACGAGCCGAAGAAGAATCAACCCTGGTACAGACGCCACGCTAAAAGGCGCTGACCACTCACCACACAGAGGACATCATGAACGAAGACCAAACCCAACAGCCGATCATCGACCCCTCGATGCCGGCTGTTCTCGACTCTGAACTCCTGATCGGCATCACGGGCCCGGTCGGAGAGCAGACCTACCTCATCATGGATCGCACGGTCCGGGTCAAGGTCACCGAGGCCGAGATGCGCGAGATCCTGAAGGGTCCGTACTCGCTGCCGACGATCGCCGAGTTCTACATGATGGCCGAGAACCTGCAGCAGGCGATGCCCGACGGCATCTACTACCTGCACGGCACTACCATCGACGACATGCTGGACCTGCGCCGTGGCTGCGGTGACCTGGCCGTCATGATCGACCACGGTCGTATCCGCACCCTGTTCGGCCCCACAGCTGGCGAGCGCGATGCGATCCTGGTGCGCCGTCCTCGTGTCCAGACGCGGATGGCCGAGCATGGTCCCCTGCGCAAGGTCAACGCGCCGCGCATCGCCTTCCTCCAACCGGGCAAGGACCCGCGGTCGTGGAAGCTGATCGTCGAAAGCGTGCAGGTCCTGGACTCGACCAGCGGCAAGTCCTGGGAGCAAGCGCAGGACATGGAGTCGCAGATCAACGCGAACTTCGCGCGATCGCAGCCCGTGATCGACCAGCAGCGCTGGAAGAAGCTCGAGCGCAACTCGACGGTGATCCATCCCGACCACAACCACCTCAAGGGCTCGACGCTGATCCGGGTCACGGGCCAGGGCGATACCGTCGAGAAGATCCTCGACTCGATCAGAGAGAACAAGGTGCTGTGATGGCGAGGCGCAGCGAAGCAGAAACGTGGGCTGTCCTAGCCTTCGTGCTCGTGGTGCTGACCGCGGTCGGCGGCTGGTGGTTCTTCAAGCCGCACGACACCGTGGTCTCCAAGTGCTACGATGGCCAGCTCTGGACCACGTACTGGAAGAAGGGACGGCACAAGGACAAGCTGATCCTGGTCGACGACAAGCCTGTCCCATGTGTGGAGCAGTGATGAGCAACAAAAGCAAAGACGATGATGTGGTCACCACGCTGTGGGTGGTCTGTGCCATCATGGGATTCGTCTTCGTGATCGACAAGATCCTGACGGCGCCGCCCGATGTGCACGTACCGCCACCTGTCCCGACCGTGCAGACCACGTGTCACGGTGGCCAGGTCTGGACCAGCCACTACTTCAGGGGCAGCAACGTGGCGGACAACATGATCCTGGTCAACGGGCAGCCCGTCGACTGTAAATAACGAGGTCAAGACAGAGGACACCACATGACGCAAGAAGTGAAGAGCGCACTTTTCCACACGCGCTACCGACCCGAGACCTTCGAGCGGATGATCGGCCACGAGCAGGCCGTGACCCGTGTCAAGGGCATCATCGCCAAGGGCAACTGGCCGTCGGCGATGCTGATGACTGGCGCACCATCGGCGGGCAAGACGACGCTGGCGCGCTGCATCGCCACGGCCATCAACGGCAAGTCGATCGCCGAGCAGGTGCGGAACGGCACGTACCGCGAGATCGACGGCGGCTCGCAGCGCACCATCGATGACATGCGCGAGCTGATCCAGAACTCGCGACACAAGCCTATGGGTGGCGGCAAGCGCATCTTCGTCATCGACGAGGCGCAGTCGATCCTGACGAACAAGCCGGCCGCGCAAGCGCTGCTGAAGCCCATCGAGGACTCGGGCACCAGGGACACCATCTGGATTCTGTGCTCGATGGACCCGGGCAAGTTCCAGACCACGACCGAAGGCAAGGCCATCGCCGGCCGCTGCACGCAGTTCGTCCTTCCGCCGCACACGCAGTCCGATCTCATGAAGATGGCGAAGCGCATCGTCGTCGGCGAAGAGATGACGTACATGAAGGACAGCGAACTCCTGACCAAGGTCGTGGAGCGCGCTGGCACCATGCGCGAGATCGCGAACCAACTGCAGGCCATCTCCGAGTACTACGAGGGGCTGGAGAAGAAGCCGAAGAAGCTGGACGAGGAAGCCCTCATGGAGGTGCTGACCAGCATCGAGGGCAACGACGATGCGGCCGTGGCCACGATCCTCTCGTCTGCGCTCGTCGGCAAGTTCACGCAGGCGCAGCTCGCGATCCTCGACATCGGCGACAGCTTCCAGGCCATCAACAAGATGGTGATGGCCGCGAACTTCATGCTCAACATGATCGTCCTCAACGGCAAGAAGCACCCGAAGCTCATTTGGGCTCCGGTGTGCCGCATGGCCTGGGAGAAGACGAAGGGCCAGAAGATCCCTCTCGGTCACTACGCCGGGCTGCTCGAGATGGCCGTCCAGCTGAAGAACGAGTCGATGGACTTCACGGTCGACGCCGGCGCCCTGATCTCGCAGAAGATCTACCGCTACATCAAGAACGTGGTGGCCCCGGCAGCCGAGAAGAAGGACTGACATGAGCAGCCACACCAACGATGCGTACCGCGAAGGTTGGGATCGGATCTTCGGTCGGTTCGCCAAGGCATACCTCGATGCCCAGGTCAGCCACATCATCATGCACGGTCCCGATGTGGCTGTCAACATGTACCCGGATAGGCCGACGTTCGAGGAGATCGTGGCTCGACTCGAGACCGTGATCTTCGTCACCAACAAGCTCGACACGTCGTTGGTACCGAAGCACGGAGCCTGCGTCCCGTACTACGTGAACGTGAAGGACAAGCACATCGCGCGCTGGCACGAGATCATCGTCAAGCACTGGGCCGGATGCTACTTGAACTGCTCAGTCGACGAGACGCACATGATAGCGGGCCTGCAGCGTGGCTTCATCGATCTCGAGCGCCACGCTCTCACCGAGGAAGAGCACTTCACGCTGGTACCGAAGCCCCAGTGCGAGGCAGAACGTGATGAAGCCTGGCGCACGGGACTCAACGTCATTCGCAACATCGTGGGCCGCGGTCTCGTTCTTTGGGAGGGGCTGCTGTGGGTTGATGGCCGGTGCCGGATACCGATGCTGTTCCCACACGACAAGCGCGAAGCAGAGATCCGAGCAACGCTGCGTGCGCTGATCAGTCGTGGCATTCTCCCGCCCAGGGACTAGACCATTTCACAACCTCAATACAAGGAACAAGGCAATGAGCCGCAAGAACGACATCACGGGCGCCGAGCTGGTGACGAAGGCCAACACCAAGGAGTACGCCGAGGGCTACGACCGCATCTTCGGCAAGCCGAAGGAACGAGACCCGTTGGCCGGGACCCTGAAGTGCTTGCAGATCGAGGTCAATGGCAAGCTCTACAACGTCGGCAACCCGTCGATGACGAAGGAGAAGATCCTCAAGCTGGCCGGCATGACCGACGGTCGCGTCACCTTCCGGCGCGGCGGCTACGACGTGGGTCTCAACGATGGCGAGTCGATGCCGGTCTTCCAAGGCCAGCGCTTCTTCGTCAAGGAGCGCTAGATGAGCAGGTGTGATTCGTGCAAGCACTTCTACCAGAACGCCGTGGGTAATGCGCGTTGCGGCGCTGACCAGATGTTCCAGGACTTCAGCTGCCACACCGGACTGCCGGCCAACGTGAACCCGGTCGGCTGCAAGGCCTACTCGATCCACGAGCTGGACGAGCTGCGCAAGGTCGTCTACAAGCGGGTCATGTTCGGCACCTCCTACATGCAGGTGAAAGACCTGCCCGATGGCGAGTTCACGATCCCGCACCGTCGCTACCTCGACGACAAGGACCCGCGGTTCACGGCTACGGTCGAGGACCAGGTGCGGACCCTCATGGTGGCCGGTGTCGTGGCTGCCGACGTGATCGCGGCTGACAAGTACTACTTCGAGGAGTCGAAGAAATGATCCACGACTACAACCCCATGCGGAACCTGCCGGCGGCATTGCTGAACGAGGACGGCCACAAGTCGCCGATCACGATCAAGCGCCAGTTCGGCATCGCCATGCCCGAGGACTTCAACGGCAAGTGGTTCCACTCCGTCGGCGCGTTTCTGGCGGACCCGAAGCGCCAGTCCGGGACCTGGGTCATCACGTCGGACGCGTGGTCGTTCGAGCCCGTCTACGTGGCCTGGAACGATGTGAGCCGCGAGTGGATCAACGGCGGGATCGAGGGTCGCAACCTGTCGAACCCGACCATCTACGTCAACGGTCTGACGTTCAAGGCGCCGGCGGCGGGTCTGATCGATCGCTCGACGCTGATGACGATGATGAGCTTCACCGGCGATCCCGAGAACTACAAGTTCGAGTACAGGGTCGGCACGGGCTTCGCCGAGATCACGACGCACATGGTCCAGACGGCACACCAGATGCACTTCAAGGCCACGCCGCGCGATCCGAAGATCGTGGTCGCCGACCTGCTCTCCTGGCTGGCGGGTCTCAACTGCGTGCGTGCGCAGCTGACGAAGGAAGTCGTGGGCCCGAGAACCATGGAGACCTTCGCGCGTGAGAACTGGTTGACCGACACGGACTTCAGGGAGATCCAGCGCGCCGGCGTCTTCTGGCGTGTGAACATCTGCATGGACTGGAAATCCGACGGGCACTTCTTCTTCGGCGCAACTCCGCAGCGCACGCTGCAGCAGGCCAAGGACAAGCACACCCGTGGAGAGCTGAAGTGATCCCGTTCGATCAGCTCATCTCGTGGATATCGGTGGCACTCATCGTCGCCTTCGTGTTCGTGCTCCGATCTCTTGTCTTCGCCATGAAGGAAACCGAAGTGGAACTCCACGACCTGAACCGGATGATCGAGCGCCTGCAGCAGCCGGAGACCAAGAAGCGGAAGTCGCATCTCAGCCAGGCCGGCATCGAGATGTGGCTGAAGCGCAACCTCAAGCGGCGGAAGGGGATCAGGCGATGAGCAAGTCTCAAGACATACTGCAGACACTGGAGCAGACGCTCTTCAGCCACTACCCGGGTCTCGAGTCCGTTGCAGCGAAGAAGCTGCTGCGCACATGGGTTGCGCTGAACTTCGATTCTCAAGGTGGGCTCCAGTGTCTGCCGACTCCGGTACTGCCTGTCAGCAAGCTCCTCAACACGGGGCAGCTTGGTGAGAACGGGAAATGCAGGCACGGTGGCGGCCGTCAGGGCGCGCGCTGCGTCAGCCACTGTGGCAACAGCGACTGCACGGGCCCCGTCGAGCTCGCTGCCGACGTGCAGTGCCCGAACCTCACGGCCTGCTTCATCGTCGAGTGCGAACAGAACGAGCACGACTCGTGGGCGCGATCTTCGTTCGATCCGCCGCCAAGTCTCGAAGACTATCGAGTCATATGCCATGAACGTCCGCGAGAACGCATCTTCACCATGAAGTGCATGTGCCGTACTCACCAGACGCTACTCATGCGAGTCCGCACCGAAGAGCGAGTCACCTACGAGAAGGCATGATGACCAAGTACACAGCCGAACAAGTGAAGGACATGAGCGAGCTGATCGTTCGTGCTCTGCAAGAGCCGAACCTCATCGCCGCTCTGTCCTTCGTTGCCGTTTGGGATACCGAACGAGCCATCGAGCAGGCGCGACGGAACAACTTCGAGTCCTGGGAGACGTGCACTCGTTTCCTCTTCACCGAGGTCGTCAACGCTTGGAATGCGAGGGACGGTGACATCGAATGCCCGCGGACTCCGATGTGCACCCTGACCACCGTGGAGCCTGAGCGTCTGCAGCATCGCACGGTCGAACGTCGTGCGTCAGTTGCTGAGGAGCGCGAAGGTCCTGCAGCACGGAAGGCTCACAAGTCGCCGGTCGTCTCCTTCTGGCGATCGGTCTGCAAGTGTGCGACGCACGGTCGTACCTTTGAACGGGAGCGTGCGCTGCGCGGTACGATTGAATACAAGGAGTTGCTATGAGCGACCTCGACCTGATCCTCACGTCCAACGTGAACGAGTTCCTGACAAAGCGCGGGAACGGCTCGCTCTTCGAGTCTGCGCCATGGCTGTACCGAACGAACGAGGCCGACATCGCTGCAGGGACGAAGGTTCGTGTTCCCATGTCCGAGTTTCTGAGCCGCGAGTTTGTGTCTGACGGCACGGTGGCGCTGAGACGCGTGCAGCTGAGCGTGACGCTGACCGCGAACCAGATGGAGCGGCACAACGTGACTCGACAGCTGCTGGCCTCGGAGCAGCGCTTCATCGACATGATGAACAGGAAGGACGAAGGAGTGCTCCATCTCTTCCGCTTCAGCAACGAGTGGAGCTGGCGCGAGTGGGCCGGCCGGATGGACTTCACGCGCACCGTGAGTGCGATCAAGGAACTGCAATGAACGACGATCAACGCGACTACATGCGGCGAGGCACCGAGAGCTTCCTCTGCACGGTGGCCTTCAGCCACAAGCCCTTCGACGGCAAGCGGCGCTACACCCACCTGCCGTGGGACGAACAGGCGCGGCCGCACCTCGACGAGAGCCGAGTGCGCATGGTCCGTGTCGTGGACCCCGAAATGGTGCCGCGTACTGTCGAGACCGAGATCGAAGGCGCGCACTACGCGTCGATCAACGTCCCGGTCGTCCGGCTCTGGTTCGTGAACACGCCGGGCTTCCGTTCCTTCCAGGACACAGTGCGCGAGATGCAGCGGCAGGATGAGTTCCTGGTCTCGCGACTCGGTACCGAACGCACGATCAAGGAGCGGCTGCTCTATCGCGAAGACGAGCGCATCCGCCTCTGGCACTCTGGCTGGCGGGCCAGGGTCCATGAGGATGGCCGGTGGGAGTTCGAGGCAAAGACTGCAGCAGTGAGGATCATGCGGTGACGTTGGTGAACAAGTACCAGGAAGTCGAGGACCTGATCGTGGCCGCGATCCGGCGCGGCCAGAAGACCGATCATGTAAATAACGGGGTGATCTGGAACGCGATGTCCGAAGTGACGGAGCGCGACGACAACCCGTATGTCGCCAACGCCATCAAGACCCGGATGCAGAAGTTGCGCGACCAGAAGATCATCCAGCACTGCCGCACCAACGGCTGGTCGTTGGTCCCCAAACCCGAACAGGAACAATCATGAGCGAACCCAAGACCCGCAAGATCACGACCATCGTCGCCGGCGGCGACATGTGGGAGCCCACCCACGAAGAACTGCAGACCCTCGTCGAGCAGTTCATGCACGCGGACATGGACCCGAACGGCTCCGTGGTAGCGACCACGACCTCGAAGCCCGTGAAGGTCCGTGTCATCGATGTCACGGCTTCCGAGGGCATCCTCGCTTCGACCGGCTGGCTCAGCGACAAGGACATCGAGCTCTGCTGCGAAGCCGCGGCGCGCGCTCAGCATGGTCTGCCCGCTGGCTCCGAAGAGCGCACGCGTGCGGGCATCCTGGCCTTCCGTGCCCGGCTCGACCTCCGCATGAACGAAGACTGAGAGGCACGACGATGAGCAACAAGCTGAGCACCAAGACCGTGCAGCACCTCCAGAACGCGAAGGCGCTTATCGGCAACAAGATGGAGTCGTGGCTGGGTCGTGAGCCCTTTCCAGGCGAGGCCGAGAAGCGCTACAAGGGCATGATGTCCGACGTGAACTTCGAGCTCCACGAGTACGAGACCACGGACGGACCGCAGCCGCCGATGAGCCCGCACCTCGCGGCCGTGCTCAACGAGTACAAGGGCCTGCTCGAAGACACGATCCTCTTCTGGACGAGTCGCGATCAGGCGACGGCCACGAGCTACGAAGCCGTGCTGAAGGATCTCGAGCAGCTGCTGGAAGTGACCGAAGTACTGCCGGGTGCGCCGGTGACGACGCCGGCCCAACGTCCGAACGTCCGCTGCATGGAACTCGGGCGCTGCAAGATCAAGGTCGTGAACGAGACGATGCGGGCTGACACGCCGACGCAGACGCCCAACGGCCAGTGGATCTTCGATGACCCGGAGGTCTATCGCCAGAACCGCGAGTGCATGACGTGCGGCCGGCAGTGGACGACCTCGGTCAACCACGGCCAGTCCGGCACGTTCGAGGTCAAGGCGCCGCAGAGGATCATGCTATGAGCGGCGGCCGCATCTATCGACTGAAGGTCGACCCGCTCCCGCTCTCGGCGTGCCGGCCCGATGCCGTCTACGAGTACATGGCCTACGGTGATCCGCTGAGCAGACCGGCCTTCGGACCGGAGCAGGTTGCGCGAGACAACATCAAGCGGCACGCGATCCCCGTCAAGTACTACGTGGCCAAGGGCGAGGACGCGTTCATCGCCATGGACAAGGAAGTCTTCGAGCTCATCGACTTCGTGTTCAACGAGGAGCGCGAGCACCTGGTATCCGTGGCCGCGAACTACAACCGGAAGCACGAGGACCTGGATCTCAAGGTCAAGGCCGACAAGCGAGCCTTCAACGCCCTGCCCTGGTACAAGCGCGTCTGGCTCGCCTTCAAGAAGAACGTGTAAATAGACGGATCTACAGAACGGAGAACGAAGTGGCAACTGCGAATCGCAAAGTGAAGGCTGCGGCCCTCAAGCCCCGCAAGACACCGGCGGCCAAGAAGGCGGCAACCGGCGTCGAGTGGAAGAACAAGACCATCGCCGAGGTCGAGGTCTCCGAAGGCCATCACTGGGTGGCACAACTCAGCGCCTGCAACGACGGCCGCAAGCTCCGTTCCGTCAAGCAGGTCATCACCAAGCGCGACGGCACCCAGCACTTCATCAACGGCTTCATGACCAAGAACGAGCCGGACGGCAAGGAGCTGAAGATCATCATCGGGCTGCTGCTCAAGGTGATGCCGAAGACGGCCAACCTCGGGTCTGTCCTCAAGGCGGTGAAGGCCGCAATCGCGGAGCGTGAAGCATGAAGCACAAGATCATCGCCATCGCCGGCAACATCGGCTCGGGCAAGGACACGGTCGGCGACTACCTCGTCAAGAACCACGGCTTCAAGCGCATGAGCTTCGCCGGCGTCATGAAGGATGCCATGGCCTCCATGTTCGGCTGGGATCGCAAGATGCTGGACGGCACGACCGAGGAGTCGCGCGAGTGGCGCAACGAGATCGACGAGTGGTGGACGGAGAAGCTGGACCTCGATCAGGCGGTGACGCCGCGCTGGATGATGCAGAACTTCGGCACCGAGGTCGTCAGGCGCAACCTCCACGACAACTTCTGGATCTTCGCGCTCCAGCGCCAGATCGAACTTCACGACGGCCCGGTCGTCATCACCGACGGCCGTTTCCTGAACGAGCTCTACCACGTCCACGAGTGGGGCGGCCAGGTGTGGGGCATCCACCGTCGGCAGCCCGATTGGTTGCGGCCCTTCTACCGCGAGGTCGAGAAGGGCGGGCTCACGCAAGAGGCGTGGTCCCAGCTCAACCTCGCCAACGAGAAGATCCGCATGGATCTCCTGGGTCAAGGGCGTCTCGCCATGGCTGCCATCGCCAACAGGTTCGTCGGCGGCGTTCCGATCCACGAGTCGGAGTGGCAGTTTACGCTCTGGAACGACTACGACCTCATGATCGACAACCGCACTTCGTTGCCTCACACCTTCGACCAGGTCGAGGCGCGGCTGCAAGGCAAGGACAAGTAAATGCTACTCATCACGGAGATCGGCCTCGGCGGCGTTGCCGACTTCAAGCCGACGGTTCTCAAGGTGACGCCGGGCGTCACCTACCTGTATGGCAAGAACATGCTGATGGACGGCATCGGCAACGCCGCTGGCAAGTCTGTGTTCGCCTCCAGCCTCGCCGACATCTTCTACGACACCCCGATGGTGGGCGAGAAGACCGACAAGCCGAAGACCGGCGTTCGCATGGTTCGGTTCAAGCGCGGCGACAAGGACATCAAGATCCAGTCGACGTTCAAGGGCCGGTCGGAGCGATTCAAGATCGCGGTCGACGGCGTCGAGAAGAAGGGCCGCACTCCGTCGATGACGAAGAAGCTGGCGCCCAAGTACTGGCCGATCAACGAGGACGAGTTCCGGACCTACGGCTTCCTCTCGGCGAACGTGCCGCATCCGCTGGTCATGGGGAACTCGACTGCGCGCAAGGCCTTCTTCACCTCCTTCTTTCAACTCGACCGTCTCGACGCCGAGAAGAAGGTGCTGGCCGCCTACAGCTCCGAGCTGAAGAAGGTGAGGGCCAGGTTCAACGAACTCGAGACCACGTTCAACGCGGTCAAGACCGACATGCTGAAGAAGGGTCAGCGGCTGGAGCTCGAGTCTCAAGTCGCTGACCTTTCCGCTCGTCTGAAGGCGCTGCGTTCCAAGTCGGATCGTGCGGCCAAGGTCAAGTCGCTCCTGAGCTTCGAGTCGTTCGCCAAGGACAAGATCGAAGCCGGCCTCAAGCTCTGCTCCGACTTCGATGAGCTGGAGCCCATGATTGCCGGCTTGCAGAAGCGTCGCAGGGCCGCACTCCGTGCGAGCGAACAGCTAGCCGAGTACAAGGCGTACAGGCGTGCGCTCGAGGCCTGGGAGACCGCAGCCGAAGGCATCGACACCCGGGACGACATGCGTACGCTGGAGGACGCGAGCGCCAAGTTCACGAAGGCGACGGCCGAGCTCCGGGTCTACGAGAAGCTGGTCGACCCGCGGCTGATCCATCCAGGGCACCTGTTGGACCCGGTGACGAAGCCTGAGCAGTCGAAGGACGAGCTGGCCGAGATGCGGGTCAAGCTGCGCCACCTGCAGGAGCACAGCCGCAAGTTCAGCTCGGGCGTCTGCGACGAGTGCGGTCAACCCGTGGCCAAGGCCGACCCGGAGAAGATCGACCGCATGAAGTCCAAGGTCAAGAAACTGGGCGACGCATGGGACAAGTACGACGAATGGGCAGAGCATCGTCGTAACTTCGAAGCCGAGCTCAAGGACTACGAGCCGAAAGCGAAGCGCCGTGACGCAGCCGAGAAGGTGCAGAACGAGAACCGCGAAGCTCACGTGCTGTACAAGCAGCGTCAACGCCTGGGGCCCCGGCCCGACAAGGTCGAGAAGCCCGAAGAAGCAGAGGACGTTGAGGTCCTGAATCGTGACATCGAGCTCCTGAAGTTCCTGCTGCAGCACCAGTCGAACATCGAAGAGCTCCGCGCTCTGACCAAGGAAGAGCGCGAGCTCAGCTTCGACTCAGAAGTCATGGAGCGCGTGCAGGACAAGCTCTCGGGCATGAAGACGAAGCTCGACGTTCACAACACGGTCAAGGGTCGTGCGTCGGAGATGCGCGAGCGACTGGCCGAGCTGAAGGCGCAGCTTGAGGACGAAGAGGCCGTGCTGTTCGCACTCGAGGCCTACTCTGACACGGCGATCAAGCGCATGGCAGTCGAGGCAATCAGCGAGCAGATGATGGCGACCATCAACAAGATGGGCACGATCGTCTTTCCTGACTACCGGTTCGAGTTCGTGTGGGACTCGCAGGTGCGCATCCTGGTTCATCGTCAGGGCAAGGCACCGACCGACGTGCGCAAGCTCAGTGGCGCGGAGACGATGCTGTTCACGCTCATCATGGTCTTCTCGCTCCTCATGTTCGTGCCGTCGCGGAAGCGCCTGTCGCTGCTGATCCTCGATGAGCCGTGCGCCAGCTTCCACGAGCGCATGATCCCGAAGTTCCACGCGCTGCTGCCCGAGATGCTGAAGGTGATTCCCAGCATCCTGATCGCAACCCCGAAGGAGTACGAGCGATACCCCGGGGCCAAGGAGTACACCATCTACCGCGACCAAAGCGGTGCCTGCCTCAAGAAGGGACATGCCAGTGTCAACTGAACGAAGCGTCGTCAGCGCCAGCATCACAATGACAACGGAACTAAGCGTCTTCAGCTCCAGCATCTTCTCGGTGTGGGACATCAGCGATGGACTGCGTAGGCTCAAGGTCAGCCACACCATCGACCCTGAGACCAAGGGTCAGAAGGTGCTGAACGTGAACCTGAAACGGGCACAGCCGCGGCCGGTGCACATCACCACATCCGTGGCTGCGCTCCGTCCCGGCTCCATCAATTTCATCGTGGGTTCGTATGGGATGCTGTCGCAGACAAACATCCCGCAACTGATCGGCCCCGATCTCGCGACTGCGTTGAAGACGGCTCTGCTGTCGCACCAGACCACGAAGATCAAGGTCTCGACGATGAGCCCGGTCGACTACATCAACCACGTGGCCAAGCCGTCGCTGCTGAACAAGATCCTCACCGAGTTGCAAGGCATCCAGCCCTACAACCCGTTGCGGAAACAGACGCAGGCGCTCATCATTGCGTACTTCAATGGACGCGTCGCCGAGCGCACGGTCATGACCTTCCTGTCGAAGACGCTGCGGCTCGAACGTCTGAAGCCGCTGATCGTTGAAGGCAAGACGCTGCGCGACGCCGTGGAGATGATGAAGACGATGGACGCCGAGACCATTGCGTTGCAGACCGGTGTGCCGGCCTTCGACATCCAGTACTTCCACAACGCGGGCAAGCCCAAGCCCGAGAAGAAGCCCAAGGTGAAGAAATGAGTACTCCGAGCGGCCCCTCTATCAAGGCGTGGTTCAACGGCAGGCAGGTGCTGCTCGGGCTTCAACAGAATGCCCTGGTCTTCAATGGCTTCGAGTTCGTCAGACCGCAAGACGCGAAGTTCGTCGCCATCATCGAGACCGTGACGGTGGGGCCGGAGAACGTGCCACCACCCTGGCCCGAGACGCAGACGATTGACCAGGCGGCCCTGACCTGGACCAACTACTGGTTGTGCGAGGTCATCGCCATCAATCAGACAACGATCGGTGACCAGGATGTAGTCGCCGTCAACGATCCCAACAACGGAGCCTGCGTCTGCGGCATCAGCTGCCAGGGCCGTGATCTCCAGTACGTCCAGGTGGCGAACGTCACCGCCTGATCCTCAATCCCAAGCAAGGAACTATGATGAACAAGTACGGCCAGCCCCTCGCGGCTCCCATCCGCCAGACGATCCTCCCGGCCATGACGAAGGACGGCCGCATCATCGGCTGGTATCCAATCGCTGCACAGACCTTCACCGGTGCGGAGACCTCGGTCACGATCCCGGACACGGGCAACGGCGGCGCAGGCACCGTGATCCCTGTCATGTCCGTGACGCAGGACTCGGGCATCGGTCTGCCCCAGTACATGGCGGCGGTCTGGCCCACCGGCCTCGCGGCCAACTACCAGCCGTGGGCATCGACGTTGCTGCAGAAGCCGGATGTCGGCTATTCGCGCTGGTACTCGATGGCGACCGAGTCGTGGTTCGAGCACTTCACGAAGGGAGCGCTCATCGACGGTCTGACCGGCGGCACCCTCAACCTCGCGGTCTCTGCCGCGTCCAACCCGAGCGCTCCGACCGTGACCACTCCTGCCGCGCAGACCTGGCAAGCGTCCATCGAGTACGCGATGCTCAACGGCGACTGCCCGTTCTTCGACTTCAACTGGATCACGCTCTTCGCGGCCAAGTCGAACACGACCGGCATCCGCATCGTCGTCAACACGAACCCGGCGCCCATCGCTCCCGATCCGCTGCCCCCGATGAAGGCCGTGAACATCGGCATCCCGGTGGCCGGCCCGACGGGTGCTCCGATCTACGACTCGATCCGCATCATGAAGCTCATGGACGAAGTGCCGCCCGGCGCCTACGCCTTCACCTTCACGATCTACGACGACCTGGGCCAGAGCACGGCCGCGACGCTCAACCTCACGGTCGTGTAATCCAACTTGCATGGGTCCCCTGGACCTCCTTAGGGTCCCTGGCCTTCAAAAGTCAGGGACCCTCTTTTCGTTCTGGACTCGAAGTTCACGGTCCGAGACTGTAAATAAGGGGACATAGCAGTCCCTTCCATCCAACACCACAGAGTAACCATGGCTCTCAACATCCAAGTCGAAACCGACGCACTGCACACTGCCCTCGACGTCATCTCGAAGACGGCGCCGCCGTTCGAGGGCGAAGTCACGTTCCGCATCAAGGACAACAAGGTCACGGTCAACTCCGTCTCCGACTTGAGCCGGGCCACCGTCGTCATCCCCTGCACGTCGAAGGGCGAAGGCGAGTTCGCGATCCCGATGGAGTCGCTGCGCTCGGCCTCGAAGGGGAAGAAGGAGCTGAGCCTCGCCTACAAGGACGGCACGCTCAACGTCAAGGCTGCCGGCGGCTACACGGCTGACCTCGCGACCCTCGACGTGGTGCCGCCAGACGAAGTGCCGAAGGAAGAGACGCAGGACTGGAAGCTGACGGCCGACCAGGCGACGTGGCTTCGCAAGGCGCTGAAGGACGTGACGCTGAAGCCGACCTCGATCCTCAGCGCGTGGATGCCCGTCGGCATTCGCCTCTCGTCGTCGGGTGCGTTCGTGGCCTGCTACGATGCGGCCCACATGAGCTGGGTCAACGACAAGACGATCAAGGGCGAGTTCGAGTGCGTGATGCCGCTCGAGACCGCGAAGGCTCTGGTCGAGGTCTTCCACACGGGCAACTTCGTGATCCACCTGACGAAGAACTCGATCCGTGTCAGGAACAAGACGGTCAACGTCCTGCTGTCGCTCCCGAACACGGAAGACCTGCCGACGCTCGAGCAGGTGCGGGCCAAGATCAAGGAAGCGATGGCGGTCAAGGCCACGACCTTCAAGGTCGGCCAGAAGGACATGCTGGCCTTCATCGACAACGCACGCGCGGTCATGGGCAAGGAGCGCGCCGAGATCCTGGTCACGAGCGCCAAGGGATCGAAGGGCGACAAGCTGGAGCTGCTGGTGAAGACGGGCCAAGGCCAGGTCAAGACCCTGGTCGCCGGCGGCACGGGCGGGACCAAGGAGCGCTCGTTCACGGTCGACCTCGACTACATCCAGGAGCTCATCAGCAGGGCGTCGGACGAGATGATGCTCAACGTCGTGGACGGTTCGTTCCTGTCCATCGCGCTGGCCGGCTCCAATGCAATCGTAGCGTTGAACCAGCAATGATCCAAGGCGCAACCCTGCGCTCACTGATCCCGTGGGAGACAGGCCTGTTCCACAGGCTGGGTCAGGGGCACGCGATTGTCTCCACACCTCAGGAGCCCGGCACCTACGAGCTGGGCGCCAAGTTCAATCTCATCTGCATGTTCGAGATGTGGGAGCTGAAGCGCGACGGTAAACCCGTCGGGCACTTCTTCCTCTCCGGCATGAAGGTCGAGTCGAAGGGCGGCTACATCGTCACGTTCATGGAGTCGAAGCGCGGTCGCGCCGAGACCTGGAACCTGTTGATCCGCAGCCCCGAGTTCCTGCTCTTCGACTTCCCCAACTGCGGCGCTATGGCGATCAGCATGGAAGTCAGCGAGCACATGCAAAAGATCCTGGAAGGTCAATGATGGTGAAGAAGACACAACCCGCGAACCAGGGCCTCATCGCTACGATCCGTGAGGACGAGACCTACAAGACGTTCAAGACGATCCTGACCGGTGCAAAGCAGGGCCTCGATCTCGAAGCGCTGTCGAACGAGGTGATCGGTCTGCACGTCGGCCGAACCAGCACCGGCCTCACGGGGGACGGCCGCTACAGCCCGAAGACGTTGCTGGATGCGAACACGACCGACATGTCGAGCCGCGGTCGCATGACCCTGATTCGTGTCCGCCTCGACAAGAAGGTGGGGGCACTGCGCAAGGGCATCGGTGCGATGCGCAAGCACATCCTGACGAAGTACGCGGAGGAGCTGAAGGCCTACGGTGGAGTCACGATGCAGAAGGCTGTGGCTGACCGCGTGATGAAGGCGGCCATCGAGTACGTGGAAGAAGCCGATCTGCTGATCGCCAGCATCGACCACCTCATCCGTGACATCGACAGCGCAGGGCATGGTCTGCATCGCTGCGGCGAGCTAATCAAGATCCTGAGCGAAGGGCGAGGTCGCACGCTGTGACGAAGCAGATCACCCTCACCAAGCGCGAGGCGGTCTTCATTCCGATCAAGGCGATCACGACCGAGATCAGGGACCGCATCAAGCAGAAGCTCGACTTCAAGTTCTACGACGAGAAGGCGTGCAAGGACTGCGAGTGGTTGTCGGAGCGTCATTGCGACATCTGCGACACGTGCCCTGGCTTCAAGGCCGGCTACAACCTCGCACCCACGGTCAAGGTCAACGAGAACCGCTACATCAAGGTGCCGGTCGGGTCTCACAACCTGATCGTCGACTACCTGGAGACCAAGGGCTACGAGGTCACGATCAAGGACAAGAGCCCGAAGCGTCCGATCCGTGCCATCCAGTGGCGCGGCAAGTTCCGTGAAGGCCAAGCCGACGCAGTGGTGGCGATGCGCCGCAAGCGTCGTGGCGTCATGAAGGCGCCACCTCGAAGCGGCAAGACCGTGAGCGGCACAGCCGTCATCTGCAAGCTCCAGCGCAAGACCATCGTGATCGCAGCGCAGCGCGAGTGGCTCAACGGCTTCATCGAGACCTTCATCGGCTCGAAGACGCAGAAGGCCCTGACGAACCTGGACCCCAAGCGCATCAAGCTCTGCAAGACCTACGAGGACTTCAAGAACCACGACATCTGCCTGTGCACTCCCAACATCTTCTACTCCGACAAGGGGCAGGCGATCCTTGCGAAGCTGCGGGACATGTTCGAGGTCATGTTCGTCGACGAAGTGCACATGGGTGCTGCCGACAAGTTCATCGGCATCCTCTCGAAGTTCAACGTCCGGTGGATGATTGGCCTCTCGGGCACGCCGAGTCGCAAGGACGCGAAGTATGTCCTGGTCCGACACGTGGTCGGCCCCATCATCCACGAGGTCAAGGTCGAGTCGCTGCGGCCGCACGTCAAGGTCAGGTTCACCTCGTACCAGAAGACGCACAAGGGCAACGTGCTGTGGGTGCGTATGGTCAGCGCACTCGAGAACGACAAGAAGCGCATCGACCAGATCGCGAAGGAAGCGATCAAGGACGTGGCCGCGGGTCACCTTGTGATGATCCCGTACACGCAGATGAAGCCGGTGCTCGCAACTATAAAGAGGATCAACGAGCTTGCGGGCAAGACGTTGGCCTATCCGTATCATGGTCAGGTGCCGAAGAAGGTGCTCGACCAGACGCTGGAGCGGGCACGCAAGTACCGGGTCAAGATCCTCGTGGGCACGACCAAGAAGCTGAGCGTGGGACTCAACATCCCGCGTGCGTCGATGCTCTACGAGGTTGCGATGTCGAGCAACAAGGAAAATGCGGAGCAGCGGATGCGCCGGGTCACGACGAAGATGAAGCCCGAGGACGAGCGCCCGGGATTCCCGAAGCCAGACCCGTGCATAAAGTACTTCCTCGACGACATGAACGTCCGTAGGAACTGCGCGAAGAACGAGTTCTTCAATGTGCTGCGGCCGAAGCTCCAGCCCCACATCGATGAACGCACGCAGCTGCTGCTCGATACGTACTTCAAGGCCAAGTCGGGTGGCAGGGCCGAAGGCAAGTTTGAACTCTAGAGGTGTGAGATGAGAATGCAATGCGGGCGGTGCCTGTCTTCGATGTTCCCCAAGGTCCAGGGTGGCTGCACCTTCTGCGCAGGCAAGGACGTGAAGCACTTCCAGTTCAGCGGCAACAAGTACACGCATTCCGGTGCGTGTCTGCCTGTTGCTCACGTCAGCATCAAGGAGGTAAAGCCCCGTGGCTACTGAGAAGGTGTGGCTCAAGGTCTCGAAGAAGACGATCGACTCGCTGCCCGACCAGATCGCGTTCCGCCTGAAGCGCCTGCAGTGGAACCCGAGCGGTTTCGTCATCGAGCACGAACGCATGGAGCACAAGATCATCGAGGCCTCGGTCCAGGACATGAGCCTGGCCAAGTGGGAAGACAACCCGAAGGCACCGATGACCTACGTGGTGGCGGGGTCGCCTGAGGATGAGGTGGCGAAGTACTTCGCGGCCTACCTCGTGGACGTCCATCGTCAGCGTCTCGGCATCAACGCCAACGTGCACTGGGAGACGGTGTTCAACGGCTACGACAATCCGATCCTGAAGTCGGGCATCAGTCCGACGCTGATCGTGCTCTCGAACCTGAGCGTCAAGTCGAACTTCCTCAAGTACGACAAGGCGAAGGACGTGATCGAACGCTTCCCGTCGATCCCGAAGATCGTGGTGGTGGCCGGCGAGGACCCCATCAGCTTCGCGGCCCAGCGACTGCATATCCCATGCCACGGCATTGCCTACTTCGCTAATGCCAAAGCTTCCAAGAACGTCCAGGAGATCGTGTGAGGACCAAAACCGTTTCGCCCCGCACCGAGTTGATGGTGCTGCGCGGCATGTGCCACAAGAACCGCGTCATCGCCGGCACGCTTCTCGGCGGCACCGACGAGAACTACTTCGATACGGTCGAGGCCAAGGAGGTGCTTGCCTCGATCCGCAAGCAGATGGCGACGACCGGAGAACCGCCGCTCTACAAGCTGGTGATCTCCGATCCCGACATCAGCGAAGAGGCACGCGCCTTCTTCAAGGACAGCGAAGCCACGATCCAGTCGAAGGAGGCGGCGGCCAAGGCGGTGCAGGTCCTGAATCGCTACCGCAAGAACCGTGCGCTCCACGAGATGATGGTGGCGATCGACGCCAGCTTCCAGACTGGCAAGCTCGACACCGAGGCGATGCTCGAGGAGTGCAGCCGTCGTGTCTCGCAGGCACGGATGTCGAAGGCGGCGAAGAACGAGTTCGTCCACTTCGGCCTCAACAACAACTCGCTGTCCATCGTCAAGGACTTGCTCTACGGTGACAAGAGCGAGGACGTGCTGCCGACGGGCATCCGCCCCTTCGATGAGAAGGCCGGTGGCCTGCTGCGTGGTGGTCTCGTCACCATCGGTGCATCATCCGGCGGCGGCAAGTCGCTCATGGCCTGTCAGCTCGCGATCAACTTCGCGCTGCAGGGCTACAAGGTCGTCATCGTCCCGCTGGAGATGACCAAGGCCGAGATGATCGCGCGTATCGGCGCGAACCTGAACAAGGTGGACGTGACCCGCATCTTGACGGGCAAGCTGACGCAGGACGAGAAGGACGCTGCGTTCATCAAGTTCAAGAAGTTCATGAAGAAGATCAAGAGCCTCGGCGGGCGGCTCTCGATCTACAAGCCAGAAGAAGACGTGACGATGGAAGACGTGATCGCGGCGGTGAACGCCTACGATTGCGACGTCCGTATCGTCGACTACATCTCGCTGCTGAAGGGTGCTGACGGCGACGACAGCTGGCAGGCACTGGGTGCGATCGCACGTCTCGCCAAGGTGAACGCAGGTGCGACCAACACGGTCAACATCCTGCTCTGCCAGGTGAACGAGGACGGCAAGGTCCGCTACGCACGCGCCATCAGCGAGCACTCGAACAACTCGTTCGTGTGGGTGACGAAGAAGGAAGAACGCGAGAAGGAAGTCGGTGTCATCAAGGTCGAGCAGCCGAAGGCACGGAACAGCGCGAGCTATCCGTTCGAGGTCGGCTTCCACTGGGCCTGGATGAAGCTGGTTGACGTCGAGTCCGTTCCTGACACGAGCACCGAGACGAAGGAGCACATGACCAACCTCGCAGACGTTTGACCAATGACCCAAGCAAACCACACCCCGGCCTGGACGGTCCCCGATCGCTACCTGGTGACACTCCGCGACATAAACGACCGCATGTGCGGTCGTTACTCGATGCCCATGCCTGATCCGGATGCCAAGGACTACGCGCAGCAGCTGACGGCCTTCGCCGAGTTCATGCACCTAGAACTCGCGCGCTCCAACTCGAAGCAGCGTCGCTTCTGCACCTTCACCGACTGGACTCGTGCTGTGGAGTACAAGATCACGGCTGGTGCCGCAGAGGTTGCAACGGTGTGGGCGCTGTTCAAGGCCATCGGCTACGATCACAAGACAAGGAGCTATACGTGAGCAACGTCACCTACGGCATCATCAAGGGCATCCTACTCGGCCTCATCATCTTCTGCTTCCAGCTCATGAAGGTGCTGCCATCGCACTTCTGGTTCAACGACCTGGTGATCGACGTCGTCGGTGCCATCTTCGTCTGCATTACCGGCGCGGTCCTGTCTCGAAAGGAACCGGACGATGACAAGCAGCAGTAAGACGAAGGTCTGGATCAGGGACATGCCTCGTCAACTGATCGACTACCTGCTGGCGCGTGAGCTGGGCGAGAACGTCTACCTGTACACCGAACCCTTCTGCGGCCAGCAACGTCCGCTGCAGAAGGGCGTGGCCCGCAGGCAGGGTCCCGGCTGCGATACGCTGCTGACGAGTCCGAGCACGGACCCTCACGTCATCATCGCGCTGATGGAGAGCTACAAAATCTACATCCAGCCGTCGGGTACGCTCTTCCACGCATTCGTCCGCAACGAGTGCGGCGCCAAGCACGAGTGCTACGGCAAGACCATCATCGATGCCGTGGTCCACACGTTCCTGAAGTTGAAACTCGGCAACCGACCCGAGATCGACGACGCGATACTCCACGAGATTGATCCGCAGCGCGTATGGACGCGCAGGTCGGATCTCGACAACGCGGCATCGGCCCTCAGAGGCTGAGACCTTCACACCACAGAGCTAGGATCAAACATGGACTTCTTCTCTCACGGTTCGCCGCTGCACCAGCTGGCGACCGGTACCGGCCTCATGGCTGTATTCGCTGTCATCGCTGCCGGCTGGTCTCGCGTCAAGAGCTTCGGCTCGTACATCTCCAGCGCTCTCGTGCTTCACCGCCGGATCGAAGGTCGTTACATGAGCCGAATCGTCGGCAAGTACATCCGCGAGCACTACAAGCCGCTGCCGTCGGGCTCCATGATCTTCACCCACGTCAGCGCCAAGATCGAGGGCGACGCTCTGTGGTCGGACGTACCGTTCGAGATGCATGGCTCAGCCGGTGTCTGGCGTGGACCCCGAGGCATCTTCTTCGTCAATGTCGACGGAGGGCTCAAGCTCCTGTCGTTGCGCGGCTTCTCTGACCCGAAGGGCTTGATCGCCGACGCCATCAAGACCTCGAACACGCGACGCAATGCCGACTACCTGAAAGAGGCGGCACGTGCATCGAACTTCCGTGTCGTCCCGGTCATGGGAACTGTCGGCGAGGCCATGTCCGACCTCTTCAAACGTGATCGCTCCAGTGAGGCCAGCACATCGGTCTCGCCGGCTCCGAATTCTGGCGGGCTGAAGAGCGAAGACGACTGGTGGATCGATCCGGACCTGCGCTTCGACGAGTCGTTCATGTACGCGCGCGACGAGTACTTGAAGGACCAAGGGCGAGTCGATCCGTTCAAGGGCCTCTTCTACCCGGAAGAGGTCTACGCGATGATCGAGACCCTGAAGTCCTGGTACAACGAGCGCACGTGGTACGAGGAACACAACGTGCCCTGGCGCACGGGTGTCCTGACAGAAGGTCCCGGCGGCACCGGCAAGTCGAGCCTGTCCAAGGCCGTGGCGATGGAACTCGGCATCCCTCTCTACCAGTACTACCTCAACACCTTCAACGACCGTGACTTCGTCACCAAGTGGGGTGAGATGGAGACGCCGTGCGTGGTCGCGCTCGAGGACTTCGACACCGTGTTCCACGGACGCGAGTGTGTCACGGTCCACAAGAGCCTGAGCTTCGAGTGCGTGCTGAACCAGATCAGTGGCATCAGTTCGAAGTCGGGGATCTTGCTCATGGTGACGACGAACCACATCGAGCACGTCGACCCGGCCCTCGGACGCCTCGATGAACAGGGCAGGCCGACACGACCGGGTCGCATCGACCACATCCTGCACATGGGCAACACGACCGAGAAGCAACGTCGTGACATCGCGAACTACACGCTCAACGACACGGCGCCGGACATGATCGAAGAGCTCGTGGCCGCGAACGTGGATACGACGGCCGCGCAGTTCCAGGCCGCGTGCATCCACGTCGCGCTGGAGCGCAAGGCCGGTTTCGGCCGCAAGAACGCGGGCGCCGAAAACGTGGTTCCGCTGCATCGCACGGGCACCTGAAAAGGGCGGAAAAGAGGTACTCCCTGCTGCAGCAGGACACCTGTTTTCTGGTCGAAAACGGGCGTTGTGAGCCAGGACTCAGGCAAAGAAAAGGGCCGCACAGAATCACTTCTGTGCGGCCCTTTTGCCATCTGCTGTACGGTGAAAAAGAAGCTGGGGCTTCGCTAGGATGCAACTCGCCGGGCCGCGTGTGAAACGACCAAGCCCCAGCAAACACCACACTCGGTCAGAACCTCTCGAACCACGCGGGGTCCGGTTCCGATTCTTTCGGCCAGTCCGGGATCGGATGCAGGCCGCGCAATTCGTGGGCCGTCGTGTCCGGCAGGAAGTTGATCTGACCATCGGTCACGAACGAGTGACAGACGGTCTCTGCCTTGCGACGCGAACTCGTGACCAGCAGAGACGGCTGGAACGTCGGCTTCGTCGTGTCACCGTTGAAGGTCCACGGGTTCGGGTGCGGCTCGACGGCAATGACGTGACTGGTGCGACAGCCGGGACACCAGAGGTAGACGCGCGTCGGGTTCCTGATCTCACGCCTGAGGATGCTCACTTATTGTCCTCGGACAACTGGTTGAGCTTGCGCAGCGCCAGGCTGAACTTCATCCACCAGGCGGTGTAGGCTTCGACCTCCTTGTCCACCCGCTGCGCGAATCCTTCCGCGTAGTTGATGATCTTGCCGATGTCAGCGATCTCCTTCTGGTCGATGCCGTACACCACATCTTCCATGTGCTCGCTGAAGCTCAGCTCCGGCTTGGCGCTGAAGTCCAGGTCGAGAGACTTGGAACCCTTGCCCTTTTCGTTGAGACTGATGTCGAACGTGACGACTCGGTTCTCGCCGAACGTGACTTCGCACGAACAGGCCAGGTCACCCCAGGCATCGACCTCGATCTTGACCTTCAGACCGGAGGACGCGAAGGCCTGCTCGACGGCCGCCTTCGCGTCCTCGGCAGAACCCTGCGGCTTGGCCTCGAGTCGCTGCATTTCCTGCAGCCGGGCCTTCGCTTGGATGTCCATCTCGTTCTCCTTAGAGCGCGACGTAGAGGATCGATTCCTTCTGGAACCAGTGCTCGATCTCCAGGTACTCGCCGTTGCCGTCCGGGTAGTACTGGCGTCCCTTGTGCGGGACCTTTTCCAGAGCCTCGGGCTTGAACGGCGCCTCGAAGTAGATCGCGGCTTCGTCGGTGCCGAGACGCTCGACGCCCTTGAGGCCGACGCCCAGCTTCTGCGCCATCGACTGCGCGAGGTGCTTGAGGTGATCCGGCATGTCGTCGGCCATGATCTTGAAAGCCGAGAGTCGCGCCTTCGCTTGCAGTTGGATTTCCATTCTGTTCTCCGCTTCGGATGTGGAAGCGGGGCCGCTAGGGCCCCGCATCGGAGATCAGGCGAACGTGCCTTCGTTGACCTGGCGGATGGTCTCGCGCATGTACTCGGGGTCGTAGCTGTAGAGACGCGTCCAGTAGGCGTTGGCCACCTTCTTTTCCTCGGGCGTCAGGCTCGCCATGACAGCCGCGTGGACACCGGCGTCGATCTGCACCGGGGTGATGGACACCACGTTGTCGTAGTCGACGGTGGCCACGGCCTTGCGCGCGAACGACACGACCTTGACCTTGTCGTCCGAAGACGCGACGGTGAAGCCGTGATCGACGTCGCCTTCGGCGTCGACGAAGGCCACCAGCTCGTTGCGGCCGGCCTTGGCGATGGTCAGCTGCGACAGGCGCGGGACATCGGGACGGGCGAGACGCGAGGCCTGCACCAGCGCCGTCAGGTCTTCCTGGCCGTGGCGGGCGAGGAACTTGTTGCCGCCGGCACCCTGGCGCACTTCCCACAGCGACTTGTCGGCGTCGTCCATGAGCATGTTCGAGCCCATGACGCGGTAGCTGGCCTTGAGCTCCTTCTCGGTGACGACGCGGATCGCACGGTTCGCCTTGACGAAGCCGACGGCGACGCCTTCCTTGATCTTCTTCACCGACGACTTGACCAGCGAGACCTGGTTGTCGAAGATGCGGGCGACTTCGTCGTGCATGAAGTCGCGGCCGAACTTGCCGGTGTAGCTGAGGATCACCTTGGCCAGCGTCGGGGTCTTGACGCGGTAGTCGGTGATGGCGACGGTGTTGGTCTGGAAATCGGACATGGAGTTTCTCCGTTGTGACTGGTTAGACAGAATGAGAGGCTATCCGATACGGGAGTCGCCTTGGTACGCGATGAAATTGCGGTCTTCAGATCGGGAGCTGACGGTCGCGGTCGGCCTTGTACGCGTCGGCGCAGTGCGTCCTGGAGAAGGCCAGGCCGTTGATGATGTACATCATGAACCCGAACTTCTTCTTGTCGCGGTGCTTGCGGAACGCCACCGACGACATCGTCTCCCACGGGTTGCCGCGGAGGAACAGGGCGTTGGCCAGGTAGTCGAGGCAGATGAAGACGCCGAACAGGTAGTGCTTGAGAGCCAGCCAGATGGCCTTGAGCTTGGTCACTTGTGTGCTCCTTGATGCTTGGGGAGGATGAGCTTGTGCTCGCGCCCGAATTTCGTACCCGGGTATTTCTTCATGTAGGCCTTGCGATCCTCGGCAGGCAGCGAGTGGAACCACTTGTGGGTCCGACCGTGCGGCTCCTTCGGATCGATGACGAGCGCGCCGTGCAGCGGCTGCGGCATGTGCTCGTAGTTGATCTTGAGGTGCAGCTTCTTTGCCGCCGCGTAGAAGAGCGCGACCATGAGGGATGCAGCGTCGCCCGAGTGGGAGCCGAGGAAGTGCAGCAGTCCTTCCACATGAGAGGCGCCGTAGGCCGTGATGCCGAGACCACCGGACGCGAGACCGAACAGCAGGACACTGATGTCCTTCAGGCCCTGCTTGGAGGCGAACATGTCGGCCAGGCTGTAGTCACCCTTGACGCAGTTGATGACCGCGTCGACGATGCCCAGGTCGTAGTCTGCGTCACCGGTCGACGACGCGTGAAGGAATCCCCACACGAGGAAACCTGCGACTGCAAGACCCGTGACCTTGGTCAGCACCGGGTGGCGATGGATCACTTCGTCCAGCTTCTTCACGCGCTCGTGGACATCGAGATGCTGCATCAACTTCGAGGAACCGAAGGTCTCGATCAGATCATCGAAGGCCGCGAACAACGCGGTCGCCGGAAGTGCCATCGCCTTCTTGACGGCCTTGAGTAGCTTGGCGATCGAGAAGCCCACACCCTTCAGGAGTCGGAACACCGACTTCTCTTTGAAGGCCTGGACGATGGAGTCCCAGCCGATGTGAGCCGACTCGGCCAGCAGTGCTCCGACTTCCTTCAGCTCGGACCACAGCTTCTTCAGTGCACCCGGCACCTTGAACTCGAAGGCTTGCAGCTCGTGCGGATCACGCGCCAGGGCTTCGACCACTGTCGCGTACTTCTCATAGGTGACGTCGGCCGCCTCCATGAGCATGAGGCGCGTCTCAGCTTCGAGTTTCATCTCAGGCATTCCACCAGTTGGGTTCGACCATGAAAAAGGAGACGATGGCTTCGGGCGGCACGGGCACGGTGATGAACTTGAACTCCGGCTCATCGACCAGCTCGTCCTGGTACAGCACCGCGCCGGGGACCTTCGCGAGATCGATCGTGACCGCACGATACTGCGCGTTGACAGCACGAAGTTTCGACTCATCGAACTCGCCCCACTCCTCCAGCGACCAGCGCTTGGACAGCAGCATGCCCATGACCTGGGACACGACTTCGGGCTTCTTCGACATCGTCAGGAAGATCGAGGGCTTGCCGTACTTGAGGCTGCCCTTCCACAGGCCCTGGCCTTCTTTCGTCAGCTTCAGGCCTTCGCGCTCGATCTTGCGCACGTTCTTGCCTTCGGTGAAGTGGTAAGCCAGCTGTTGCTTGGCGGCTTTCAGCTGCTTCGGGACCGGGAACGTGCCGGCGATCGTCACCAGCTTGTGAATCACGTTCGGCTGCTCGAGCTCGAAGTGGATGCCCGTCTTCTTCAGGATCGCGAGGCAACGTCGAACCAGCTCGTTCGCAGCCTCCACACCGTCCCAGCTCTTGGTGCGAGTGAAGAGCCGCAGCGCTTCGTTCGTGATCTCGCGTGGCGTCTCGACGAAGAGCTGTGCCACGCCATGCTGGACCTCACCGATGGAGATGGCCCACGAGCTGGACTCGAAGTCGAAGTACAGGATGGTGGGGTAGATCCCGGCGCTGTGCTGCGGCTGCACCTTGAGCCCCACCTTGTGGAGCGCTTCAGCGACCCGCGTGCGGATCACATCGGTCAGCTCGGACGTTGGCGCGAACGCCAACAGACGGGACTTGGCTTGCAGCTTCATCGTCAGGTCCTGGTTGTGTATGTACGACCTTCGAGGTCAGGGGTGAGGACACCCGACTGGAGGAAGCCGTGGTACGTGTTCGTGTCGATGCTGGGGCTCGCAGTCAGGTACGGTGCATCGCCCGTGATGGTCCAGCCGGGACCCCATTGATTCGGTTGACCGCGGATCGTGGACTTCTGATCCACGACCCAGTGCGTGTTGTCGGGCAGCACCACCGTCAGGGGCTTGCGCCTGCCGCGCCACTGCTGACGGTAGTAGTCGCTGAGCAGGTCGGACATGTGCTCTTCATCGTCGAGCCAGTCCGCGCTGTAGATGGCGCCAGGTGACCCCACCTGATATGCGTTCGAGCCTTCCTTGCCCGTGCGCGGATTGCGGTACCAGCGAGTCGGATGGGAAGACCATGCGTCCGACTCGTCAGCCTTGAAGGCCATGCCGCAGCCGTCGCAGCACAGCTGGACGCGCTTGTCACTCAGCTGCACGTAGAGGGTGTCGTCGGCGCCCGTGAAGACGTTGGAGAGACCGAAGCCGACAGGCACCTGGATCTCTGCACGATGGAGGCGACCGGGCATCTTCGGGCATGCTCGCTGTTCGGCTGGAACGGAGCCGCCGCGCAGTTCGCTCTTCAGCGAAGCGCATACGAACGCGGTCTCGCGCTCCACGACTTCGAGCATGAAACACTGGATGGGGTCGCTCATCGTGTCCTCCTTAAAGGGTCTGATAGTCTCCGAGATCGGGCATGGCTTGCAGAGGACCCGTCGACAGAAGTCGATGACCAGCACCGAGACCCATGCCCATCGAGATGGGGCCGGGTTCGCTGTGCATGATCTCGGCGTCACTCTGCTTGATGAGGTTCTGGTTCTCATCATCCGGCTGATACCCGGTGTTACCCGGGTTGTCGGCATCATCCATGCCCTTGCCGATCAACTCATCGTCGACTTCGTCTTCACGCGGCAACTGGTGGTCGGCCTCCGCTTCGTCCATGTAGGTCGACGGAGGCCGATCAGTTGTGTTGACGACGGAGGCGAGGATGGAGATCAGCGAGCTCAGTCTGGCCTTCGCCTGCAGCTTCATCACAGTTCCTCGTGGAGGTGGACCTTGCCGCCGATGTGCTCCATGACCCAGCCGGGCTCGCCTTTCTTCGACCACGTGATCTTGGACCCGTGGTCCGCGATCTTGTAGCCGAGGTGGGTGAACACCAGCTTGTTCAGGTCGCGGGCGCCGATCTTGAACATGCCATCGGAGAGACGGCCGTTGCTCTTAATCTCCTGGCGCCCGTTGTGCGTGAGCTCGAAGTCAGCGGTCTCGAACGTGTCCTTCAGGACTTCCAGCAGCCGCGGGCCCAGGGTCTTGAGGTCCTGCAACGCCAGCAGCCGCGACTTCGCGTGCAACTTCATGATCGGCCTCAGAACGTGTTGCCGTCGTTGATGTAGTCGAAGCTGAACGTGAGGCTCAGGTCGATCACCGTCGAGCTCGCGCCGTCGAACTGCACGTCCGCGATTTCGGTGATGAAGCAGCCAGCGAGGATCATCGTCTGGCTGATGGCGCCGGCGTTGTCGTAGACGTCGAGCTCCAGGTTGACCTTGTAGGCCGCCGAGTTCGAGCCCGTGTTGTTCTTCCACGAGCGCTGGAAGTCGCGCCACGCGCGCATCGCCATGTAGGTCGAGTAGTCGACCGTCTCCATGATCGTGGCGTTGAACGTGTGCTGGTACGTGGCACGGCCGGCTTCCTGCTTCTTCATGCCGTGCAGCTCGATGCCGACGGGTTCGATGGAGCTGGAAGGCAGGGCCGTGGTCTTGCACTTGTACGTCATCGACCGCGCGATACCGGAGGTGCCCGGGACCGTGGGGAAGAAGAGGTCGAAGTTCCAGGACTGCGCGGCGTCGGGCAGGTTCTGGATGTTGTCGTAGCTGGTACGTGCCATGTCTGTTCCTTGAGAGAGTTGGAGGCCGGTCCTAATCAAAGGACCGGCCAGGGCTCATCACTGCGTGTTGCCGTTGACCTGCGACAGGGTTTCGCTGAACGTCACGCCCTGCTTCGAGATCACGATCTGCAGTTGGATCTCGTGGATCGGGATGTTCGGCACGAGGACCACCGTCACCACGAGCACGCCTGCGTTGGCCGTCGCCGCGCTGTTGTTGCCGTTGTCGCACTCGACCGTGTACGAGTTCAGGCCGTTGGCACGGACCACGGCATCCAGGTACTGGCTGCAGCTGTTGATGATCTGGCGACGGACGGCGTCCGTGTCCATCTCTTGCAGCGAGTACAGCAGGAACTTGTACAGCGAGACCTTGATGACGTTCGTGATGCGACGCACCGACAGCCACGACAGGGCCGACTGCTGGCCCGCCAGCGTCAGTTGCTCCCACAGCGCGATGCCTTGACCCACGAACGTGCGGGTGTAGGACACCTGCGCGTTGAAGAGGGCCGTGGCTTCGCCGTCATCGTAGGCGTAGCGCTGCTTCAGCACGTTCAGCAGGCCGCGGTTCAGGCCGGCGATCGAGTACGCGGGGTTCGCCACGCGATCGGTACGCGCGCACAGGGCAGCCGCCCAGCCCGAAGGCGGGTTGTAGACCTGCATGCCGTTGATGAGGTCCGCCTGCAGCAGGTCGGGACCGAACAGCGCGCTGTACGTCGAGTTGAGGTTCAGGCTCAGGTTGCGGTAGTCGATCGAAGCCTGGAACTTCTGGCTGGCCGAGGGAACGTCGATCAGGGACACGGCATCGCCGCGGGCCTGCACCAGCGAGTCGATCGCCAGCTGGTAGATCGGGTCGGCGATACCCGCGTTCACGAACACGTTCGTGCCGTACAGACTCTTGTTCGAGAACACCTGCATCGCAGCCGCGATCTGGTAGCTGGTCGGGGTCGAACCCGACGCGCCGCCGGTCATGGCCTGCGGGCCTGCGTTGCCGATTGCGGGCACCGACGTCAGCGCCGGCACGTTCGACACCACCTGGATGTAGGACGAGAACGGGTTGATGTGGTGCTCGAGTTCCAGCTGCGTGCCGTCGGACCCGATCTTCTGCTTGAGCGTGCAGGTCCAGGCTTCCAGCGCGCCTTGGTTCGGCTGCGTGTTGTCCGTGACGTAGACGATGAACTCGTCCGAGCCGACGACCAGGCCGCCGTCCGTGATCGGCTGGTGTCCAGTGTCGGGAACGACGGTGCCGTCATCCACGAACGTCAGAGTCGAGGCGCCGACCGTGGCCACCAGACCGTAGGTGCCGCCCGTGGCACGGCCGTACAGGTTGTAGCCGATGGCGCCGTCGACCGCATCCCAGGTCAGGGTGATGGAGGCGATCGGGACCGACAGGCCGCCCAGCACCACTTGCACCTGCGAGCTGGCCAGCGATTCGCCGGTCGGGCTCAGGGCCGACACTTGGTACGTGTAGGTCGCAGGCGACATCGAGCCGCTGCCGGTCTGCGCGTTGGCATCCAGGCCGGTCGGGGCTTGCACGGCCGCCGTCGCGATTTCGATCGAGTAGTTGTTGCCGTAGGAGCCAGGACCGCGGTTCGGGTAGAACAGAGCGATGGCCTTTTCACCCGGGCTCACCAGGGTGCTCAGGTCCGTGTTCAGCGGGTCGGCCGTGACCTGACCCTTCAGCACGGTCGTGCCCGAGCTGTTGGCGTACATCAGCACGCCGGCGTATTCGGCACCGGCGCCGACGACGCGCAGACCCCACGCCTGGTTGCCTTCGGTGAAGTAGTTCAGGCCGGCCTGGACCGTCATCGAGATCGACGGGTCCGGGTTGCCGTATTCGTCGAGCCAGTCCCGAGCGTTCGTGAACAGCAGGGGATGGGTCGAACCTTGCTTCGAGATCACGGGGACCGCAGCCACCGTGACCGACGTGCTGGTGATGACGGAGCTGAGGTTGATCTCGGTGACACGGATGTCCGATGCGCGGGAAACGAGCTGGGTCATGATTATTCAGCCTTCGTGTCGTTGGTGACGGGAGCCGGAGCCTTGGCCACCGCGGTGATCTTCACGGCCGCGCTCGACTTCGAGGCTGCGGCGGCCGCGTCGCTGATCGGTGCCTGCGGGATTTCCATCGGGGTCTCCGACTTCGAGTCGGTGAAGGTCTTGACCTTGGAGCCTTGCTGACTCAGCCAGTTCGTGTTGACCTTGTAGCCGTCCGGGATCGTGACGCGGCGGCTGGGTGCCACGGTTGCGTAGTCGACCTTGCCGTCGGGTGTGACCAGCTTGACCGGCACCGCGTGCTTGTTCAGGTTCAGAACGTCCATTTTGGGGTCCTCTAGTTGAAGGGGAAGAACTGCTCGCCGGGCTTCGGTGGCGGGCCGTCAGCAAGAACGACCTGATTGATCCGACCGCGCGTCATCAGCAACGCCTCGGAGAGCCAACCGTGGATCGTGACGTTGGTGGTGACCGTGTAGACGGACTCGGTCTCTGCCGGATTCTCGCGCTTCGGGATCTGCAGGCTGTCCGTCAAGGTCGATGTGACCGTGAGCTTGGAGAGTCCATAGTCGATGCCGAAATTCAGCGCACCATTGCGCCGCGTGAACCACCACCGGCGCTTGAAGAAGTCGACCGAGTCCTCATTGCCTTGGAACTTGTCGGTGATGTACGTGACCTCGACCTCGAAGTTCGTCGGCAGCACCTTCACGGTCTGGAACTGCTTGCCGTCCTGGTTCATTGTCACGGGGATACCATGTCGAGCCAGGCGGTTGGTCGGATACGACTCCGTGTTCGGGCTGGACCCGGACTCGTAGAGGAACAGGTACGGATACTCGGGCTGACGGTTACCCAGCATCGTCTTCAGGGTCGGGAGCGCGTCAGGGCTCTGAACCCAAATGGCAGGGGCACGGAACTGGCTCTGCATCCGCTGCTCGAAGCCCGCCCGCACGAACTTGTCTACTGGGTCGATTTCGGTTTGCGGCTTAGCGTCCATGTTCGATGCCCATAAAATTAGGGGACAAAGGTCGCAGCATAGTTAAATGCTGCGACCCATGTGAGAAAAGGGAGCACGAGGGCTCCCTTTCCAAAGCACCGTAGGGTGCGGCTCGTGCTTACTTGCCGTCGCGGGTGCGCTTCATCGACGACAGGACTTCCGCCATGCGGCGGCCGGCCACCACCGGCTCGACCGGGGCTTCGTCGACTTCTTCGTCCTCGACGACGTCGTCGAGCGGGTCACCGTCGAAAGCGTCGGCTTCGATGACGGGCTCCTCCTCGATCACCTCTTCGGCGACCGGGGCTTCTTCGACCATTTCCTCCGCCGCTTGCACACGCTTCGCGGCCGAGACCGGCTTGGCTTGCGTGGGCTTCGTCGGAGCCGCGGCGGGCTTCGCAGCCGCCGTGGTCGTCACGGGCTTGGTCGCGGGCGTCGCTTCCTTCGCGGCCTTGTTGGAGGCCTCGAGTTGTGCGAACGCCACGCGGTTCGTCGCTTCGATCGTGTTGATCGCGGCCTGGATGTCGGGCTGCTTCATCGCCTTCGCGAAGAGGCGCGCCGCCAGGACTTCGTCACCGTCGCGATGCATCGCCTGCGCGGCCAGGGCCAGGCAGTCGAGCGCGCGGTTGTACTTCAGCATCGGCTGGGCCATGTCAGTTCTCCTGGTTGCGTTGGGTTGCGTCTGTTTCGGACCAACCAGGGAGGGCCGTCAACTAGTGACTAAGCCCTCCCCGGCCGATTCGATTACAGGCGGTAGCCCTTCGCGAAGGAGCGGCTGTTCGCCACCGACACGGCCAGGGCCTCGTGCAGCACGAAGCCGCGACCCGGGATCTTCTCGATCGAGATGTCGATCGGGGTCGATTGCAGGCCGCCGCGATCCGAGTACGCGCCGTGGTTCAGGGCGTCCGAGATCACGAAGAACTCGCCTTGGCCCAGGACCTTGTGCTCCGGATGACGGAACGCGTCCGACGTGACGGTCATGCCGTACATCGTGCCCAGCTCGCCGGTGAGCAGGAGCTCGTGACGGGCCACCGGGTCGATGGCGGTGAAGAAGTCGGAGTTGCCGACCACGTCCTGCCACAGGTCCGTCGCCATCAGCAGGTGCGCGCCCTTCAGACCCCAGCGGGTCACGTTGGTCACGACCGTCATCAGGCTGTACGGCGTCAGCTGGCCCGACACGATGGTCAGGTTGTTGTCGACGCCGACCAGGCTCTGCAGCTGGTTGTAGTAGAGGCGGTCTTCCGCCACCATCGTGGCCTCGACGGCCTCGATGTACTTCTCCTGCAGCACGTCGCCGCTGGACTGGTTCAGTTCCACCTGGGGGATGAACGGACGGGCCACGACCGTCAGTTCCGGCGGGGTGAACCACTTGTCGCGGGTGATCTGCGACTCGACCTTGGTCGGGCTGGTGGACCAGACCGCGGTCACGTTCTTGTTGCGCAGCGGGAAGCGCGGGATCGAGCCCATCTCGACGTCGATCTTGGCCAGGTACTTGCGCATGAAGCCCTGACGGTTCGCCGTGATGTACAGCGACTCGCTGATCTTCTCGCCGAGCACGCGGTGGGCCTCGGGGCTGTTGAACGCGGCACGGACCAGGTCCTTCGACTCGGAAGCCGTGATCGCGAGCATGTTGCCGGCCGACGCTGCGGTCAGGAACTTGCGCTGCTGCTCGAGCAGGTCGCGCTTCGAACTGGCGTTCAGCTCGCCCTTGCCGGAGCCTTGGTAGCGGCCGACGAAGGATTCGCCGCCGTCGACCGGGCGGAGGTCGGTGGCGAGCACGGGCGACTTGGCCGCGCGGATGTTCACTTGGGTACGCATGTTGGGAAACTCCTGATTGGTTGATGTGTGTCAGACGACCGATCAGGCGGCGCTGAACTCGATGCCGAGGAACGGCACGTCCTGCGTCGGCTGCGCGACCACGTAGGCACCGACCAGGGCCACGCCGGAGCCGCCCACGGTCAGGATGCCGCCGGCGCCCAGGTTGATCGAGGCGGGCGAGAACCAGTTGACCGACGCGTCGAACTGGTCGGTGTAGATCAGGCCGCGCTTGATGAGGCCGATCTGGCCGACGTAGGCGCCGGCGTAGCCGCCGGGCTGCACGTCACCTTGCATGGCGCGCGCCTGGATCACCGAGGCCGGGTACTTGTAGGTCACCAGCACGGTGTCGCCGGAGGTCAGGCCGTTGACGGTGTTGCCCACGACGGTCACGCCACCCGTGATGGGGACGGCGGCGCCGGTGGTCGAGTCGAAGACGAAGACCTGGCCGGCTTGCGGCGCGAAGGCCAGCTGCACGGTGCCCGAGGACGGGACGATGAACTTCTCGACCTTGGACAGGTACGCGGCCGCGAACGGGGCAGCGCTGACGCCGGCGAACGAGAAGCCGGCGAAGAGCTCGCCGCTCGTGCCTTGCGACGGGGTCACGCCGGTGGACGTGGCGCCCGCGGCGCGGACCAGGGCTTGGCCCTCGGCGGTGATGGCGGCACCGGAAGCGACGACGGTTTCGCTGCTGTCCGGGAACTTCGAGAGAGGCAGGTAGAGCATGTGGACTCCGTTGGAAAGTTGGGAAGGAGATCAGCCGACCAGCGACTGGTTGCCGAACAGCAGCTTGTTCACGCTGGCCATGTCGGAGATGCCAGCGGTGACCTTGCCACCGGGTTGCGAGAGACGACGGGGGCCGGCCGACGAGAGGGCCGCGGTCACCGACGACGGAGCGCCGATGTCCTCGAACTCGTCTTCCGTGTCGTCGCCATCGACTTCGCTGTCGACCTCGGTGCCCGCGTCATCCACGAAGTCCTCGTCGCTGGTCATGTCCAGCGCTTCAGCGTGGTTGTCACGGACTTCCTCGGGCATGGCAGCGATGCGTTGCGCGAGGGTGAGGATCGACTTCGCGTACTCGACGCCGTGTTCGGCGAACGCGGCCGAGATCAGGGACTGCGCGCCGCGCACGCCGGCCTGCTTGAGCTGTTCGAGCAGAGCGGCCTTGAGCGGGTTGGGCGCATCCTTGAAGTAGCGCTTGTTGATGCCGACGGCGGCGATGGCCAGGCTCTGTTCCATCGCGGCGTTCTGCTTGGCAATGGCTTCGACGCGCGACTTCATGCCGGCTTCGACCTTGGCCTGCACGACACGGCTGGTGGCCTTGGAAGCCGACAGCGTGACCTTGGCCAGCGTGAAGCCTTGTGCCACCAGGCCGCGACGCAGGCCCTTGGTGTCGATCGCGTGAGCGACGACGTCCTGGTACTGCGGGGTCTGGTACACGTCCGTGACGTTGAGCTTGCGCGCCGCGGCCGGACCCATCGAAGCGATGATGCGGTTGCTGCGGATCACGTGCACGGCGGCGCCGATGGAGGCGAACGCGAGGGCATCACTGCCTTCGCCGTCTTCCACGTTGTCGACGTCGACCAGCGGCATCTGCTCTTCAGCAGCGGCCGGGGCTTCGGCTTCGAAGTCGGCGCATTCCATCGCCGGGGCTTCGTTCGGCGCGCCCGCGCCCATGTCGGCTTCGACCGGGGCTTCCGGGGCCGGGGCTTCGAAGCCCACGTCCTCGAACTCGTCGTCGTCCAGGTCGTCGGCGCCGGCGCTCAGCGACGGGAGGTCGTCGAACTCGGTGCTGGCGGCCATCGGATCGGACTCGTCGTCTTCCTCGAACTCGTCGGCACCCGGAGCTTCCGGCGCCGGGGCGTCGTTCAGCTCGTTCTCTTCGTCGGCACTGGCGTTGTGGACGACGGGCATGCCCGCTTCCTTCTCCAGGTAACCGGCGCCGGGATCGACGTCGTTGTCGAGCTGCGAGATGTTGCCGCTGGAAGGCATGGTCTCGTCCTTCAGCGACTGGGCAGGTGCGCCGTTGGCTTGCACCGCCGGCTTCTTCTTGGCCGCGGCCACCGGCGTGGCGCTGGCGGTCGTGGGGGCCTTGGTCTTGCCGGGCATCTTGGGCTCCTCTTGCGAATGCGTGGGGCCGGACTCGAGGCTCGCGGGGTCGATGAGCATCATCGGCTGTTGCGAGTTTTCGAGACCTTGGTCGCCCTGCTCGACCTTGAGATCCTTGCCGTTGCCGTCATGGGTCATCGTGGTCGAGGCTGCTGCGTGAACCTTGTCGGTCATGAGCACTCCTTGGGTCAAAGTTGATGAGTAGGTTAGCCAAAGCGTACTAGTCCGCTCAGGCTAACCCGCTCGCGTTCTCAGGCGTTCCCGCCCGCAAAATAAAAATGTATGTCGCAGAATCCGGGCGAAATCAGAGGTGCACCCGAAAGTCAGGGCGAGAAAAAGGCCGTGACTCGTTGCCAAGTCACGGCCTTGTTCGTTGATCTCGCTTTACAACTGCGTTCTCACATCCGCATCGAGTGGTGTGAAACGCCGTTTCAATTCCGGAGCATCACTTGCTCTCCGGCGATTGTGACGGCGCTGCAATTTGGTCTCCAACGACGCGAGTAATACGTAGTCACCAAGTAGGTGACGAACCGAGATGCGTGCAATGACTACACCACTGATGGTGACGCCATGACGATTCGGCCACTCGTAGACCTTGCCTCGAATCTTGCAGCACCTGTTGGAGTCTGCAAGTCGCACACCGGTGCGAGCCTGAACGAAGCAGTGGATCGGAAGTGGATCGGAGAAAGAGTCGCCAACCAGCACGAGGTCGGCGTCGAGTTCATCGTCCCTGTGCGCGATCAGAAACGCGGCCACGGCTTGCCGCGCGTCTGTCTGCACCTTGTCTAGAGGTCGGAGCCCTGGCTGCAGCATGGCAACCAGTGTACCGACATATGCACGCTGGGACGGATCGCTCAGGTGCGTCTTCATGGTCTCCCTCGTTTGAATGCGATCGACCCTCTCGACGACCGCACGCACACTTAGGTTTTCTCGGTTCTTATTGGTTCGTCTTCTGCGCCTTGACGGCGCTGGCGCTCGAGCCCGCGTTCTTCAGGCGGGCAACGGCGCCCACCTTCATCGGGTTCGGAGCTTCCGCGTTGGCAGCGGGTTCGGCATTCAGACCGACAGCTCGCGAGCCACCGTTGCCGAGCCTGGCAACCGGTTGCGTCTGCGGTGCGGTGTTCTCGCTCGTGTGCAGCGAGGTCGAGGCTCCGAGTTCGGAACCGAGGCGGCTCTTGGCCTTCAGCTTGATGTCGTTCATGGTCGTCCTTCAGCCGTAGTAGGCGCTCTCTGCGTTCTTCATCAGCATGAAGCCCAGGTTGTAGGCTTCTTCCCAGGTCAGGGCGATGTCCTTGCCCGCGATCTTGAGCTCGATGTTCGGCACGCCGTCCATGAGGTTGCCGCCATACTTCTGGTCCATCTCGCGCAGCTTCTTCGAGTCCGGAGTCTCGTCCTCACTGTCGATCATGACGCGCACCTGCGCGTGACCGCCTTCCTTGGTCTTGAGACCGTAGGTGCCGGTCGACGGACTTCCCGTGAACGTCTTCTTGAACGTCTTGTCCCACGGGATGTTGGTCGCGGTCACGACACGTGCGATGGCTGCGGCGACGAGCCGCGACTTTGCTTGCAGTTTGGTCATGGTGTCACCAGCTCATGATGTGGTCGGACATGGCCGAGACCCAGGCGGGATCGCGGACGATGGAGTACTCGATCGGCGACAGGCCGTGAGCGTTGAGGTACGCGATGCGCTGCTTGCCCATGTAGTCCACGAGCTTCCAGTTGACCTCCTTGGTGGAGCCCACGTGGTTGCAGTTCATGAACTTGTTCTCCGTGGCTTCGCGACCGCAGACCGCGCACGAGAACCTGTCAGCCAGCGCACCCATCGAGCCGGTCGTGATCTTGCCTTCGAGCAGCTCCTTCGCGATGTCGGGGTACTTGTTCTTGTCGACGCCGACCAGACCCATGACCTTCCAGTGCTTGCCGCGCCCGAAGTTCGTGATCTTGGTCAGTGCCGTGTCGAACATGACACCGTAGGCCTTGGTCCAGTCCTCGTTGTCGTGCTCGAGGTGAATCGGGCAGCCGGTCCAGGCCTTGTAGACCTGGCGGTTCATCGGAGGCGGCTGGAAGGCGATGAGCTCTTGCAGCGGGAAGCCGATGCCGTTCCGATTCGGGAAATCCGACGGGCAGATCGGCATCGACTTCATGATGTAGTCCTCGATGTGAGGACTGATGTGGTACGTCTTTGCCGCGAACGGCAGCCACGTCTCGAAGTCGAGCTTGCGAACCATCTCGGCCGCTTCGGTATCCGGCTTCGCATCTGCATCGAAGGCCGGCTCCTCGCTGACGCCCACGCCCTTGATGAGCGTGGCGGCCGTGAGCATGCGATCACGCTCCTCGCGGTCGAAGTACTGTGCGGGAAAACGGCCACCCATGTCAGACTCCTGCGAGGAAGAGCATCGTGCCCTTCTTGGCGAAGGTGATGCGGAGTGCGGTCGCGACCGGAGTCGTGAGCTTGGAGATGCCGTTGCCGACCGCGACCGTGGTGTCGGGATGCCAGTGGCTCGGCTCGCCAGCCGCAGGAGTGTCCTGCGAGTGGTTGAGCGCGAGGTCAGGCTCGACCAGCGTGGTATCGATCTGCACGGTGCCGCCGGTGATGGCGGCCGCCTGCGCGAAGATGCCCTGGTACAGCTGGCCGTTGTGCACCATCAGCGCCGTGATGGGCAGGTAGATGATGTCACCATCGGCATCCGCGACGATGGTGACACGACCGAAGGGGGCGCGCTGGCGGGCGACGCCCGAGCCGGAGCCCGAAGCGCCGAGGCCACCAGAGCCGCCACCGTTACCGACGATTCGGGCCATGCGTTACTCCTTGGTTTCGGTCTGGTTGGCGGTCGACTCGACGTGCGTCGGATCGGTCGAGGCTTGCACCTGCGAGTCGGCAGCCTGTTGAGCAGCGACCGCAGCGGCCTTCTCGGCTTCCGCATCAGCCTTGGCCTTGGCTTCCGCGGCAGCAGCCGCTTCGGCTTCAGCCTTGGCTTGGGCTTCGGCAGCCGCCTGGCGTTCGATCGCAGCCTGGGCTTCCTGGGCTTCGGCAGCTTGCACCGCAGCAGCTTCGGCTGCGGCCTTCTCGGCGGCAGCGGCTTGCTCGGCTTCTTCCGTCGCTTCGTCTTCTTCGGTGTCGACCGGCTGGCCTTCGAAGCTGAAGCCCGGCTGTTCGGCGACGGCGACCGGCGGCGCTTGATGCGCGGCGTGCAGATCGGCGACCGAGATGGTGTTGGCGGTGGACCCGGGGATCGGATCGGTGTTCAGCAGCGGGCTGTTGTTCAGCGGCGGCTCCACGATCTTCTTCCCGGTCTCGGGGTCGAAGCGGTCCTTCGCCTTCTCTTCGACCTTGGCCACGAGGTGCGTGACGCCGGAGACCAGCGCGTGCGCGCCCTTGGCCAGCTCGGCCTCGAACTCGTGGAAGTTGTCGCCGATGTGGCCCATCCCGATGTTGGTCAGGTAGTCACGAGCCATCTGGAACTCGTGCTTGAGGAAGCCTTCGCCTTCGGAGATCAGAAAGCCGGCTTCGGCCATCGCCTTCTTCAGCGGAATCACAGAGAGATTCGACATGTCACAGTCCTTTGTGTGGATCAGAGAGCGGGTGAGACCGTAGTCCCACCCTGTCTCATGAAATTGCGGTCAGCCCTTGCGACCACGACGTTGCGGTTGCACTTCTTCTTCGTCCTCGCCTCCAGCCTCCGGCGCAGCATCGACTCGGAAATCGAGCGTGTCGTCATCCTTCGGCACCAGCTTCTTGACCTTCTTCGCCTGCAGCTTCAGCTCGTCGCCGTTCATGACCTTGACGCCGGCTTGCAGCAGTTGGTTGATGACCTTGGCTGCACCGCTGAGATTGTTGACGAAGACCGACAGGGTCGGATCGGCCAGGCGCCACGTCATGCCCGGCACCTTGTAGCGGCTGGAGGTCGCCAGCTTGGTGCCGGGGAAACCGCCGCCGTAGGGCAGACACATGTAGGCGACACCGAAGTTCGGGTTGACCCCGTTCTTCTCGGCTTCACGGATCGCGATCGGGTCGGTGTCGCCACCGTCGGTCACGAGTGCGAAGAGGCAGAGGCTCTTCTTGTCGGCACGCGGCTTGAACTCCTGCCGCATGTAGTTGCGGAAGTTGCCACCAGCCATGAGCCGCGCGTAGCGCCGGGAAGTCGCGATGTTGCCACCGGTCAGTTCCTGCGTCAGCACGTCGAACGCGTCGTTGTCGACCTTGTCGTCGACCTCGAAGCCGGCTTCGGCCCACACTTCAGCCTGCTTGAGGAGCACGCGCGCATTCTTGATACGCGCTTGCATGTAGGCCGGATCGCGACGGAAGCCCACGGCCTCGAGTGCCTTGACCGCCGACTGGTTCGTGCCGATGTCGTAGGTGAGACGCATGTAGCCGTTCAGCATCGACAGCTGCAGCCCGATGCTCATCTTCGACTTGCGGTCGAGGATCTTCACCTGGTTCTTCAGCTTCTCCTTCTCTTCGGCCTTCTTCTTCAGGTCGATCTGGCGCTGGCTGATCTTCGCCTGCTTGACGACCAAGCCCTGCACCGTGATCGGCGCGGTCATTTCCAGACCGGCCGCCTGCGCGATCTTGTTGCGCATGTCGATGCCATTGGTCTCGGTCCGAGTCATGACGAAGACGTTGGTGGCCTTGAGACCACGCGCCTTGGACCCGTCTTCGAGCAGCACGTGAACGCGAGAGATGAAGTTGCCCTTGCCGAGTGCAGCAGCGCCGAAGATCGTGCCGTCGCCGAACTCGCAGTGGCATCGCATGCCCATGACCTTGGCACGCTGAGCCTTGATGACGGCGCTGTCCTTCGAGTCGTCATCGTCGTCGCCGGTCGGCACCTCGTCCTCGTCGTCCTCGCCGGTGAGTTCCATGCCCAGGTAGTTGTCGACCCGGACCAGGCCCATCTCCGACGCCTTGTAGAGCTCGGTACCCTGGGCGTAAGGCACGCGAGCCAGCAGTGCCGCACCCGGAGGTGTAGGCGCTTGTGCGACTTGCGTGAACTTGAAGCCGCCCTCGGCAATCATCTTCTCCTTGTACTCGCGGTTCTCGGCCTTCACCGTCTCGCTGAGCATCTCCATCGAGTCCTTGTAGGCAGCAAGGTTCGAGTCGAAGTCGTTCATCGTGACGATGGTGTCCAGCGTCATCGGAATGACGGGGATCTCCGGGATCGCCTGGTAGTTCGGGTTCGTCGGGTTGTCGAACTTCGCGAGCTGCACGATCTTGGCACGCAGGCGCGCGGCCTTCGTGATGTCGATCGTCTTGTCAGCCACGATGGTGTCGAAGATCAGCTCTTCGCGCTTGTCGCCGCCCTTCGAGAAGTTCGGGCGTTCGATACGCGAGTCACCTTGCTCCTGTTCACCCGGCGTCCACACGCCTTCCATGCGGATCAGCATGCCGGCCTGCTGCAGATTCAGACCGACTTCCAAGCTCTTGCGGATGCCGATCATCCAGCGGATCTTCGGATCTTTCTTGAAGGCGTTGACCATCTCGGTCTTGCTGCTGGTCTTGTAGAGCAGCCCGCAAGCCTTGAGGTCGTCAGGCATCGCCTCGAACAGCGAGTCGGTGGACTCGTTGTAGTTGGTGAAGACCAGAGCCTTCTAGTCGTGCGTGTCGAGGTACTCGCGCAGTCGACGCGCCAGCAGCAGCGCCTTCGGGCTCTTGAGGTCGTCGCCCGAGAGCGGCGGCACACGTTGGCCTTCAGCGTTGATGAAGCCGTTCTTGGCGTACGGATGGAAGGCCGGGTTCGTGACGAAGCGCTCGATGTCGGCCAGGTACGGCTGGATGGCCGGACCGATGTCGTCCACGTCGTCTTCCGAGTCGTCGTCGGCATCCGGGTTCACGTCGCCGAGGTCGCCGAACTTCTCTTCGTCCTCGGCAGTCGCCTTCTTGCCCGTCAGCTTCTCCAGAAGTGCCTTCGCGTTCTTGTCGGTCTCGGCGGCCTTGCGGATGCTCGAGATCATGTCGTCGAAGATCGCGTCGTACATCTCCTTCTGCCGAGGCGTCAGCGTCACCATGGAGAACTGGTCGGAGCGCGGGGGCAGGGCGCAAGCCCATTCCTTGCGCTTCGCCGGCGCCCACACCACAGTCTCCTTCAGCTTCGACAGCACGGTCGAGACCGCATTCGGGCCGGTCTGGTTCCACTGCAGCACGCGCTGACCGCTGATCTTCGCGCCGTACTTCTCGTTGAACTGCGCACGGGTGCCGAAGACCGTCGGGTCCAGGATAGCCATCTGGCCGGGGAGGTCGGACGGCGAATCCGGGTTCATCGTGCCCGAAGCGATGCGCTTCTTCTTGATGTCGGCGACCAGGGTCATCACCGACTTCATGCGAGCCGAGCCCGTGTTGCGCAGGAAGTGCGATTCGTCCATGAGGACGTAGCCAGGCTGGAACTGACGAATCAGGTCGATGACCGGGTAGACCGTGATGGTCGACGTGCCGTAGACGGTCGCGCGCGAGCGGAACTTCAGCGCGTCGTAGTCGACCACCAGGATGGTGTTGATCGGCGCCGCTTCCATGATCTCCTTCAGGCGCGGGAGGCCCGAAGTGCGCACGTTGTAGCTCGTGATCGGAATCACGTTGATCTTGCCGTCGGTGAACTCGACGATTTCCGACACGTAGTTGGCCACCAGGTGGCTGGGGCACATCACGAGGTAGGGCGACGACTCGCCGTGCGCGATCTCGTACAGGATGTCCGTGATCGCCAGCATCGACTTGCCACCACCGGCGTCGACCGGCCACGCAGCGAGGTCAGGACGACCGCGCATGATGTTGCGGATCTTGGCTTGGTGGGGCAGAAGACCCGACTCTTCCTCGCTGAACTTGCGCGTCAGCAGCGGGGCTGCCGGCGGAGTCCAGTTCTTGTCCACGCCTTGCAGAGCGGCCGGCTTGTTGATGGCCGCGGCCTGCACCGTCGTCGTGGCGAGATCAGCGCCGTAGGCAGCGAGCACCTGGATCTGACCCAGCTGGTCGGTCATCGTGGTCACGGCGTACTTGACGAACAGCGACTCGATGTTCCTCACCATCGTGGCCGCGAGCGTGACGATGAACCGTGCGACGGGCTGGATCGCGAGCTCGGCTTCCACGTCAGGCGAGTTGTGGTCGCCTCCAACGACGTTGAGGCTGTCCATCAGCCAGTAGCCGGTCATGAACTGCGCGTTCGTCAGCTCGTAGTACTGCTTGAAGGCGAACTTCGCGTAGTCCTCGATGCTGAGGTCGTCGCTCGCGCCGGGGAAGTCCTCGATCTTGGCGCCGTAGTTCCGGGCCACGATGCTCAGGTTGCAGGCCTCCGCGTAGTGGCTCATGCGCGTGATGAATGCATCCGGGATCGGGCGCTTCAGCAGGTTCATGGCCATCGACGCGTTGCACTTGCGCATGTGCGCCAGGTCGAGAACTTGCGGCTTGCCGGTCGAGTCCGAGTACGTGAACTTGTTGTTCACCCAGTCGGTCAGGATCGGGATGTTGATCGGGAGCTGCGGCTTGCCAGCCGAGCCCATCCGGCGCAGCGCGAACTCGCCGTCACCTTGTTGACCGGCAGCGCTGAACATGGACTCGTACTTGTTCGTGTTGTTGCAGGCACGCGGAATCCAGATCGGCTCGCCCTTCAGGTTGATGGTGATGTTGTTCTCGTCCACGCGCTCGTCGGACTCGAGATGCTTCGGCAGCGTCTCGGCGATGCGAGAGATCGAGGTCGCGCTCTTGCCGTACTGACGGCTGACGTACTCGGCCTCGACCCACATCGTGAACAGCGGGTACAGGTCGACCGGACGGATCTCGGCCCAGTCGGTCGAGATCAGGTAGCAGGCCTCGACCGGCTTGATGACGAACTCGAGGAAGATCGTGACATGGCGGCTGTCAACCTGGTAGCCGACGCCGCGCAGGCACTGGCTGAACATCGTGGTCGCGTCGGCCTTGATGCCGGCCTTGGCCACGACCTGCGAACCCGGGAACAGGGTGTACTGCGGAGTCTCGGATGTGAGGCCGGCCTGGCAGACTTCGATGTACTTGTTGCGGGCTTCGTCGGTCATGGACTCGCCGCCGAACAGCTGCAGCACGAAGTCGACCGATTCAGGGCTCGCAGTCGTCAGCTGGACGACCGGCAGCTTCAGCAGGAAGTGCGAGTCGTTGCCGGCGTTGACCTTGCGCAGCGACGTGTACTGGTTCAGGCCCCAGTCGATGCGCTTCTTCTCCCACTCGGCGATGGCCTGGTTGAGGTTCTTGCGGTCCTTGCGCTGCTCCGGCGTCTTGGCGGCAGGCATCTTGCCGACCGGCATGGCCGACATGTTCATCAGCGGTGCGAAGGCGAGCTTCAGCATCGTCTTGCGCGGGTCACCGCTGTACATCCAGTTGAAGACACCGAGGAAGCCCTGCTGCTTCTGCTCCTTGGTGACGTCGAACTGGCTGTTGGGTACCAGGTTCGTGCGCGGCCGCTTCACCAGGGCCGCCCTGAGCTTGCTAACGGGCAACGGCAGGAGCGGTTGGCCGATGCGTTCCGATGCGATGGCGTTCATTGAATTCCTCTTTGGACTTGATGATGGCCTGGAAGTCATCCAGTGTCTTGATTTCGTCGCCTCGGAGTTGTCCCTCCCGAAACGCGAGATAGAGTTCCTTGTACCTGCGGGCCGCGAGCGGACTGAGGCTGAGCAGGAACGGTGCATCCCGGAGTTCAGCCTTCATGATCTTGAACTTGGGATGCGTGATTGGGTAGCCGCGCCGCTTCAGGAAATCATTCTTGGCGTGGTCGAGTGCCTGCTTGAAGCTGGTGCCCGCGCATTCGCCAGACGCTCCCTGGTAGCGGTAGTCGAAGCTGACGTAGGTCATAGGTGTCGCACTCCTGTCGAGTCGCGAGCTCGGTACGTGTTCATCAGCGGCTTCCACAGCTCATCGAGGATGAACTGCTCCTTGGCACGGAGATCGGGACCCGTGTTCATGCCTGGCGCGTAGACCGGCACGAGCGGCGCCCTGATTTCGTAGCCGATGAACCACTGCCGTGGATTCAGGGTCTCGCGGTTGTAGACGAAGACGAGCAGACCAGGGTCGAGCTCGCACCGGTAGCGGCGCTCCGAATCGCGGATGCGGCTGAACCTGTAACCGCCGGGCATACGGAACAGCCGGGTGTGCCACTCGGGGTCTTCGATCTTGAACTGCGCTTGCACGAGGATCGAGAAGCCGTAGCTCTCGATTCGGGCCTGCCGCTCCAAGTTGTGCCACGGGCTCAGGCCCCGCATCAGTCGGCTCACATTCAAGAACCTGACCAGGTGCCGGCGCTGGGTCCAGAGGTAGTTCCTGATTGCGATGTTGGTGTCCGCTTCCGGCATCACAAATGGCAACAGGCCAGCCGATTTACAACCCTCCTTGTAGCGTTGGAGAGCGGTAACCCATGCTGACCGTGTGTCGGAGGGAAGACCCGAGCACGCTGCAAACCAGATATTTACAGCGTGCGGGTTGAAGTTGTGCGGGAAGTCCAGAGGCCCTGGTGGCCGCTGGAGCAGCTTCGAGTACGGGCCCATGTGGGACTCCTAGATGGTGGGAGGGCCTTGGCTCACGTCGTCGATGAGGAGCGGCTGATCGGTCGGCGGCTCGACGCCACCGTCGTTGTTCGTCAGCTCCTGCACGACCGGCTCGTCTTCCTCGTCGTCGCCGTCGATGAGCATGTCGAAGGCCGCGCCGTCGGAGATCGGATCTTCGGTCGACGCCAGCGTCTTCGCATTCGCCATGGCGATCACCTCGTCGTCGCTGAGCGGTCGGCCGGCTTCGGCCTCGAGTTCCGCGCGATAGCGCTTGCCGGCTTCACGCACCTCGGCTTCGGTGAAGAGGCGGCTGGCCGTCGTGTCGAGCTTCAGCGGGTCTTCGCCGTTCGGATCAGCGGGATCGACGTCGCCTTCCATGATGCACGGCTGCTGCGCGGAGCTCGTGTCGGCGCCCAGGATCACGTCGTCTGCGGCTTCCGCCTCGTGGTCTGTGGCGGGCAGGTCGCTCGGGTTCGAGGTCGGCAGCGATCCGAAGTCCGACGTGTCGTTGGCCGTGACCGGCTTGGACGCGCGCTCGAGCTCGGAGATCAGGTTCTCGTAAGCGGTCACCGCATCGGTGTGACCACGGGCCTTTGCGGCGGCGTGACCACGGCGTGCATCACCCAGCTCGGTCTCGATCACGCGCCGCGAGTCGTCATCGACGCTGGCGAAGAAGGTGGCCGAGTTGGACACGGGCTGCGTCGGCTGGTCGTAGGTCGAGCTGGCGAGCAGGCGTTGCTTGGCTTGGAGTTCGAGATTCATTTGCTGTGATCCCAGTGTTTGGAGGTCTCGGCGAACTCAGCCATCTTTGCGGGATGGCCGCCGGCCGCCTTGCCTTTCGCGATGTCCGCTTCGGTGATGGGTTCGTCCTCGCTCTTGCCCAGCCACTTGTGGAAGTCGCCGTGCTTGATGGGGCCGATCTTGGCCATGAGCCTGGACTTGGCTTTGAGCTGGAGGATCATCTTGACCTCACGGGCGATAGGGTTTGAGGGCGGGTTTGCGACCCCACGGGTTCTTCGGCTTCGGCCGCTCGTGGTTGCCACGCTGCAGGTGCGTGTGTCGCGCGTCGTGGCAAGCGCCGCAAAGCGTGATGAGATTGCTCATGGTCGTGGTGCCACCGGCAGACAGCTTCAGGATGTGGTGGACGTCCTTTCCAGGTGCTCCACACGCACGGCCTGAGCGCCGGTCTTGGCACTTGCCATCGTCGCGATCCCACACACGCTTGCGAATCTCCCACCAGTCGGTTTGCGTGGTCGAGTAGGACTCACGCTGAATGCGGGCGGTGCCATCAGCACGCCGGCGGACGTTGGGTCTGCGTTGCATGACCATAAAATTGGACCTTTCAGCCGCCTTGTCGATCGTGACTGTTGTACCGTCCGTCCAGGTAGTTGACCGACATGACCCTGGCTCTGACCATGAGGCACTCGAGCTTCGACAGCCTGTAGAGCGTGTCGTCGCCGCAGACCAGGATCGGACCACCCGCGCACTCCCACACGATGAAGGGTTCGTGCGCATCGTGCTCGTTGGCGAGGTCGGACGAGTCGCGAACGATGGTCTTGCCACGGGTCTTGATGATGCAGCCCTTGACCATGCGGTCGCCCGGCAGGAACGACTCGTCGTCCGTGACTTCGAGAGCTTGCAGCAGCTCGACTTGATCGCTGATAGATCGGACCATCACACACCCCCACCCGTGCGGGCTTCGAAGTACCACTTGATGACCGCGGTCTGGAATGCAGCCAGCGGCACGTTGATGGCCGCGATGATGAGGCCGATGTCGGTGCCGTTGCGAGCCTCGTTCACGTCGGCGTAGTGCATCGACCACTTGATGACGCCGAAGGTGACGAACAGCGTCGCCATCGCCACGATGTGCTTCTCGACATCGCGCTTGTCGAACCAGTCCCACAGCATGGTCATGGTCGCGACGATCATGCTCACTTCCTTGGGCGGCTGCACCGTGACTTCGGTCTTCACGGTTGTGGTCTCGGTCACGGCCGATTGTGTGGTGTTGTCTTCGCTCATTTTGTCCAGTCCTCAATGATGGGTGTGCCGACCGCAGTCGACGGGGTAGGGACGGTCGTAGGCTGCCACACATTCGGGCCGCAAGCACTCGTCCAGACGTTGAGCCACCTACCTCCGTACCACCGCCTGTAGAACGGCAGGGAACCGAGATGGGAGACGAAAAACGGGAGCCGAAAGAAGTTCATGGTCACGCTCCTCGAAAGAAGGGTGACCATGAAAGTGACCCTTCGCTAGTACAGGTCCTCGCTGAAGAGTTCGGTGGAGTCCGGGTTGCCGGTCTTGTGACGGATCTGACCTTGACGAGTCGCGATCTCGAAGGCCTGCTCACGATCGAAGAAGGTGCCGAACTGATCGATGAAGCCCTGGATGCCGTCGGCCTCCGTCTGCTTGAGCCCCATCGCCTTGTACTGCGCCATCATGACCGCGTCGTAGTGCCGCGGGCCGACGATCATGCCCTGCTCGAACAGGATCGCGGCACAGACGATACGCCGGCGTGCAGGATCGGGAATCCAGTCGCTCATACCGCCACCAGCTCTTCAAGGCTCAGCTTGCGACCGGAGAGCTTCGGCTTGAAGCTCTCCATGTCGTTGAACAGCGATGCCGCCGACAGGTACTCGAGTGCGCCGTCTTCCTGCGGCGCCGCCTGCACCTTGTCCGAGCCGTCCACGAACTCCTCCATGTAGCTGATGTTCAGCGGAGGCAGCTTGCGGCTCGTGAGGCCGATGCCGTTCGTGGCCTTGATCTCACGGTAGTCGATGTGGTCGCAGAGGATGCCCTCGTTGAGACCCAGGATCGGGCCATGCGAGAACAGGTACTGCGCCCACTGCTTCTCCTGGTCGGCCGCCGTGCGGTAGATCTGCAGCGCGCGCTCGCGGTTGTCGCCGATGATCTGCACGAACTCCGGATCGTCCTTCGGCAGCGCTTTCAGGATGTGCATGACCAGCGACAGGTGGATGTTCTCGTCACGAGCGATCAGCTTCACGACGTCACCCGAACCCGAACACAGCAGGCGCTTCTTGAAGTTGAAGACCGTGGCGAAGAAGTTGAAGAAGCGTAGGGCCTCCAGCGCGTTGGCCTCGCACAGCGCGAGATACAGGTTCTCCTTCGTCGGGTTCGTCTTCATCCGATCGTAGGCATCGGAGATCGCGGCCGCGCAGTCCGTGATGGCGGTGATGCCAGGGATCGCATCCACCACGGCAGTGCCGCCGTCAGGGTACACGGCTTGCAGGATGTGCGTGTAGCTCTCGCTGTGGATGGTCTCGAACTGCTGCCAGGTCGTGATGCAGTTGCTCAGGCTCGGGTCCGTGCAGCTGGGGCCGAAGACCAGAGTCGGCTCCTCGCCTTGCTTCGTATCCAGCATGATCGCACGCTGGAGGCCCGACGTGAAGATGAACTGCTCGGCGTCGGTCATCGAGTTGTAGGACCGTCGCTCCCCGGACATGGTCACCGTCTCGGGCTCCCAGTTGAAGCTGCGCATCAACTTGTTGAGCTTGTCGAAGATCGGGTAGCGCGGCTTGTCGTAGCGCGCGATGGGCTTGCCTTCCGGCGCGAAGAAGAGCTGGCTCGGGTTGGAGTAAAGGGGTCGCATCTTTGTTCCTCAAATCTTGCAGGCGCCGGACTCGCAGCCGTCGTCTTCGGTTTCCTCGACGCCGAGCTTCGGCGGCTTGCGCACGTTCGAGTAGTACGCAGTCTTGTAGCCGAGGTCGTACATGAGCGTGAAGATGGAAGCGAACGTGGACAGCAGGACCTTGCCCGTCTTCGGATCGCGCGCCATCTTCATCGGGTCGAAGCTGTTGTTGATCGAGATGGCCTGATCGTAGTAGTGCTGCTGCGGAGCCAGCGTCTTCAGGTACGCCACAGGATCGACTTCCCACTGGGTTTCGTACAGGTGGTTGTACTTCGCGAACTCCGGCACCACCTGCGGCAGCGATCCGTCCTTCGAGTCCTTGACCGTGACCAGGCTCTTCGGCGGTTCGTCGCCGTTGGTCTCGTTCGCCAGCTGGCTGCTGGTCTCGCTGGGCATGCCAGCCATGAGGGTTGCGTTGCGCGTACCGCCAGCGGCCTTCATGCGCTTACGCAGCGCTTCCCAGTCGAGAGTCTTGGGCAGCACCAGCTTCGAGTCCTCCCACGGGAACCAGCCATCGCTGTACTTCGTGCGCTTCTTGCACGGGCCCAGCTCTTCGGCCAGCTCGACCGATGCTTCGATCAGGTAGTAGCTGATGTGCTCGTACAGCTCGTTGACCATGGCGATGGTCTTGGCCTCGCCCCAGCGGAGACCGTGACGCACCATCCAGTGCGCGAAGCCGATGACGCCGATACCGAGCGGTCGGTACTCCTCGACCGACAGACGCGCTTCTTCTAGCGGATAATCCTGGTAGCTGAGCAGCGAGTCCTTGGTGCGGACCGCGATACGGCAGACGCGACGCAGCTCGTCCTTGCCGGCCTGCGTGCTGAGGTCGACCTTGCCCAGGTTGATGGCGCCCAGGGTGCAGAGGGCGATGCGACCGACGCTGTGGTCTTCGGCGCTGACCGGCGTCGTCGCCAGACAGATTTCGACGCACAGATTGGTGCTCGTCACCGCTTCCAGGAACGGCGTCTGCGTGTTGACCGTGTCGGCGAACATGCAGTAGACACGGCCGGTCTCGAAGCGCTCGAGTAGGAACTTCTGCGCCATCTCGGCGGCAGGGATCTGGCGCTTCGTGATCTTCGGGTCGGCCTCGTACTTCTCGTACAGAGCCTTGAACTTCTTGAGGTCCGGGCTGTAGAAGGCTTCATAGAGGCCGGGGACTTCCTCCGGGCTGAAGAGCGTGACGTGCTTGTCCTGCGACCAGCGCTCGAAGAACAGGCCGTTGAAGGCCGGCACGTAGTCCAGGGTCCGGACGCGCGTCTCGTCGGTGCCCTTCTCGTTCTTGAGCTCGATGAGGGACTCCCACTCGAGGTGCCAGAACATGTAGTTGTAGGTGGCACTCGCGCCGCGGACGCCGCCCTGGGCGCTGGACTTCAGGTCGCCGTTGAACTTCTTGATGAACGGGATCTGGCCGGTGCTGATGGCTTCGCCGCCGCGGATCGGCTGGTTGACAGCACGGATGCGGCCGCCGTCGATGCCGATGCCGGCCTTCTTCGATGCGTAGCGCAGGATGGCCTGGCCAGCGCGCTCGATCGAATCGAGGCTGTCGCCAGCGCTGATGACGACACAGCTGGAGAACTGCTTGACGAGGGTGCGGACGCCAGCCATGACCGGAGTCGGCTCCGACAGGCTGTGCGTCGAGATCGCGTCGTAGTAGTCCTTGATAGACTTCATCCGCGTCTCGCGCGGCTCGTTGCTGCACAGCGTGGCCGCGACCATGATGTACGGGAACTGGAACGACTCGGTGGGCTTCCGGGTCTTGCGGTTCTGACACAGGTACTTGAGTCGCATCTGCTCGGCGCCTGCGTAGCGGAACAGGTCGTCACGCGTGTGATCGATCATGCGGTTCAGCTGGTCGATCTCGTCTTCGTCGTACAGCTCGTAGATCGCCGGATCGTAGAACTTCATCTTCACGTTCTTGGCGATGACGTAGCTGAGGTGCGGCGGATGGTTCTGCCCGAACGCTTCCTTCCGGACCTTGAACCAGACCAGGCGTGCTGCCACCTGGTCGTAGTTCGGCGTGTCCTCGGAGATGAGGTCGCGCGCCGACGCGATCAGCGTGTCATGGATCTGGCTGGTCTTCATCTTGTCGAAGAACTGCAGCTCTGCATTGGCCTCGATGTCGGCGACCGAGACCCCACGGATCGGGCCCATGTTCTCGTCGCCGTTGACTGCCCACTCGAGCACCGCGTGGATCTTGTCGATGTCGCGCTCTTGCAGCGATCCGTCACGCTTGGTGACACGAGCCTTCGACTGGATCTTCGGGGCCGGCACCGCGTTGCCTGCGTCAGCGATTGCAACTGCGGCGGTGTTGTCAGTTTTGTCCATGTGTTCCATTCCAGTAGTTGATCGGATTCGGTGCTCAGCAGGCGCGGTCGTGGATCAGGTAGTCGCGCCAGATGTCGGCGCTCTTGCGCACGTACTGGATGAGGGTACGCTTCTGGCGCTGCTGGACCGAGTCGTTGCCGCTCTTGATCCAGGTGTGATGCATCACGTTCGCGATCTCGGTCACGTTGTTCGGGTCGGCCTGGTAGGCATCGTCGAGCCACGGGATGTTGGCGCCGACGACCGGCACGTCGCAGACCACGGAGTCGGCGAGCACGATATTGAAGGTCTCCGAGTTCGACACCTGGGAGACGATGTCCATCTCGGTCAGCAGCTTCATGAAGTCGTGATGGTCCATCCACGGGACCTCGACCAGCTCGTGCGGCTTCATGCGCTCGAACAGGGACTTCAGGCTCCGCAGCAGCGCGTCGCCCTTGTTCTCGATGCGGCTCGCGTTGATGTAGAACTTGAGCTTGAGGCCCAGCCGCGATGCGACCTTGAGGGCTGCCAGCGCCTGGTTCATGTTGTTCTTCAGCGGACGGATGGCGCCGAAGCAACCGACGTGGAACTCGCCGTGGTGCTTGACCTTCTGGTGACGGATGACCAGGAGCTGCAGCCACTCGCGCGGAAGCGACAGGTGCGTGTTGAAGTCGTAGTAGTTCGGCAGGTAGACGATGCGACCGGGCCGCTCGACATCCGAGTCGCGCACGAGTTCGCGGATCTCGCGCGCCGCGTCGGGGCTGTTGAAGCCGACGGTGATGCCGCGCTCCAGGTAGTCCAGCGCCCAGCCGAACACCGTGCCCTCGTGAGCCAGGAACTCGGTGTTCGAGTGACAGCGGACCATCCACTCGATCTCGGGATTCATGGCCGCCAGCACCTTGAACTTGTCGGGCACGACCCAAAAGCCTTCGATGATGACATGGGTCGGCGCGTAGGACACGACCTCCTGGTGGATGAAGTTGTTGTCCTGGACCTGGACGAGCTTGGCCTCGATGCCCATGTCTTCCAGAGCCTTGACCATCTGCTTGACGCTGACGCTCATGCCCGAAGGGAGCAGGCCGCCGTTGGCACTGTAGCCCCAAGTGCCGTAGCCACCGCTGGGCCTGGCCTTGAGGACGAAGAGGACACGAGGACAATGGTGGTGGTGATGTGGTGCGTGACCGAAGTTCATGAACTTTCCTTTGGAGTCGCCAAAGGGTCCGCTTGGGACCCGTTGACCTCTATTTACCGTTTGAATCAGAAGTACGGGAGCCCACGGTATGCTCCGTAGGCACCGCCGTACAGGCTCGCGGGACTGATGGTGATGCCCACCGCTCCCATGGCGCCACGCTGCAGGGCGCCGAAGTTGCCGTCTCCATTGGGGCCCGATCCATCCCCGTTTTGGTTCCCCTTGATGATGAGGTTCTGCTTGAACGGCTTGAGCTCGTTGTCCAGTGCCGACTGGATCTTCGAGGCCATGTTGTCGAGGTACTGCGTGCGATCCACATCGAGACTGATGTTGGCGCCGCTGAAGTTGAATGCCTTCTCACCCTCCAGGAGATACTGCGCTTCGAGCGCGTACTTCTCTGCGCACAGCAGCCAGTACTCGCGCACCGGCCCCATGGCGTTCGTCATCGTCAGGCTGGAGAAGACGCCCGCGTAGCCGTTGAAGAAGTCCATGCCGCGGCGCAGCCACTTCATGATCTCGGTCGACGGGAACAGGGAGTCCGGCGTGCCATACAGCGTCGTGCGTGCCTTGTTGATCTTCGCCTTCACATCCTCGATGGCTTGGATCATCGAGTCGGTGACGATCCACAGCTCGGTGGCCTGACGGAAGGTCTGCGCCGGCACGTTCCAGAACTTCCAGTTGATCTGATACGGCACGCAGCTGGGCGGGAGACTCGTCGTGTCGATGGTGGCGCTCACGCAGTAGCCGCCCGCGATCTTCTCCGGGTTGAGGACCGGCATCGAAGCCAGCACCTGACCGCCTTGACGCAGCTCCACCACGTAGTTCTGGTACAGGTCCTTGGTCGCGAACAGGACGGTCGCGGGATCACCCTGCATCTCGATCGAAGGCTGGCAACCCAGCTGCACATCGATCAGACCTTCGACCGTGATGGCTTCGAACTGGTAGATGTTCTGCTCGCCGACTCGCAGCGTATAGCGCAGCTGGTAAGGCTTGCCGACCGACGGCGGGATCGACGACGGCACGTTGATGACCGAGCGAGCGATCACCGTGTTGGCAACGCCCGTAGCCATGATGCGCATGTCGAAGGCATTGCCCGAGGCGTAGACGGTGCCCGTCTCGTCCAGGATGTCCCACAGCACGTAACCACCGCTGGGATCGAACGTGTTGGGGAACGGGATGGCAGCGACCGCGACCGCGCTCTTGCCCGCCTGGATCGAACCCACGAGGTCCTGGTACGAGTCGGGGTCTGCGTTCGGGTACGGATCGAACGAATCGGAGATGACGTTGAGCGCCACCGTGAGCACGAACGTGCGCAGGTTGGTCACGAACGTCAGCGGCCAGCCGTAGCTCACGCCAGTCGAGCCACCGGTGGCCGTGAATGCGACAGGCAGCGCGGTGCCGCTGGTCACGGTCAGGGTCGGCGCACCCGTGTCCGCAGGCGTGACGGCACCGACCGAGATCGATGTCACGGTCTCACCTGCTTGCAGCGCCGGCGTGAACTGGTTCGAGATGTCGGACCCGTCCTTGGTGAAGACGTAGAGCTTTTGCATCATCAGCCTTTGGGTACGTGATAGAGACGGGGAAGCCCCTGCTCATTGAACTTGGCGAGCGACGGCCACGTGATCTGCACGGGAGCGCCCGTGTAGTGGAGCCGGAACTTGAACGCGTAGGTCTTGCCCGCCTTGTCGAGTTCGCCCTTGATGGCACGACCGTTCTTTTCCAGGATCGCAGGGCCCGGGACGAAGCCGTCCATCTTGTGCAACGACTTGAAGTACGAGGCGTCGACACGCGGACCATACTGATCCGTGTTCTTCTCTTCCTCCTGTGTGCGCTGCAGGCCGGTCTTGTACTCGTAGTCGTCGGTGGGATCGAAGCGTCGGGGGTCGAGGCCAACGTGCACCATCCAACGCTGCCAATCCGGCCCGTGGCCCTGCGCTGTGCGGTCGTGTACGTGATCCACCGTCCACACCGCCTGGTGGCACATTTCGTGGAGAAAAACCTCCAGAAAGAAGGGCAAACGGGCGTTCCACATGATCGTATTGAACCAGAGGAATTTGGTCCGAAAACCGGCTTCTCCGACGTGCAAACCGCGTGTCGATGGGCGACTGCCGATGCCCGGAACCTTTGCGTCCGAGACCAATTTCGGCAGCTTCATGCGGCCCTGGAACTTGTGCTCGTTGTAGTACTCCCACAGCGCCTTCATGAAGGCTTGCCGCTTGGAATCCGAGACCTGCGCCTTCTGGTACATGGCCTCGAGTTCCGGGGTCACACCGCTCGACTTGGACAGGTGGGTGTCAGTCGCCTTCTTCTCGGTGCGCTTGCCGGCGTCGATGAAACGCACGACGTTGTTGCTGGGGCTGACGCCGAGCTTGCCCACATCCGGGATGTCGTAGACGGCGACCGTACCCTTGGCCGCCATCGTCGGCTTGACCGAGATGACCTTCGGGTTGAAGAAGCGGAACTTGAAGGTGTAGGTCGCTGCTTCCTCGTCAGCCTTGATGAGGCTCAGCTCCGTGAAGCTGAGCCGCGTCAGCAGCGACTTGACTTCGGTGATGTTCATTCCTGGGCTCCGTTCTTGCGAGTCCACTCCGACATCGCGTGCTCGAGCCTCGGGTGCATGGGCTCGGGCAGCTCGTCAGCGCCGCACCACTTGTAGTCTGTGTGCTCTTCGTTGAGCGTGGGCTCGAACTCGTCGGGCACGACAGCCATATGGTTGTGGAAGATGAAGTTGGGCTGGACGTCGCGATGCATGAACAGCAGTTCGATGGGCTCATCGTAGCCGCACTCTTCCGAGAGCTCGCGCTTCGTGCCCTGATCGATGGTCTCGCCATCCTCGATGCCGCCGCCGGGAACACACCAGGTGCCAGGGCAGTCGCCAGTCTCCGAACGCTTGATGAACAGGAAGCGACCCGTGGCCTGGCTGTAGAGCAGGACGCCGCCGCCGAAGCCGGTCTCGCGGCCAGCCTGCGTCCGTCGCTTGTAGGCGTCGAGCAGCACCTGCTGCGAGATCGCGGCCTTGACGACCTTGGCACCCGCAGCTTTGAGGCTCGCGAGCTTGGCTTCTGCGCGTTCGATTGCCTGCTCGGTCGACAAGGCCATGACGTCGAAGCTGACGATGTTCATCGTGCCGTCTTCTTCGTTGTAGCTGTCTGCGAGCTGAACGGTGAACTCGCGCTCGGTATCAGCGGTCAGCTTGCGCACCAGCTCTTCACCGACCGGGCGATCCATCGAGCCGATGTCCACGGACTCGGGATCGAAGTTGTGCCGACGCTCCGGCATCCGATCCAGCTTGTCGACCGCGACCGCGAGCTCGTGATCGGCGCTCATGCCATCGTGACGCGGGACCACGCGGTCGAGGTCTTCATCGGAGGCAGCGAGCTCGCGACCGCGGGCTTCCGACCAGGCAAGACCCGAGTACGGCAGGCCGTTGCGGCGTTCGTGCAGCCGCTGCAGAGCCATATCGATGTCGATCTTGGCCGCGAGCCTTGTCGCGGCGCGAAGTTCTTTGGGTTTGGTCATGACGGTGAGAGCGGATCGTTGAAGACGAGCTGGGTACCACGCATCATGAAGTTGCGTGTGTAGAGGTCCAGCCGGTTGAAGTGCTTGGCCATGAAGACGCAGAGCTGTCGCTCATCGATGCCCTTGGCGAAGCGGACAGCCTGCATCCACTCCGGGTACGAGAGTCGGGTCTGCTCACTGAAGCGCTTGAGGTCAGCACCCGGCGCCAGCGTCTGAAAGCCCAGGACCACATCCTTGTCGGTCGCGGGCTTCAGAACCTTCATGAACACGATGTCGATTCGCTTGTCGTCCAGCGTCGACTCGTTGACATCGATGATCTCGGGCAGCCACGGGTTGCCCTTGTTCTTGCGACAGAACGCGACGTACTGCATGTACGCATCGTCGGCCTTGACGATCTTGACCGCCACGTCCTTCATCGTCGGGTGCTGGAAGATGACGCCGAACTCACCGCTGGCGATCTCGGCGACGTCCAGGTCTCGAAGACGCTTGATGTACTCGTCGTAGGTCTCGGCCAGCAGTTGGTTCGGTCCCATCTCAGTCGCCTTCGTTGATGATGTTGCAGAGCTTGCGCACCTTCGTCGGGCTCAGCTTGTACTTGTCTTCCATGAACTCGAGGTCGATCGGATGGACGCCCTCGGAGTGGTCCATGTTCGAGAACGTGAAGGTCAGCACGTTCTGGTCGCGCCGGACGCGAATCTGCGTGCCCTTCTTGCGCTTCACGATCGCCTTGAGTTCGAGGAAGATTTGGGCCTGAGCCTCGGCCACCTTCGCAGGGTCGTTCGTGTTGAGCGTGAAGATCAGCTCGTCGCGTGCGGCATCGACCGACTCGATGGCCTCGGCTGCCGAGAAGGCTTCACGGCGCAGGCCACCGGCCGGCTCGCGAATCTGCATCGAGACCGGGAGGTTGCCGATCTGGCTGGAGAAGCCTTCGAGGCTCATCTGCTTGGCGATGGCCTGCGCGGCCGTCGTCAGGCTGGTGATGGTGTGCCCGCCTTCGAGCTTGCCCGGCGGCACGAAGTCGTGGTCGATGAAGAGCTCGACGTTGCCGCCGACCGTCCACTTGACCGCGATGTAGAGGTGGGGCACGTCCTTGCCCTCGTCGTTCACCGCGTTCTGGAGGATGATGTAGCCGCAGAAGACCAGCTGGTCTTCCTTGTCGAGCGCGGCGTACGTCATCGTCTGCAGCGACTCGCACTCGATGTACTTGTTGTTCTCGATTTCTTCGGCCAGCGCCTTGACGAAGTTCTTGTACTGCTTCGGTGCGTGTCCTTCAGCGATCTTGGCCAGCGCCTGGAACAGGGTCTTGAGCGAGTCCTCGATCTGCGTCTTGAGCTTCTGGAAGCCGCCCAGGACTTCCTGGAACTGCTTCGAGTTCTCGCCCCGCATGTTCATCTTGAACTCGTTCTCCGCGTTCACGAGGAACTTGTAGCGCTCGCTGAGCCGCTCGGTCAGCGCGTAGTGCTGCTTCAGCTCGTCGGCGTTCGGGACCTCGACCTCGGGGAAGTCGATGTTCATGGTGCGGCGACGCTTCTTGCCGTCACCGCTGATGTCGAGCGTCTTCACGTCGAGCGCGATGACCGGAGAGGCCTTGACGACGCGTGCGATCTGGCTGAGTCCGCGGTCGACCATCTGACGGTCGAGGTCGAACTCCTTGGTCTGCTCTTGCAGGAAGCGCTTGACCTCTTCGAGGCTGCGGAACTTCGTGGTCTGATTGGAGGGCATGTTCATTCCTTGTCGTCAGGTTCGGGATACACGACGTCGCGTGTGTAGGTTCGTACTTGACCGTCGGAGCCGTATCGGTCGTTGTAGGCTTGGGCGCTGTCGGGCCCGATGTTGAGCATCAGGTTGTCGCCGTGTTCGCAGCTGAGGCGGGCCATGTCCTGACCGACCTTCATCATCTCAGGCGGGATGCCCTTGACCTGCATCCGATCGGAACCATCGCCGTCGACGAACATGCCGACGACGACGCTGTGACCGGCGGTGCCTTCCCATTCGACAGCTGCCAGGAAGTGAGCCATCGCACGGTACTGCTCCTCGGATGCGAACCCGAGCTTGAGGTCGAGGTGGAACGGCAGGTCATCGATGTGCTTCCGAGCCTCGATCTGCTCGCGCTGCGCTTCGAGCTCGATCCTGGCGCTCATCTTCTCGGCTTCGACCATCAGGGGATGGATGCCTCCTGCGAGCAGCTCGACCTCACGGGCGCACATGGCGCACGCCAGACGAGAAGAAGGGCCGCCGCACTTAGTGCGAAGGCCGTCGGGACGAGGAACCACGTGACCATGGACTTGGAGCGGATCGACATACTTGGCGATGAAGTCGTGGACGTTGATGGTGTACAGCGTCTGAAGATCGGCGTGCTCGCCGTTCGACAACGTGCAGGTGTAGATCCCGTCGTGGTAACGCCCGTGATACGAGTCGGCCACGGGCTGACCATTGACACCGACGGTGAAGGTGTGGATCGGATGGCCGGGCTCACCGACGATCACGATCTCGTGGTTGCGCTCGAGCTCATGAGCGAGACTGCGAATCACGGTCGCCCTGCAGTCGTTGCCCTTGACCGGCATCAGGCCAGCGCCCATCTGCCCCATGCGCTTGAGGAATGCTTCGACGCTGACGTTGCCACCGTCGCCCACCTGCTTGGCTTCAACAGCCAGGAGCGCTTCGATGAGTTCGAGCCTTGCGGCCGCGTGTAGCTGCTTGACTTTGGTCATCGCATCAGCTCCGCGATGATGGCGTTCATCTCCGCCAGCTGGTTCTTGCAGTCGACCAGCGCATCATGATCGCCCGGCAGCCGAGGGACGTCGCGGTCGAACTTGCGTCCGGCCTTCTGCCGCGCCACTGCCTTGATGGCGTTCATGTCGAAGTACTCGTAGTGGAACGTGCCGTCGACCGGCGTGTCGCCATCGTAGTGGCTGAGATCGATCACGTTCTTCATGTAGAGGAACAGGATGTCGGTGGGCACGCAGTCGCCGCACGGACTGACCTTGCCTTTCCACGTTCCGAGCCACTGCTCGAGCAACGACCGCGCCATCTTGTAGTCGATCTTCGACTCGTTGGCCTTGCGGTAGATCTCGGTCAGGTGCTTGCGCGCGAAGTCCGAGGTCGGCGCCAGGTCGGTGTGGATGAACAGGTTCAGCGTCGACTCGTCGTCATCGAAGTAATCGGGTCGGGCGTACGCCTTGCCGTTCCATTCGAGCTTCAGAGCCGTGAGCTGGATGATGTCGTCCTTCTTCGGATCGAGGCCGGTCATCTCGCAGTCGAGCATGACCAGCCGCTCCGGCATGAACAGCGGACTCGGGTCCATCGGTTGTTCCGCGCTCAGGAGGCGCGCCTTGGCTTTCAGTTGGAGTTCCATCTTGTTCTCTCTGGTCAGAACGTGAAGCTGCTGCCACCGTCGGTGATGCCGCTGATCGTGTTCGCCTTCGACGGCGTCGCAGCGTTGGTCGTCTGCTCCTTGACCATGACGTGACCACGGACTGGGAGGATGCGCCAGAGCTCGGCCGGCTGCGCGACTCGCACCTGGACCTCTTGACCGAGGAAGTTGCGATCGCGCGTCGTCCACGGGTTGACTGTACCGACGATCAGCAGCCGCCCCGATTGCGACTCGGCGATGATGTCCAGGGTCTGGACTTCCGGGCACTCCGGGCTCATGAGGATCTGGAACGGCTCGGTCTTCTCGAACACCGAGATGTCCTGGCTCTTGCCCTTCTTCGGGAACTCGAAGTACACCGGCTCGGGGTTGAGACCGGCCTGGGCCTCGAAGTGCGTGACCGGGTCCTGGCTGTTGATCGTGATGGTGTGAGGCCGACCGTCAAACCAGTTGAGGACACGCTTGTTCATCGTGTCGGTTCCGTCGATCAGGATCTGCGCCCTGACCATGCGGTCGCCGTTCATGACGCGGAAGCAGTCGACGACGGCAGCACCGAGAGGCAGGACCATGACGAACGTGAAGGTACCGGGCCGTAGGGCCAGCGGGCTCGTCGTCAGGTCGAGAGTCGACGTGGTCTGCATCCGGGTCGCATCCACGACCTGACGCCAGCCCCGGAAAGGCGAGAAGCCGCCGATGTACCCCGATCCGAAGCACAGTGGGCAGCTCACGTCGGTGAGACCGATCGATCCGTAGTCGAAGTCGCGCAGCAGCGCGTCGATGTCGGGACTGAACATGCCAGTCTCGGTCATCGTCGGTTCGTCGGTCACCAGGTTGTTTGTTCCGTCGTCGGGACCCGCGCGCCGCAGGTCACCGAGGAACTGATTGGTCGCGTTGTTCGGGCTCGTCTCGTGGTCGTGGAAGTTGTCGATGTCGTCGAACTCGGAATCCGGCGACAGCGGGTTGTAGGCGCCGACGCCGAACTTGGATTCACCGGTCAGCACGCGATTGATCGTGCCTGTGTCGGCCTTACCATCGGGATTCAACTTCAGGCCCACCGCCTTCTCCGCACCCTTGCAGGTGCAGGCGATGCCCTGGCTCAGTCGCGAGTAGAGGATGGCCTTGAACCCCTGGACACGAAACGCAGCGATCATGCGCTGCTGTTGCATCGATGCCACGTGCTCGACCATCGTCTTGGCGACATCCGACGCCCGCATGTTCGCAGGCGTCAGATTGGAACGGTTGTCCATCAGCGGCACGTTGGCCTCCTTCAGTTGCTGACCGCGGACTCGAAGTCGTCCCACACCTTCGAGACGTAGGTCTTGACCAGATCAGGGTCCACGCCCTTCATCAGCGCCTTGACCCGCGGGTCCTTCATCACCAGTTCGGTGACCTTGGAGACCGGAGTCGGGCTCTTCAGGTTGTAGATGGCGATCCTTGTGATTGCGTTCTTGAGGTCGGCGCTCAGCGACGCAACGATCAGGCTCATGTTGAGCTTCGTCGGTGGGCCGATCTCGACGCAGCGGATGATCTTGAACTTCGGGTACTTGTGACCCTTCTCCTTGCGGAAGACGCGCTTGGCCTGCTCGGCATCGACGCAGTGGTCGATCTTGATGCGGGCCGACGCGAGGTCGCCGCCCTGGCGCGGATCTTCGTAGCTGATGTAGAGCTCGAAAATCTTGTCGCTGGCGGCGCTGGCTGTTGTCTGCACGTGCGAGGCCACGAGACCCTTGCCCTTGCATTCCTTTACGACGTAGGCCTTCGCGTCGTACAGGTCCTGGTGGGTTGCACCCGTCGACATCGACCCGAAGTACTTCTTCGGCTTGCCCGGAATGTCGACCTCGAACACGTCGACGTTCTTGCGACCTTGCTGCTGGACGCGGATCACGGCAGCCATCGTGCCGTTCTCGTCGTAGTAGTCGATGCGACCGAAGCCTTCTTCCCAGTGGCCTTCGGTGGCCAGCAGGCGGCTCTTGGCCTGGAGCTCGAGCGACGCATGGCTCATCTTCTTGAAGATGTTGGTGACGTAACCGTAGTCCTTGGCGTGGCCTTGCTTGCCAGCCGCTTCCTTGGCGTCGTCCCACTTCTTCTCGAGTTCGGGCACGGAGCCCTTGCCTTCGCGGCTCAGTTTCTTGATGTACGGTGTCGGCATGTTCAGCTCACATCAGTCGTAGTACGGAAGAGTAGACTGCTTAGCCTTCTTCGGGCCAGTGATCCAGACGTAACCTTTTCCGTTGATGGTCACGGTAGCGACGACCGCTCCTTGGTACAGGAGTCGCACCGCTTTCGGGTCAGTCGCGTACTCGAGATTGCGTTCAACCTTCCAGCCGTTGGACTCGAAGGTCTTCACAACGTCCTCGATCTTGCTCGGATCGAGCTGACAGGTCATCTGCTGGAAGTCTTCGTAGGGATTGGAATTTCCCCACTGGCCGTGAGCTTTGGCTCCCCAGCGCTTCACCAGCAGATTGCGGATCAGTGTCGCAGTAGGCTCCGACACTTTTGCTGCTGTCATTTGCAGACGGGATTTGGCTTGGAGTTTCATCTGGTCCTCACGAGTCATCGCGGAGAAGCTTCTCCAGGAAGCTGGGTGGGCGGAAGCCCCAGCGGGCCCACAGCTCGGCTTGCAGGTCACCGTCGATGTAGGACAGCGCCGCAGTCGTGCCGGTCACGCTTTCCTTCTCGGTGCCGACGCCACGCTTGTGATTCAGCAGCTCGCCGACCTTGGCGGTCATGGCCTTGTACCGCTCGAGCGCTTCCTTCTCGTTCGAGGGCGGCCGACGCGTCTGCGCGTCCTTGTCGATCAGCTGCTTGAAGAGCGTGGTACCGCGACACGTGCGCAGCTTGTGGACCGTCACCGACTCGGGTGCGCCGAACGTGTGGAACGCCTTGTTGACATCGGCCGGGCTGACTCTGGCGATGCGGCCGTTGACGTTCACGGTGTAGAGCCACATCGACGGCTTCTTGTCGCCGATGAGTTCGAGCAGGCGCTTCACCAGCAGCGCGTGCTCCGGGCTGTCGGCCTTGCGGATGATGTGCTTCGTCGGGATCGAGTCCTTGCCGATGTAGGCGAGATTGACGCCGGCTTGCGTGATCGACGCGTTCTTGACCAGCAGCGTGCCGGCACCGCGGCCAGGGGCCGAACCGATGCGAGCAGCGTAGGTGTAGAGGATCTCGAGCACGACAGCGGAGACGCACAGCTTGTCAGCCGGGTTCCACTTCTTGATCTTGGCACGCCACGCGTTCTGGATCGAGCCGATGTTGCGCATCAGGTCGGCCACGTGCTCGTACTTGGCGCTCGACTGCGAGCGACGGAAGTTGGCCGTGTAGCCGTAGGCGACTTCGCCGTCGACCTTGTAGGCCTTGAAGACCCAGTTGGCTTCCGGGTCCTTGCCGTCGTTCATCGCGACGTGGGTGTAGGTGTTGAGGTTCGGCACACCACCGATGAGCTCGCCGTCCTTCGTGTACCAGTTGCCCTTGTCGTCGATCAGGCCGTCGAAGCCGGGCACCATCGAGTGGGTGAAGCCCATGCTCGTGATCTGCTTGTAGACCTTCTGATAGTCGGCCTTGTCCTCACCGCTCTTGCGGATCAGGTTCGACAGCGTGGCCTTGAACTCCGCGTTGTGGGCCTTGCGATGCTCGACGTACTGCGCGTATTGCTTCGGGTTCGTCTCCTTCAGCATCTCCGACTCTTGGCGAGTCAGGTGCGTGCCGTCGCGACCGACCAGCGACTTGACGACCTTGCGCAGCGCCTGGTTGTCGGCCTTCGGGATCGGCGGCGTGAAGATGGCGGCCATCTCCGGGGAGCCGAAGGTCGACGCGTTCTCACGAATAAACTTCAGCGCCGACACGGAGTCCGAGGTCAGGTAGGTGCGCAGCGCGTTCAGCATCCGCAGTTCCGGAGTCGTGTACGCGTTGTTGGCCTTGAACTCGGGGAACGCGGACTTGAGCTCGCGACCGAGTTCGACCAGAGCCTCGATCTTGTTGGTGCCCGAGGTCGCAGCCTGGATGGCATCAGTCAGCCCCGGCAGCGTCTTCCACTTCGGAGCCGCCTTGACGTAGGGCTTGAGGTCGGCCTTCATCGCGGCCTTGGGGTTCGAGATGTAGTCCGCGACCAGCGCGCCAAGGATCTGGAGCAGCGAGGTCAGCTGACTGGCGGTGAGTTCGTAGACTTCCACGATGGGTCCTTTGTTTGATGCGTAGTGACAGCGTCGTATGCGCATAAAATTGGGACCCAGGAATGCAAAAGGGCACACGGAGTTGCCACCGTGTGCCCTTCGATCAGTCGTCAGAACTGGAGTGCGGAACGCCGTCTTTGACGGTGACCGTGACGCCGCAACTGCGGCCGCTTGGCGCCTTCTCGGTCTCGAACTGGTAGGTGCGACCTGCGCCGGCCTTGTCGAGAGCCGCGAACTGGCACACGTTGGTAGCCTGGATGCCGAGGTATGACCCGTCGGCGGGGACCTCTGTACCGCGTGCCACGATCGCAGCCAGGTAGCGAAGTTCGACGGCCATCAGTCGTCCTCGTCTTCGCCGTCGACGCGGTCGTGAACGTCGATCCAGTCCTGGTCGGTGTTGTCCCACACGACTTCGCCGAGACCGATGATGGCGTCACCCGTCAGCACATCGTCCAGCGGGTTGCCGTCGAACCGGTACATGCGACGCTTCTCGACTGCCATGAGACACGCGTCGAGCGGGACGCGAACCGTGACCTCGAGCATCGTGCCCGTCTTGGTGCCGACTGCACGACTGCGCAGCACCTCGGGCGTCAGGCTGTTCTTGACCAGCAGCGGCGTCTCGACTTTCTTCTTGCTTTCTTCGTTGGTCATGCGTCCTCCCGATCGATTTGGTGAACCGGCCGCGCCAGACCGTTGTGGCGCAACCAGCGGGTGACAGCGAACTTGCGACCGTCAGCAGCAGTACGTGAGTCGATGTCGTTCGCGTACCAATGCTCGCGATGCCAGAACGGGAACAGGACGTCACCGTCGATCCGTTCGTGCAGCGTCGTAAGCAGCAGCTCGTGAGCGTATGGCAGCGCCTGCTCGTACATCTGCGCGCCGCCAGCGATGTAGATCGGCACGCCGGCATCGCACCGATCATCGAGGACACGAAGCGCGTTCATCAAGTCCGTGAAGACGTGAGCGCCCTTGGCCTCGTAGCCCGGCTGGCGACTGATGACGATGTTCTCACGGTACGGCAGCGGCCGGTACTTGGGCGGGATCGATTCCCAGGTTCGACGACCCATCACCACGTAGCGACCCGTGGTCGTGGCCTTGAAATGGGCCATGTCCTCGGGCAGATGCCACGGGATCGAATTCGAGTCCGAGCGGCCGATGACTCGGCCTTCCGCCATCGCGGCGATGAGTACGATCTTCATGTCGAGCCCTGGTCAGACGGCCACCGGTGCCTTGATGGACGGATGGTGCCGGTAGTTCAGCACCTCGAAGTCCTCGGGCTCGTAGTCGAAGATCGACTCGGGCTTGCGCTTGAGGCGGAGCGTGGGGAAGGGATACGCTTCACCCACGCGCGCGAGTTGCGTTTCCACCTGTTGGGTGTGCGACTTGTACAGGTGGACGTCGCCGCCGGTCCACACGAAGTCGCCGACGGCCATGCCGACCTGCTGCGCGATCATGTGCGTCAGCATCGCGTAGCTGGCGATGTTGAACGGCACGCCCAGGAACGTATCGCAGCTGCGCTGGTACAGCTGGCAGCTGAGGGCGCGACGCGGCACCTGCTGCTCGTCCAGGAACTTGTGCATGTGGGCTTCGATCGCTGCCGCATCCTCGTCATGCAGCGACCAGGAGCCGACCAGGCCCGGGCCTTCGTACAGCTTCGCGCGCTCGTCCACCGTCAGCTCGTGCGAGTAGAACTGGAACAGGCAGTGGCAGGGCATGAGCGCCATCTTCGAGAGCTCGGCCACGTTCCAGGCCGAGACGATGATGCGCCGGCAGTCCGGGTTCGTCTTCAGGCGGTTGATGACCCAGTCGATCTGGTCGATGGGTTTCTGGTACACAGTGGCGGGCGGGCGGCCCTTGCCGTCGATGTCCGTGCTGGCGATTTCGACCAGCGTGTTGCAGCCGGGAGGCACGGCGCCGCCGGGAGCCGTGACATCGACCTGGCCGGGCCACGCGCGCCACTGCGCACCGTAGACGGGACCGAGGTTGCCGTCCTTGTCGGCCCACTCGTCCCAAATCGTGCAGCCGCGTTCCTGCAGCCACTTGACGTTGGTGTCGCCGCGCAGGAACCACAACAGTTCGGTGATGACCGACTTGAGGGCCACCTTCTTGGTCGTCACGAGCGGGAAGCCCTTGCTCAGGTCGTAGCGCAGCTGGTAGCCGAAGATCGAGGTGGTGCCGGTACCCGTGCGATCACCCTTGTAGCGGCCGTTGTCACGGATGTGGCGCATCATCGTCTCGTACTGCACGTCCGGTGCAGCTTCCGGCGTCGTCGGCTCCGGGAAGAACGCTGCATCGTCGACGATGACCATGCTCGGGGTGACACCACGCTGCTTCGGCTCCGACTTCTCGGTCGCCTGGCTGAAGTCAGGATGCGCACGCGACCAGCCGGCCTTGTGACAGGCCGGGCACGCTTCCTTGGCCAGCGTGCAGTCGCCGCAGAGGCAGCCTTCGGGAGCACTGGCGTGCATGTAGTTCGTGTTCATCGTCTGTTCCTTGTCGTTGAGACTCATGGCATAGGCCAGGAGATCGTTGAGGTTGCCGGGGGTGATGTGGATCGTTCCCCTCGGCGACTCGGGGTTCTTCGTGCCGTCGCGGTAGTGGAAGTTCGCGACCAGCCCGACGACCTGCATCTTGCGCTCGGGCGACGACCTGATCCAGCAGCCCTTCATCTCCCGCTTGACGTTCAGTACGAACGTGCTGTGATCGTCGGCCATCATGCACGCTCCGCTTGTTGACGGAGTCGAGTATCGTCATCGACCGCACCCGTCGTCTTCGCCCCGCCGGTGTGGACGTGTGCCTGCATACGTGTCTGCGACCAGCGCAGGCAGTCGCTCTGCGTCAGACACCGCATTGCCATGTTGGACTTGGTCTCGCGGACCTCGACCTTGGTGCAGACGACACGCGGCCAGTAGCCGTGGATCTTCAACCAGCCGTCTGGCCCGTTGAGGTAGTCGAAGATGAAGTCCGAGAGGCCTTCGCAGCCGGTGCGTTCGACCTCGACCACCTTGGCCAGACCATGAGCGCGAAGTGCGATCAGGGTATCGCGTTGCGGATCGTCCTGCGCCACCAGCAGCGTGTGGTCGAACCAGTCCTCGAAATCGTCCTTCAGCGGCTTGAGCGATCCGAAGTCGACCACCCAGTTGCGGGCGTCCAGGTCAGCGGCGCCGAACTCGAGATGGATCGACAGCGCGTAGCCGTGCACGACGTTGCAGTGGCTGTCGGCACGCCACTGGCGGTACGCGACCGGGAACGCCTCGCTGTACGTCTTGGTCGAGTAGAACGGGAACTCCATCATGGTCAGCCTCTCATCTCATCGTGTAGATGCGACGACCCGGAGTAGGCTCGTCGCACGTGTGACTCTTCTGCGGCTCAAGCCGCCTCTGTACTTCCTTGGGAAGGTCCTTGGCTTCAACAGGCTTCGGTTCCTTCTTCGCACTCTCTTTATAGTTCCGCCTCGGTGGCAACTCGGAACCAGGCAGAGCACGGAACTGCGTGGCCGTCAACCTGGTCTGGTGCACAGGAACGCCACAAGCGCCGCCAAGCTCAACACGCTTGCGGCGCTTTCGGATCTTGCGCACGTGTAGGTTCTGCGCGATCTGGTATGCCATGGGGTCCACGAACTGCTTGTCGACCGACCAATACTTGTGACCTTTCGGGCAATCGTGTGCTATGACCTGGCCCTTGCGACCTGCGTTGGCCATGACGGACCCGCAGTCGGGACAGCTCAGTCTGCGTGGTCCGCCACCCATGGTCAGCCCTTCTTCAGGTACTCGGAGAGCGCCGGTTCCTCGTGGACCAGGAAGTCGCGGATGAACGAGGTGTTGGAGAGACCGACATAGCGCCAGCGCTCCTTCACCTCGTCACTGATCACGACCTGCTGGCCGTTGTTGAAGACCTGGAGCTGATCGAAGGGAACAGCGTCGAGGGTGCGAAGAGCCTCGACGTGCGCCATCACTTCCTCGACGTTGATCCTCATGGCTCAGACTCCTTCGTCTTCCGGCTCGTCGTCGACCGGCGCTTCGTCGGCCAGGTCACGCGCCACGTCCTGGTGCTCGGCGTCGGTCATGTTGGCGCCGAAGTCCGTCGTGGCCGTGCCGGCCGAGCCGCCCAGCAGGTTCGCGACGCTGTTCGGATGCGCGTCGGTGCCGCGGGCCGCGATCTCGGCAGCGGAACCACGGAGCATCACGCCCGACTCGGTGACACCGATCGTGGCTTGCGCAGCGCGCAGGCGATCGTTGGATTCCACCTGGTCGATGTAGGCCTTGGCCAGCGGCAGCGCGAGCTTGGACCAGCCTTCGAGGCGTTCCTGGACCTTCTCGAGTTCGGCGATCGTCAGCCATTCGCTGTTGTCGATCTGGCCGGCTTCGGGGTTGATCGCCGCCTTCTCGGCCGCGCTGACGTAGCGGATGGCGACGACGCCGCAGTGCACGCAGCCGACCTCGTTGGTGTCGGCCAGCAGGTGCGTGAAGCTCAGGGTCTGCTCGGGCAGGCCGGCTTCTTCCGCGAGTTCGCGGTTACCCTCGATGCTCAGCCAGGTCGCGAAGTTCGTGGCGGCGGGGATCGCTTCGTCCATGTGGCCGCCCAGGCCGATGCTGAGGTTGCCGATGAGCCGGCCTTCGCCGCCGGCGCCGCCGCGGCTGTAGGTGAACACGCGGTAGTCGTCGTCGATGCAGAGGATGTAGGGGATGATCTGGCGCAGGCTCGTGTCGGACTCGCAGTAGGCGCGGTCGACGAGGCGCAGCTGCGTGTTGTCCAGCGAGTAGAAGCTGGAGTCGATCGGCAGCGACATCGGGCGCGAACCCGAACTCGGCTTGCCGTCGGAGCCGTAGATGGCCTGGTAGCTGGGCTGGAGAGCGGACAGTGCGACGCACAGGGCGTACTTGATCTTCGGAGCGTTCATGGGAACCTCAGTGTGGTGATGAGCTTGCGCTCGGATTAGAGCTCAGGGCTCACTTGTGGAACTTGTTGTCGGACATGGAGACGTTGATGTCGCTCATGTCGAAGAAGGGCTCGTCCGGCTTGCAGCCGAAGAGCGTGGTCTTGATCGCCGACGCGATGGAGAAGCCTTCCTGCTGTGCGCCGATGATGGCTTCGAGCACGTTCTCCATCGGCATGCCGAACTTCATGGCTTCGGACCGGCACGCGATCATGAGGGCACCGAGGCCGGAGGCGAACTCGACCATCACGTCCTTGCGGGCCGACTCGAGATCGTTGCTGCACAGGCGGTTGAACTCGAGCAGTCGCGCCCACGGTGCGTCGAACGAGTGCTCGCCGAACGTCTCCTTCATCGTCTGCTGCGCACGCGAGAGCATCTCGAAGAGCAGCTGCTCGAAGCCGCGGTAGCCGACGCCCAGCTTGACCTCGTCCGGCGTCTCGTAGTGGCCGATGAGACGGACCTTCCAGTAGATCTCGTAGAGCGACTTCATGTGCTTGTCGAGTTCGTACCGGAAGTGGTACAGGCGCTGGTCGGCGGACTCCGGCACCTTGTTCTTGTCGAAGAGACCGTACAGGCTGGTCTCGGTCGAGACCGGGAGCTTGTTGCTCTCGTTGTAGCGCTCGATGTTGAACGCGAAGTTGTGCTCGCTGGTCCTGCTCAGGACCTGCTGCATCTGCGAAGCAGTCAGGTGTTGGTACATGGTCAGTCCTTGAAGGTGGGGATGAAGCGCATGAACTCGGCGCGGAGCTCCGGGGCTTCCATGAACTTGCCGCCGAGCTTCGATGTCACGGTCGAAGATCCCTCGTCGCGGACGCCGCGGCTCTTGACGCAGTAGTGCTCGGCTTCGATCACGACGGCGACATCGTCGGTGCCGAGGACGAACTGCAGCGCATGGTAGATCTGCATCGTCAGCCGCTCCTGGATCTGCGGTCGCTTCGAGAAGAACTCGACGATGCGGTTCAGCTTGGAGAGGCCGAGCACCTTGTCTTTCGCCAGGTAGGCGACGTGGCACTTGCCGGCGATGATGACGAAGTGATGCTCGCAGTTCGACTGCACGCTGACGCTGCGTTCCAGCACCATCTCGTTGTAGCCGATCTTGTTCGAGACCACCGTCGCCTTCGGGAACTTCGCGTAGTCGAGGCCGTAGAAGATTTCGTCGACGTACATCTTGGCGACGCGCTCGGGCGTGTCGCACAGGCTGTCGTCGGTGAGATCGAGACCCAGCGTCTCCATGATGGCGTGGAAGTGGTACCGGATCTTGGCCTTGCGTTCAGCGTTGGTCATCGGCGTCGAGTCGCCATTGACGTCGATGATGCCGTTGCGGCCGACCTGCGGGCTCATCGGCGTCTCGACGCCTTGGGCCTTCAGGTGCTGGTGGACCTGGAAGCCCAGGCTGTAGTCGGTCTTGGTCATGTCGGTCATGCGATTGCGCAGAAGAGGTGTTGCTGGATCGAGAGCCGGAGGCCGTTCTCGATGGCGTACTGGGCGGCGTAGCCGTAGTTCCTGGCCGTCGCCACGGGGTCGATGAGGTCGTGATCCCAGGCCGAACTGATCTCGCCCTGGTACGGCTTCTTGTAGACGGCGATCGGGCTCACGTAGAGCGGGATGCGGTGCTCGCGTGCGAAGACCTGGGCCCACTGGGGCACCTTGTTGTACAGCGGGTCATCGGCGCTGATGAGGAACTTGAGCGCCGTCGAGTCGAAGACGTTGCGGAGCACGGTCTCGCTTGTCGGCGTGTAGGTGCCGGTGAGCTCGGAGGCCTTCGGGCTCACGACGATGGTCGTCTTGTCCAGCATCTCGCGGAGACCGAAGGCCGTGTTCTCGGCCTGGCGGAAGAAGCGCGCCTGCGTGCCGTTGGTCTCGATCTGGATGCGGGAGAAGAACGGCGCCGCCACGTTCATGAAGCGCAGCAGCGTCTGGACTTGGAGCGTCGGCTCGCCACCCGTGATGACCAGGATCTGGCTGGCGTCGAAGCGCTCGTCCTCGATGATGGAGCGAAGCAGGAAGCTGGGATCGTACTCCGTGGCTTCGCTGAGCTTGAAGTTCGTGTCGCAGAAGGCGCACATGCCGGGGCTCTTCTCAGCCGTGGTCTTGTCGCCGAAGTTGCAGCCCGCGAGGCGAACGAACCACGCGGGCTTGCCTGCTTCCGGCCCCTCGCCTTGGATGGTGAGGAATGGCGCGCCGGTGACGTAGAGCAGAGGCGAGTTGTCGAGCTCGGACGGCTTGACGATGCGATCGACGTTCTGGATCACACGCTGGATGGGGATGACTGTCTGTTTCACGAGAGGCCCTCGGTCGAGAAGACGTGTTGGCTGTAGGCGGGGAACACTCGCTTGCACGCCTTGATGATCTGGCGCTTGAGCACGAGCGTTGCGGGGGTCGGGACTTCGATGCCCAGTTCCAGGCCTTGACGCTTGGCCCACATACGGTTCGAGTCGCCGTACTTGTCGAAGAGCGGGATCAGGTTGCGAGACCCGAAGTAGACGCGCTGGTAGCCGATGGCGGCCGCGGCTTCGAGGAACCGGCCGTTGCGGTTGTCGAAGATGCCGGGCTTCCCGTCCTGCGTCGGGATCGGCGGGTACTTGATGTACTTGAGGCGCTTCAGGCCTTCCTTCTCCATCGATTGCACCGCGATCATCTCGCGCTCCAGGTACGACTGGCCGTAGTCGAAGAACAGCAGGTCGGGCTGCTCGATGCGACGCTCGGCTTCGATCAGACAGTACAGGCTGTCCCAGCCACCCGAGAAGAGGATGGCGGTGCGGCTCGACTGCCGGATGCGCCAGAGGTCAGTCACGACGGGTTCGGTCTTGTCCTGCACGACGCAGGACGTATGGAAGGACGAGGGCATGGGGCCATTTCCAGTTGAAGGGGAAGAGAGGGCGCGGCTGCATGACGCCAGCGTGGCTGGGGATGTCGAGGCAGACGTGAACGAGCCAGCCGAGGCACCACCAGGCGGTGCCGAATGCGCAGTAGCTGAATGCGGCCACGAAGGCGATGACCAGCAGCGAGTGGACGAGTCGGTACGGGATCAACTCGTTCTCGGTCAGGGTCCAGGACCAGACGTACCAGTCGTGGAAGCCCGACTTGCGGAACTTGCGCTCGACCGGCAGCCACACGAGGTCAGGTGCGACACACATGGCGGCGGCACCGTAGTGGCCGGTGAGCAGGAACGGGATGGCCGAGGCCGCGTGGACAAGTACGTGCATAGGAACTCCTATTTACGGTTTGAGCCCTGCAAAGAAGTCCGTCTTGTGGTACTTCCCATAGCGCTTGATGATCCAGTACTGTCGGCTCAGGTCTTCCTTCGGAACCGTCTTCACGGTGTCGAAGAGCGTGCCCATCGCTGTCTTCTTCACCGAGTAGTCGATGGCACAGGCCTGCTCGTACTTCTTAGTCTGGAGGATCAGATCGAAGGCGCGACCCATGGCCGGCAGCACGCGCTTGTCGAAACCGACGCCTGCCTTGTAGAAGAAGCGCGCGATCTCAGTGCCCTTCAGCTTCTTGGCGATGGCGATCGAAGCCAGGCCATTCAAGGTCTCGCAGCCCTTGTTGATCTGCTCCGCGTTGTGCAGCAGCATCAGCGTCGGGAAGCCATCCATCCAGTACTCGTACTCGATGAAGTTGCAGATGGGGCAGCTGCACTTGATGCGGCCGTAGTTCCCTTCGCGCGGCGGGATCGTCCCGTTGATGAAGTTCTTGAACTGCTGGCCGTTCAGATACGTCGTCGAGTCCGAGGTCACGACCTTCTGGTGCAGGTTCGCGATCACGGCCGCGAGGCTCATGCCGATGACAGAGCTCAGACCCAGCAAGTGGTAGTGCTTGTAGTCGGCCGGATGGAGCATGCCCACCAGCATGTGGGCCGCGATCGCCATCGGGTTCGCGCCCACCGCGGTGTCGAGGATCGAGCCGCGCAGGCCTGCGATGCACAGGCTGTCCATCGGCTCGGCGAGCGCGATCTTCTGCCATTTGGCGCGGAGCTGCGGTGTCAGGCCGTGGCTCACGTTCATCAGCGCCCACTTGGCCTTGCGCGCCTTGACCATGACCTTGGAATTCGCGGCCAGCATCCGGGCGCCGGCTTGCACCAGGATCGGATCGTCGACGAGCGAGAGCGGGAGGTCGAGACCGACGCCCGAGTCGGCGAACGTGTCGTGCAGCGCTGTCAGCTCGATAGGATCGATGAAGTCCTTCAGGCCGGTGAAGAGCTGGAAGCCGCCCGAGTCCTGGATGCGGTAGCACAGCTTGCCGAGCTCACGTGCTTGATGAAGGTGCGACTCCTTCATCACCTTGTCCTGCGCGTTGTAGAGGCCGAAGTGCGTGCGCTGCAGCAGCTCGCGACCCGGATGCCAGGCGTCCTTGAGTTTGATGCGCGCGCTGTGAGCGATGCGCTGACCCATGCCCTCCATGATGCGGACGCCGGCAGCCTTGCCCTCGATCTCCTTGCGGTACATGTGCGGCTCATACGAGCCGTGGAACGGCTTCTTGATGAGAGACTGGTTGTAGAGCTGCTCCATGGCAGCAGGCGCCCAATAGTATCCGGGCTTCGGAAGCTGTCGCATCGTCTTCTTTCTATTTCGAGAGCAAGAGCTTGCGGCCTCGATCGAGGAACTCGCGCATCATCTTGGCTTGTTTGGCTTCGAGGTTGAAGTTGGCGCTCAGAACTGTCGCATCAGCGTTCAGCTGCAGGAGGTACTTGTGCTCCGGCTTGAGGACGTGCTTGATGGCCGCAACGGAAACCTCGGCATCGAACTTGACCAGGGTCCACGTAGGCGTCACTTCGGCGTCGATAAAACTGTTGATCGACTCCTTGATCTTGAGCAGCTCCTGCTCGGTCAGCACCGCATTGATCCACAGCAGGAAGATGCGGGTCGGCGGCGCTCGGAGCTCTCGTCTCTCATCGACGTAGGTACGTGGTACCAGATCGTTCATGTCACCACCTCATTCGGTAGACGCGTCCACCGTATTCGTTGGTGGACACGAAGTGTCCGGTCTTGATGTACTGTCGAGGTCCGGAGCTCGTGTCCTCGGGTTCGGACTCCGGTTCAGGCTCCGGCCTCGGAGGCGGCTCCGGCGGATCACCCGGTTCGAGGAATCGCACGTCAGCATCCGTAGGGCTGGGCCGCTTATGCTGCCGTGCCACATCGAACTTGTTGTACGACGGACGGTCGATGAAGCGCAGGCCAAGCGTGAAATGGACATGACCCTCGTCACACCGACGCTTGCGAGCCTCGAAGCGGGTCTCTTTCGTCTTCAGGGGCAGACCGCAGTCAGGACAGTCTTGTCTCAGGATCGGCTTCAGATACATAGCGCTCTCAGCTGCTTCACTTTCTTCATGGGCATGTTGCCCGGGTCCCACAGGTCGACGCCCGCGGCCTTTGCTGCCTTGGTAGGCTCTTCCTCGTCACGGTACGGCCAGTACGGGCTGTCCTTGCCACAGAGATCGAAGACCACGACCTTCACCATCGTCTCGAGCGTCGGCTGTGCCAGCTCCGTTGCCTTGATGCCCGCGTCATCTCCGTCAAATGCTAGGACGATGCGTTCAGCGCCGGTCATCTCGATCAGTTGGCTCTTGCGTGTCGACCACGACTGCGTGCCCAGGATCGAGATGGCTGGGATGCCCAGCGTCTGCAAGCGCAGAGCATCGCGCGGGCCTTCGCACAGCACGATGGTCTTGAGGCCGAGCTTATTCATCAATGCTACGGCCTGGTCGTAGAGGAATAGCCCGTAGTCATGCGACCAGCCACCACGCGAGTTCAGATAGCTGGGCTTCCCGTTCTTGTCCTTGCGTGTCCGTGCACGGATGTAGCCCCTGAGCTCACCCTTGACCATGACCGGGAAGTAGAGCATCTTGGCGCTCCTGATCCCGTCGTCGTAGATCGCACGGCACATGCGTGCCTTCACAACTTCGAGCAGGAAGTCGGTCTTGATCTCTCGCCAGACCTTGCCTGCGGGCAGCGGATAGAAGACGAGCTTGACCTCGCCGGGGTCCTGCCTGCGTTCGCGCAGGGTGTGGGCATACTGCTCGCTGGGCGGTGCCCACTTGTAGGCCTTGAGGCCGAGCATCGGCGCTACTTCATCCCAAGGCGCAGTCTTGCCACAGCCATAGCACTTGAAGAAGCCGGGACTCTTGGTCGACTGCGAGTGGAAGATGCGTCCACTCGGTGTGTTCTCGGAGTGGAACGGACACGAGACGAACGTGGTGTCACCAGACCCACGCTTCTTCGGACCAGAGTAGTGGCCGAGCTCTCGGATCACGTGCTCCAGTTTACGACTGTCCATCGTCAGAGTTCCATGGGTTGGCCGAACAGCCTGCGCTCCAGAGCATTGAAGGGCTGGAGCGCATTGAAGTCGGTGCGCTTGATCCACGTCCACCACTGCGCGCAGATGCGCTCTTGCGGTAGGAACAAGGTGTCGTACGCCAGGGTTGGAAAGCGGTAGAACAGATACCGCAGAGGGTCGGAGTCGGATACCAGCAGCTGCTGGATGTCCTTCAGGTCGGTTGACCACGCGAGGTAGGAGCCCTTGTGCTTCAGGTCGTGCAGACCGTAGAAGTGAATGGGCGTCTCACCGGCAAGGAAGGCAAGGCTTCGATGCGTCGAGGTGGAGACATTATTTACAACACCGATGAAGTCGGGTTGCAATGCTCCGAGCACGTGACGCAACTTCTCCCTGTAGTTCTGACCATCGGTCGAGTCGATGATGGACATCATGTCCCGGAAGTCGGGATGTCCACGGGCCGGCAGCCACTGAGCGCCGTGGTTGAAGAACAGCTGCACCTGCTTGTCCCGCGATGGGATCGACAGCGTGTGGGTCTCAAGGTCGGTGTCCATCTTCCACCGACCTCGTTTCGGACCCACGCCCTCACCTTCATACTGCGTGAAGTGAGGGAACACGACCTCTTGCCCTCCACCGAGGGCCATGTAGCCTCTGAGCTTCATGTCTTGCGCGCGCCAACGAGGGCGCGTCCTTTCTCTGTGAGTGCGAAGTCACCGCGGCAGTTGCAGGCACAGCCATCAATGAGACCGCGGGCAATGAGCGACCTCATCTTTGCGAGCACGAGCTTGGGTGGCGTCTTGTCCCCTTGAGGAAAGGCTGGCGTCACCGAGTTCTCGAAGCCCGGCCACGGACAGCCTTGGCGTTGGACATGGAACAGACCGGCGACCTTCCAGTTGGGGAGATCGCGCAGGAGTTCGAGGATCGGCAGGTCGGGGATGTCCTTGCACTGCAAGCGCTTGGGGATCGACGATGCCTCACGGACAACGATACCCTGGGCCTCACAACCTGGAGGCAGCTTCGTCGCTCCGTAGAGAGCACCCAGCTCGCTCGTCATCATGAGCGCGTGCTTGGAGACGGGGTCGGCGATGGGGACGACGGGCTGCGGCTTGAGAGGCCAGCGGATCGTCCACATGCCGTAGTAGTGCTTGTCGGTCCGACGCTTGATGGCTCGGAGCTTCATGCTGCTTCCTTCTCTTTCGGTTTGGCCTTCGCGCGCTTGCGGTAGTCCTTGTCGAAGACGGCCAGCGCTTCCTTGATCTCGGCTTCGAGGTCGACGCCCAGGTACGGGAAGCGCTTGTTCAAGAACGCGAGGCACTCGTCGCTCCGGTATGGCTGGAGGATCTGCTTCATGATCTCGTCCTTCGACTCGGTCAGGTAGCCAGCCTTCACGCCATCGTCGACCGCGGCCTCGATGTGGGCGAAGAGCTCAGGCAGAGCCCAGCCCCACTTACGGCTCTTCGTGTCCTGGACGCCGATTTCCATTTCGATCTCGGGCTCGACCGTGAACTCGAGATCGAACTCGTCCTTGTAGGCCTTGGTCACGCCGTAGGTCGCATCGTACTGGAGGATGTGCATGAACGGCAGCACCATCGAGTACGGCACCGTGAAGTACGATGCGTCGTGGACGATGCGGTTGAACCTGACCGGGAACTTCGCCTTGGCGTCGAGACCGATCATGGCCTTGAGCTTCGGCTGCAACCGGTAGTAGTTCATCATGACCAGACGACTGCCCTTGACCGCGACCTCGGATGCGAAGCCTTGAATCGGCGCGTTCATACCACGACGCACCTGGCGGCTCACGATCTGGCGATCCTTGGTGAGGGAGGCCCACAGGTGACGGATGCGATAGATCGGGCTGTAGACGTGCTGCTCGTTCTCCGCCTTGTCACTCATGCGCTGCAGCCACTTGTGACCCATCTTGAACGCCGAGAACATCTTGTCGATGATGTTCTGCGCGTAGTCCTCGCGGTCGTCCTCCATGAGCGCGCGGTACTGCTCTTCGAGATCAGCCAGCTCCTTCTTGTTGCCGGCCTTGTAGGCGACGCCCATCTTCTCCTTCAGCGCATCGAACTCGGCCTTCTTCGTGTCGTGCCCGAGGGTCGATGCCGACTTGCCGTAGATGGTACCGAAGACGACGGCCTTGATGGCGTCGCGCAGTGGGTCCGACTTCTCGACCCACTTGTTGAAGAACCGGTAGACGTTCTGGATGTGGACGTCGCCTTCCTTCTTCAAGCGCGTGGCGATGTCGTCGGTCTCGATCACGCGCTTCAGCAACGTGATGCGAGCCTTGTCCTTGCACTTCTTGAGCTCGGCCTCGTAGGTCTCGCGGATCTCCTTCGCCATCGGCAGCTTGATGGGCTCGCCCTTCGAGTTGACGAGGATCATCGGCGGATGCTTCTTGATCCAGGCTTGGCGCAGACCCTGGCCGACCTTGAACGTCGCCGCCAGGATCTTGTCGAGCGCAACGATAGACCAGCCACGTACCTCGTGCGCCGAGTAGTCGAACCGGATCTGGAGATGACCATCGGCAGTGATGAACATTTCCTTGATGATCTTCGACAGCTTGCCGCGAGTCGGGATGTTCTGGAGATTGGGATTTCGGCTTGCGAGTCGACCCGTGTCGACATCGAAGAACACGATGTCGGAGCGGAGGTGATCGTCGAACAGGCCGTCGATCGCCTTCAGCAGCTTGAGCCATCCCTTGACGTTGGTGCCCAGCATCTTCGACGCCGCGGTGTACTCGCCGAACTTGGCAACCAGGAAGTTCCGATCCTTGTAGGTCTCGATGAACTCCTTGTCGACCGAGGGCTCCCCCTTCTCGGTCTTGTTGATGGCCTCCATGCCCATGACATCGAAGAACAGCTTGGCCTTGTGCTTCGGCTTCGTGAACGAGAATGTCCAGGCAGCGTTGCCGGAACCGAACAGGCCACCGGTCTTGAAGCCGGCCTCGGCCAGCAGTTGCTTGTTCGCTTCCTTGACTTCGGGGAAGGTCTTGAACTCGTCGCCCAGTTCTGCGATGGCCTTGACCAGCACCGAGTCGGGATGCAGGAGCGAGCGCAGGTACTTGCGGTTGACGAGCGAGCCAGCTTCCTTCAGGTGGGACAGCTGGTGGATCGTGTCGCTCATCTGACACAGCATGTGGCGGATGAAGAGCGGCCGATAGTTCTTGCCGTCGACGGTCTGGAAGCCCGCGCGCTCGATCTGCGAACGCTTGATGCCGAGCATCGAGACCGTGTCCATTGCGGCGTACCGCAGGAAGTCCTTGTCCTTCGGACTCACGTTCGCGACCGTGGCTCGATCTTCCTTCGTGAACCCGGACTCGAGCAGATAGAAGTCGTTGCCGTAGGAGGCGAAGACACCGGCCAGGCCGTTGGCGCTCATGCGCTTCTTGCCCACGCCGTCGCCGTAGACGCCCACGTACTTGAGACTCGAGCAGTTCTCGTCGAGGTTGTGCTCGCCTGCCATGCACTCCCAAATGGGCATGCCGATGATGTCGAGGTGCAGCGCCTTGCGAATGACGCGCAGGTCGAAGGCACCGTTGAAGCAGATCATGAGGCACTTGCGCTTCATGTCGCCGAACCTGTGCTTGAGCTCGCGCTTGATGTACTTCCGTTCGTCGATCGAGAACGGGTTGTCCGCGTGCGGGTGGTCGATGGGCAGGACGTAACCCTTATTGGGGCTGTGGTCGAACGTCATCTGCATCGTGAAGATGCGGTTCTTGTTCACCGTCAGGTTCTTGGTCTCGGTGTCGAGCCCGAACTCGCCGCCACGATCAGCCACCGCATCCCACTCGACCATCATCTGGTCGAACTTCTTGATCGTGTCGACCAGGACCGGCTTGACTTCGAGGCCCGCCAGGCTATGCGGCAACGTGCCGACGAGCAGGTTGGCGAGGTGCTGGCACCAGAAGCCCAGCAGGTTGGCGTAGAGCCCGACCTTCTCCAGCAGCCGGCTGAAGTCGACGGTCGACACGACCTTGCGTCCGTCGATCTCGTGCACCCAGCCGTTCTTCAGCTGAGCATGCTTGATGCTCGGGTACAGCTTCTGCACGTCCCCGCTGAAGAGGATGTGCGTCGGGTTGAGCTTCTTGATGATGGTCTGGAGCCTGGCCTTGAACTCCGACTCGGCTTCGGCCTTCGCCTGGTCCTTGAGGTGGAGGTGCCGACGTGCGTTGTAGTTGACGACGGCCCACCCGAAGTCGGGTAGATTCGAGTTGCGAAGGCGAGCCATTTTGCGTGCCATCTTCACCGATTCGACGAAGGCGGTACGTGTCTGCTTCGACGCCAGCAGTCCCTCTTCCTTGAGGTCGCGGCTGTCGACCGTCTGCAGCACGACCAGAACGCGACGCTTCTGGTTGCTGTAGTTGGGGTCGATGGGGAGGGTCAGGTTCCAGTCGTGCGGGTTGGTACCTGACTTGTAGGTGATCGTCTTCTCAAGCATCGGTGATCCTTTGTGTCCCTCTATTTACAGCACCGACCGAAGTTTAATCATGAAGCGACCCACCTGATCTTCCGTCGGATGGCCCTTGAGTCCGACGTGAGCGCAGAACTCCTGGACCGTCATCTCGTTCGTGGTCGACATGCATTCGCCGGTCTGACGATGTTGCCAGTAGCACTTCCCGGCTTCAAGCGGACACTTCGAGACCACGAGCTCTTTGTTCACAGCGACGCAGTGAGTCATGCTCCCTGTCCCTTCTTCGACATCAGTGACGCAACCTCGGCCCTGAGTTCCTCGGTGCGGAGCTCGAAGTTCGCAAGCTGCACGCGCTTCTCGGCCAGCGTAGCTTCGTCGGCAGCCATGCGAGTCGGGTGCAGGTTGATCCTTGACGCGTAGCGCGCGCCGGTGCCGTCCGGCTTCGAAACCAGGACGTTGATGCCGACGTTGATGACCTTGACTTCGGTTGCGGGCCATGCGCCCGACTCGTAATAGGTGAAACCGGCTTTGAGGTCAGCCATGGCGCTGCTCCTTCGCGAACTTGATGATGTCGGGATGCTTGACCATCTCATCGTGGAGGCTGGTTGGCATCAGTGTGGTGATGAGTGGGCCGCCCGGACCCGACGGAGCCTTGATCTCGGTCATGCCATCGTCGTAATGGGTGACCGAGCCTCGCTCTTGGTCGAGGTCACGTGGCTGACCCAGGTACTTGATGGCCACGAGTTCATTGGGCTGCCGGTAGAACATGTTGCCGTCACCGCGCGCCAGGTTCGGGCTCGTGTTGAAGTGGAGCAGTGCCGAGTGCGGGTAGTCGAAGGCGAAGCCGGCCATGATGTAGGAGCAGGCAGCATCGTGATCGGCTTGCGCGCGCTTCAGGGCCTCCACCACTTGGTTCTCGTGGCGTTGCTTGCGGCTCATTGCTTCAGCTCCTTGGCGATGTCATCCAGCAGTTGACGTGCGAGTTCAGCGTCGCCGACCGACGGACACGTGATGGTCGCGTGCTTCAGGAGATGGATCACCGATGCCATCTTGGAGACGATACCGGGGTTGAGCTCGAGCTTGACCGGCGAGTCGATCCAGCCGACGCCGTTGACGAAGACCTGCCCGCTCTTGCCCAGCTGCGATCCCATCGTGATGACGTCACCGCTGGCCACGGCAGTGCTCGGGTCGACGCCACCGATCACGGTTCTGACCTTGCCCGTGATCTGGCCCTTCTCGTCCATATTGATCTCGGAGATCGCGAGCTCCCTCGGTTTCATGTCGTCCTCGGTCAGGTACCGGAGGATCTTCGGCTGGCAGCACGCCATGATGTGCATGACACCGGGGATGCGATGGCAGTCGCACCTGCAGTCTTCGCCGAACGAGTCGACACCTTGCGTCGGCAGCGACTGTCCGGTACGGAACGGGTCTTGACCCGGATCACAGAATGTCATGATCGTCTCCTAGAAGTTGGGCTTGGTCAACGGCTCGCCGATACGCGCGTAGAGATTGCTGATCTCAGGATTCGAGCAGCGTTGCCTGGACAAGCGACGGTACAGCTGCTGCCAGAACTCGGCGCGATCGTGATGGTAGCGCAGCGGGATCGTGAACATGCTCGCGTAGAACCGCATGCCATGCTGGGCCTTGACGCGCATGAGCTCGTACTGACCGATGCGTTCCACGCTCATGGTCTTCGTGTACTCGCCGGTGGCCTTGATGTGATGATTCGGCATCCGGTACACGATGCAGCCGGGCCTGACGTGGAAGCCGATCATGGGGCCTGTCGACACTTCGTACCCCGTCCGGTACTCGATCAGTTGGCCGGTCTGGAAGTCGTGGACAAGGCTTATGAGCACGCCCTTGTCGCCGGCTTGCAGGTCTCGATGATCGTAGCTGATTGCCTTGCGTTTCATTGTCCTACTCCTGACAGGAGACGCTTGCGAAGTGCGAGCGTGCGTTGCTTCAGTTCGTCAGGCCGTGTCTGGTTCTCCAGCCATGCCTCGAAGAACTCGTCCGAGCTGACCTCGACGCTGCGGCCGCCACTGACCTCGCTGAAGTACTCGGCGACACGGGCCTGCATGGCTTCGACATCGGTCTTGGCGGCCATGACCTTGACGACGTTGAGGTGCGCCCAGTCCTGCGCCTGCATCTTCGACGAGCGCACGATGAGCTTGACCAGGTGCTCCTTGCCCGTCGGCACGTTCTTGAGATCAGCCTTCGACTCGCACTCGATCGTGTGGAGGGTGTACGTGGGCTTGACCGGGATGAGCTCGACATCGAACCCATCGTCGTCCTTCACGACGGCGAAGAACTTGGATGCGTCCTCCCCGAAGTTCGTCTGATACAGGGTGCCGGGGTACACCGAGTTGCGCACGCGCTGGCTCGTGTGGATGTGACCGATCAAAGCGTGCGCCTTGCTGGTGTTGAGGCCCTCCTTGTCGTTGAGCCTGCCGCTGTCGGTCTTCGATCCTGCTACATCGATGTGCGCCAGGTTGAACCGCGACTTCGAGAACCTGGAGTGAGGCCACGGCAGGACTCGACACGGAATGCCGCCGATGTCACAGTCGGTGACCTCCGTGATGACCGTCACGTTGTCGAAGCCCCACAGCTTCAGGACTTCGAGGCTGTGCCCGATGGCCGGATCTTCGGAGAACAGGTCGTGGTTGCCCAGGTAGAACCAGCAGTGGATGCCGTGCTTCTTCGCCTTGCGGATGATGTACGCCATCGCAAGCTGGGCGCTGTAAGAGAGGCGGGTCGACTCGCAGAGGTCGCCCAGGAACACGAGGTCACTGATCCCGTGCTTGACCGCGTACCGCATGGGCTGGGATTCGACCAATCGAGCGACCATCATGTCGTGGTCTTCGATGTAGTTCGAGAGCCCGCCCTTGCCGGTGCTGTCGGTCAGGTGGAGGTCACCGATGCCGACGAACATGGTCAGTGCGTCCCGGCCGCGTACTCTTGCATGATGCGACCGAGCGTCTCCGCGTCAGCCGGGTCACCGTAGCAGTCGGAGCCCAGGACTTCCATCTTGGTCACCAGCAGCAGCGGACCTTGCTTCTGGCCGCCGATCTGGCGATTGCCGCTGATGTCCTCCGGGCTGTAGAACAGGCCGTAGAACGTGTGCGTGAAGATGTAGTGCTTCTCGGGCACAGCGTCCTTGACCTCGGGGTCCGTGATCTCGACGTAGTAGCTGATCTTCACCGAGGCGCTGGGCCGCGGGTTCTGGCCGAAGATCCACTTGTTGATCTCGCGGAAGGAGGCGCCGGTGATCTGGTGGGTCAGCACGAGCTCGCGGTAGTCGTCGACGAGCTCGCCCCGGTCTTCGTCATCGTCCGAATCATCGTCATCACCATCATCGTCTTCGTCGTCGTCGGCCAGCTCCTCGCTGCTGAGCACCGGACGAGTGACGCGACCGTGCGCGTCGGTCTCGGGACCCTGGTCGTCGGACGGGTCATCGAAGTGCAGGTCGGAGTCGTCGGCCTCGGGTCCGAGATCGGGCGGAGGTGGCGCCGCCTCGAAGCTCCAGCTGACGATGGTCGACCCGAACTCCGACAGCTTCTTGACCGACTTGCCATCGTCGTCGAGCACGTTGATCTCGATGTCGAAGTGGCCGCTGTCGACCGGGAGGTTGGATGCCTTCATTGCGCTCTTCAGTTCGTTGCTCATGTGAGACTCATGTGTGGGTTGGGGACAGACACCACTTCTTTACAGTCTCGTCAACGTGTGCAGACTGGGCTCCTGTGAGGACTCACTTGTTGCACACGACCCAAAAGTGAGCTGCCAAAGCAGCGGCCACATAGAGACCGGAACCAACTTCTTTCCGTAGCACCTGGAGGACCGTCAAGGGGATGGATGCAGCATTCTTGTGTCGGCTTCGCCTCCACAAGGAGGTCGCCCTGCGGGCACGAATTGCTGCATGTAACCCCTGAATTTCGGAACGAAAGTATATGGTTGCTCCATCTTTTAAGATACAGAGGTTCCCATATACTTTCACAGTCCGTTCCTAGCAGCTGCCCGAAGGGCAAAGACTGTAAAGGAAGGGGACAGGAGAACAACGATGAACACACGCACGTTCCACTACATCGATGCGATGCCGGGAGCCGGGAAGACGGAGTACTTCGTGAACAAGGCTGCGAAGCTCTTGCGCGACGGAGGTGACTACATCCTGGTCTATGTGGCTCCGACCGCACGACTGTTGCACGAGACATACCGACGACTGCAGAGCAAGGTCGGCTACGAACTCATGCTGGCAAAGGTGCAGGTGGTGGCCGAACCTCATCGCGTGTCGGAGGCATTTCATTCCACACCGTACAAGGTGATCGGTGACCAACCGACGGTGGCACTGAACTACATGTTCGACCTCATCACTCGACAGCAGTATGTGGACACGAAGTACCGCGTGGGCTTCAGCCACAGCTTGCAGGCAAACGCGCAGCTCGGTCACGTGGTGATGACGACACATGAGTCGTTCGTGCGGATCAACCGTCAGGATCAGACGGGTCATGGCTTCGCACTGCTTGGCAAGATGATCGTCGTCTTCGACGAGGCGCGCAAGTGCGTGATGCAGCCGAGCGACTTCAAGATCCCGAAGGATCAGTGGTCGATGCTTTGGAAGTCGCTGACGGTCGACACGGTCGACTCTGAGACACCTGCCTTCCGCAAGAAGCGTGAGCTGCCTCCGATCCAACTCGCAGCCGGTGTCGTTCCTCACACGCTCTACCGCATCAAGCAGGTCGAGCCGCTCAAGCGCATCCTCGAAATCTTCGGAGTCAAGCTCAAGTCGCTGCTACCGCCCGAGGTCAAGGCCATGCTCGCCATGTACCGTGAGTACGCAGAGACAGGTCGAGGTTCCATCTACATCCTGTCGACCGTCAACCTCGACGAGATGTACGAGCCGCTGGCGAGCAAGGAGAAGATCAGCGTTCAGATCGTCATGCGGCCGACAGCGTTGTTCGACAACTACCAGCACGTGATCTTGACCTCGGCCTTCTTCACCGACAGCCAGATGTACCACTTCTTGAAGAAGGACGGTCACAAGCTCGTGCCGATGCTGAAGCCGAAGAAGCTCGGACCCGCACTCGCTGCCATCAAGGAACGCTCTGAACGCTTGCGTAAGTCTGCGGCAGAGCGTCTTCACGTGGCAACGCTCCTGAACTCGGACATGCCATCGCGGCCTGGCCCCAAAGCCTACAAAGAGAACCTGACCTCGACGTTGCTGACGACCGGCATGGTCTTGCCACGTGCACTTGAGGTCCAGGCACGTGGCGCACTTGACCGAAGCCTGAGTCACAGAGAGATCGTCTACAACCTGGCACAGGTCAATGGCCCGTCCGTGTCAGAAGATCCCGACATCGACGCACGACTACGCGACTGGGCAGTGCCGCCGCTGTGGGTCTTGCTCTTCTACGCAGCCGTGATCGTGCGGCGCTGGATGAACAAGTATGGCAAGCCCGGACAGCGGTCGCTGTTGACCCTCAACGTCAACGACAAGAAGGTGTGGCTGCCGAACGGCACGCGTTACCTGCGCACCGTCAAGTTCACGCTTGCGCACGGGACGCTTGATCGCAAGGCTGGCCACTCGAACTCCGATGTCTACGACGACAAGCACCTGCGTGATTCAGCATTGATCCCCGACCTGTGGAGGACGCGTCTGAAGGAGAGCTTGTACGATCGGCTCAAGACTTCGACCTTCACGGTACCGCAGTCGCCTGCACTGCACGGCATCAACCGCTACTCGAAGATGTGCGCCTTCACGCACATGGCTGCACTGAACCCGAGTCCTACTCAGACACGCTTCTACCGCATGCTCATCCCCGACTACGACGTTGACCAAGATCACAGCATCGAGAATCTGGTGCAGACCTTGTACCGGACATCCTTGCGTGATCCAGACGCTGCTGATCCTGTGCTCATGGTCATCCCATACGAGTCGAGCGCACGTCTGCTGGCGACCAAGATCGGTATCCGGTCTTTCAAGAAGGAGGTGAACAAGCCACCGCTGACGACACTCAGCCACGTGAAGCTCATGGGTGAGGAAGCGCGCGAGCATCAACGCCAGCGGACGCAGGAAGTGAACCGCAAGTATGACAAGGATCTCAGCAGCGAAGTCGACAAGGCTCGTGCTCGTGTCATCGCCGCGCGCGCGAACTTGAAGAAGGCGCCCGACTCCAAGGCTCGGCAGGCAACTTTGGCACGCCATGAAACCGCGTTCGAGGCTCTGAAGGCCAAGGCGACGCTGAAAGGAAAGTGATGAACGCCGAAGAGAAGATTGTAAAGAAGGGGATGCAAGTCAAATGCGATCGCCACTTCTTGCGCTACGCAGTACCGTCACCTGTGTGGCGCCAGTCCGAGTTCCGTTGGTACCCGACCGAGATCGATGGACTCACCCTCGAGTCGCAGATCCACTCGGTCGGGCTCTGGAACCTGAACCCGATCAACGCGCAGACCTTCGTCGTCACCGCGTCCGACATCCTGCGGGCCGAGTACTTCGCAGCCATGCTGGTCGAGGCCCACGTGCGACAGAACCGACATGCCAACGTCCAGTGGCTGCCGATCTACCACGACGAACTCGATCGGTCGACAGGGGAGTTCCGACACGCTGTGCCGTTGAGGAAGCAACAGGAGCTCGACCCGACGCTGCTGGTGCTGTCCAACCTGGGCCTCGAGTCCAGCGACGTGCAGGTCGAGAAGGCGCGCGATGTCATGGCACGCTGGCCTTCGTGTCCGGTCATCCTCATCGGCGCCGGAAAGCACATCGGGCCCAAGGCCTTCGCCAAATACATGCTGGTCGCGATGCACCGCGCGGTCCACGTCAACTACAAGAGAGGGCAGATCGATGTCTGACCTGAGAGATCCGAAAGCGCTGCTCGGGCTGCTGCTCGACCACTGGCGCTTGAAGGACGAAGCTACCGTCCACATGACGCTCGACACCCTGGTCTACGAGCAGGATCGAAGGCAGGGCTTCAAGCCTGCGCCACCGAACACGATGACGCGCCTGCTGGACACGCAGATGGCGGCCAGGACTCCGGTCACTGCGTCGCCTATTGCCATTCCTGGACGACAGGACCCGGCCTTCATCCCGCCGAAGGACAAGAAGCTGGACGACAACAAGGCCGGCGAGTTCGAGATGACCGCGGGTCAAGCCGAAGCCTGGGCCAAGATCACGGCGTGGCTCAAGACTGAAGAACCGTTCTTCGTCCTCGAAGGCTTCGCCGGCACCGGCAAGTCATTCCTCCAGCAGAAGCTCGCCAAGTATCCGGGCCACTCGTTCTACTTCAGCGCTCCGACCAACAAGGCGACGAAGGTGCTGGCCGACTTCATCGGCGAGATGTGCAAGACCACGTACTCGCTGCTGGGTCTGAGGATGGTGAACGAGGGCGACAAGAAGGTGCTCTCGAACTCGGGCCGATTGCCCGACCTCGGCCACGCACCCATCCTCGTCATTGACGAGGCCGGCATGGTGCCGAAGATGCTCGCTGACATGCTGAAGGAACTTTCCGAGTCGCATGGCTGGCGTGTCATCTTCGGCGGCGACCCCGCACAGCTCAACCCGGTCGGCGAGAGCCAGTCGCGCGTCTGGAAGATGGCGCCGAAGCAATGGAAGTCGCGGCTCACCGAGGTCAAGCGCTTCGACAATCAGCTGCTGCACCTGTCGGTCAAGGTCCGCGACTGCCTGCGCAACAAGGACTACTCGCAGTCTCCCATTGCGAACGACAACGATGGGCGCGAAGGCGTGTTCGTCATCGACCGCAAGGCCATGTTCGACGAGATCAAGAAGTTGCAGCTGCAAGACTGGCGCACGACCAAGGTCGCTGCCTGGCGCAACAAGACGGTCGTCGCCTACAACAAGATGATCCGCAAGAGTCTCGGCTTCCTCAACGAGTACGATACCGACGACCTCATCATGCTGGCCGAGCCCATTGTCGACTCGAACGGTCAAGTCATCGCCTACACAGACGAGGAGTACAACATCAAGGCCATCGGTAGTCGCGTCTTCGACTTCCCCGAAGGCAAGATCGAGGCCAGAGCCATCACGTTGCAGGACTCGCCACTCGTGCTGTACGTGCCGGATGACGACGGCTCTTCTGTGCTCTCCATGTTCCTGTCGGAGCGTGCATCGAAGGCCGGTCGCGCCACCAAGGCACACGAGCGCAAGATGCTGTGGGATCGCTTCTGGCAGATGAAGAACCAGTTCCACGCGATCCGGTATGGCTACGCGCTGACGGTGCACCGGCTGCAGGGATCAACGCTCGACCACATCTACGTCGACCAGGCTGACATCCTTTGCAACCAGAACGAGCGCGAAGCCTACCGCTGTCTCTACGTGGCGGCCACAAGGCCTCGGTTCAGCCTCACCACTTACTAGGAGTCACTATGAGTGTCCAAGTCATCGACAGCTTCCGTGGCGAGTACATGTTCCTGTCGAACTTCGACACGGAGTACTCAACGCTGTACCGCTCGATCTTCTTCAAGTCGAGCGAGCACGCCTACCAGTGGGCGAAGTGCGCGAACGATGCTGGCCGCCGTCGGATCAGGGACGCGAAGACACCCGCTGACGCGAAACGCATTGGTCACCACGTGCTCATGAGGGCCAACTGGGACACCGAGCGCGTCAAGTACATGCGCAATATCATCCACGCGAAGTTCTCGCATGGCTCTGACTACGCGCGCATGGTTACTCGACACCGGTGACGCATTGCTGATCGAGGGCAACAAGCACGGCGACACCTTTTGGGGTCAGTGCAACGGCGTCGGAGAGAACTGGCTGGGCATCCTGTTGATGGAACGCAGGGCCGAACTTCGTGCCCTGGAGAAACTGTAAAGAAACCATACACAAGGAGTTACCACCCATGAGCACGAACGAGCAACAAAGTCAGCCGGCGGAACAGCAGCCGCAGACCATCGACCTGTCGAAGCCGAACGTCGAGCACGGCATTCCCGCGCTGCAGCTCGCCGGCTACTACGACAAGAGCCGCGGCGTCGTCCTCGGCTTCATCCCTCGCGGCCAGAACGAAGTGAGCCCCGACGACTTCGTGTCGAAGATCACGTACCCGAACCTCACGGCCGCGATCAAGGACATGCAGGCGTGCCTGGACATGGCGTTCCAGGCGACGGCGACGCTGGCGACCGACATCGGCTACGCCCGCGGCTACAAGGCGGCCATGAACGACGTGGCGGCCAACATCAAGACCGCGACCCGCGTGCCCAACTCCGAGTCGAAGGCGAGTTCGCCGACGCTCGACGCCGAGGACGCGGCAGTCATGGACTCCGTGGCCGAGCCGGATCGCGTGCAACCTGATCCCGCCGTGGAGAAGGTGGTCGGGCAGAAGGAAGACCCGGAGGACGACCCGCTGAACTTCAGCCTCGACCTCAGCATGAGCGGTGCCGACTCCAAGCCGACGAAGCGCAAGGCGCCGACGGGCACGATCAACCTCAACGCCGACGCGGAGGAATGATGGCCGACCCGTTCTACACCGACCACCTCGGCTGCAAGGTCACGGCCGACGACGAAGGCGGCTTCGTCTACTACGTGGACCCACCGACGACCCCGGTCATGCCCGAAGGAGTCGACTGCGATCGCGATGGTCTCGCTGTCGCACGGCTGCAGTTCCAGAACGGCAACCCGCACACGCTGGGCATCAACGGCCTGACCAACGAACACCTGCTGGCGATCCTGTACCACCGCATCGGCGTCCTCGACGCGAAGATGCCCGACCAGGAGAACAAGATCGCCAAGCACTACGTGAAGAGCGCGCTGACGGCGCTCGAGCGCAGGACCAAGGCGCGACAAGCGCGCAACGTCGAGGGAACGGACGCGCCCTAGCCGCGTTCCGAATCGGCGACAAAAGTAGAGCGTAGACACGCCTTCCAACAGCACCACACGGCAACTGCTTCATCAACTTCTCGCGCATAGCGCACACCATCATGTCCTTCATTCCTTCCCTCGACGACGAAATCACCATTGCCTCTCTCGAAGAAGGCGACCACACCAAGGCCATCTGGGCACTGAACGGCAGCGCCAACAGCGCGGCCCGCCAGGCCGGCGAGGTCCACATCGGCATCCCGAAGCGCAACGGCACGAAGGTCGACGACCTGTTCCTGCCGATGACGTGGCTGCCGATCCGCATCACGGACCAGATCCCGCGCGCCCAGCTGCTGGAGAGCTCCGAGTTCCGCAACGCCGTGAACAACGGCCTGCTGACGCTCATCAGCGAAGAGAAGGCCCGCGCCATCATGAGCGAAGACGGCGCCGCCGACGAGCGCGAGCGCCTGTCCGAGCGCGCGAAGCAGATTCGTGACGCCACGGCCGCTCGCACGATCAAGGACTCCGGCGCCGAGGTCGTATCCGTGCAGGAGCTGGCCGACGCCAGCCGCAACCAGGACCAGGCCGAAGAGCGCGACCCGAATGCCCTGGACGCCGGCTTCGTCATGTTCGTCAACGCGGTCAAGGACCTGCCGGACGTCGACGCCCTCAACCGCATCCGCGGCCGCCAGAACTTCACCCGCCCCGAGATCCAGCACATGGTCAAGGAGCTCAAGGGCAAGGAGAAGGTCGTCGCCTTCCTCAAGAAGGCGCTCGGCTGACCCCGGTCCACCGCTTGCTTTCCTCCTAGCGCAGACCCCTGTGCTTTCCACCCCGTCACTGGGCCCCTGGTGACGGGGATTTTTTCGCCCTGTCAAGGCCCGAAACACCCGTTTTTGACCCGTTTTTGGCTCAAAATTGCACAAAAATGAGGCAAAAACGGGGCATTTTCCCTCTGAAACACGGTTTTTGTCACATTTCCGGGTCTATAATGGAGGCGAGGGACGGTTCGCTCGCCCGCGGTCCGGTGATCCCTCGCATTCCCCATTCACAACGGAGTTCCCACATGGCCAAGCGCCTCATCTCGAAACAGCAACGCGCCAACATGCTCGACGACGCCGCGAGCATCATCTTCGACAAGCTGCCGACCATCGGCAAGCGCGACCAGAAGAAGATCAAGCCCGGCGTCATCGTCGTCATCAAGTGGAAGGACTCGATGCCGACGACGGAGATGGTGCTCGACGTGCTCGATGTCAACAGCGACGAGTGCAGGTACAGCGCGGACGCGAGCCTGCAGTCCTTCAACCTGAAGGATCGCTACATCCACAGCAACGCGACGTGCGACCAGATCGTCGCTGTTCTCGGCAAGCTCTAAGACGAACAGGGCGGCGACGCCGCCCGCATGAGGAGCACATGGACAAGAAGCTGATCGAATCCGTTCGCAAGCGTGTCGACTTCGACACATACGAGCTGGATCGCAGGAGCGCCGACAAAGACGTGGCGGCGCTGTTGAAGACGTTGCCGAAGAACGGCGCCGACTGCAGAGTCAGAGGCGCACTCCCCGGAATGTGGGAGCCGGCGACAGTCGTCGGGTACATGATGACGAGCCAAGGCCTCAAGGCGCTCGTTGTCTACATCGACCGCGAAGACGAAGACAGCGCTGCCTTCGACTTCGTGCCCCACAAGCGCATCATGCAGCCGCATCAACCGAAACCCAAGCGCGACATCCTCGACCGTCGCAGCCGCTGAACACACAACGCAGGAGCATCCACATGTCTGACTTCGAACTCTTCTCTTTCGATGACAAGCCCGCACGCAAGGCCAAGCCCGTGGCGCCGATCAAGAAGGCGACGCCGGTGCCCAAGGCCAAGGCCAAGGCCGTGAAGGCGAGCCCGAAGCCGGTGATCGTCGTCGCGCCGGTCGCGCCGGTGAAGAAGGAGAAGGCGATCGCCGTGCGCAAGCACGTGCGCCAGACGAAGGTGCAGCGCGTCATCAAGGTGCTGGCGGGCAACGTCAAGGTGACGTTCAAGCGTGTCAAGGGCGACGCCGTCGTTGCCTCCATCCGCGGCACCGGCACGAAGATCGTCGTCGCCCCGCGTCTGGACGCGAACCCGGAGCGTCAGTTCCGCGCCGTCGTCGAGTACAGCACGAGCAACATGGCCGTGTACTACGGCCCCACCGCCCGCGAGGCGTATCGTCGCGCGGCCTCCATCGCCTGGCATTGAAAGGAATCAGCATGAGCAGCCTCAAAGTGCGCGCCATCAACCGTCTGGTGGCGCAACCGAAGCCCTGGAACCAGGGGCCGAAACCCGGCACCCGCAGCGCCTTCGAGCAGATGCGCGCCGCACACGTGCCGGTCAACGAGATCAACGTGGGCTCGCGTCGCTGGAAGAAGGCGATGAAGAAGATCGAGCGGAAGCAGCCGATGGCCGGCCGCGTCGAGCGCGTCGTCTTCTACTGCATCCAGCGCGAGCTCTGGCGCCAGGCCGAGGATCGCATCTACGGCGGACCCTGATCGGGCCCCCACCTACCGCATTCACATTCATCACAACCGAACGAACGAAAGACAGATCATGATGAACACCAACCCGCACCGCGCTCTCCAATCCACGAACGGCAAGACGTTCTACGCGCACCCCGATGGCACGTACAGCTACTGGTTCGCACCGGCGCACGGCCGCCAGCACAGCGTCCTCAAGCTGCGCTGCTCGAAGGCAGTGATGGCCGCCTTCCGCAAGAGCAGCGAAGGCCGCGCCCAGGATCGCTTCGCCGACGTGCTCGAGATCGGCAACGGCTGGTACGAGATCACCAGCAAGGACATGACCGAGTGGAACGCGTGGTTCGGCACGAACGCCGACGGCACGAAGACGTGGCTGAAGGCGTTCAACCTCGCGCACGTCCGCAACGTCGATGCGAACCCGAAGTTCAACATCAAGCGCGTCAAGGAGCGTGTGCGGGCCATCGATCCGAACACGCTGCTGACGACGAAGACGCCGCCGCTGTTCGTGCCGACGCCGCGCCAGGTCGTCGATCAGCAGCTCATGCAGCGCAAGCTCGGCGCCCTGGTCGAACGCTTCGGCCGCAAGGAGCGCTAACATGCGGCTCGTCCATCAGCACCTTCCCGTCCACGGCTGCGTCGGCGGTGAAGAGATCATCCTGGCTCGTTGCAACGAGCAGGGACACCGCAGCGCCGACATCTACGTCTACTACGCGGCGACGCGGAAGTGGAACTTCGTTCGCGCTGCGACGACGCAGGAGATCGTTGACACGGCCGACGCCGAGTCGAAGCTCCCCGGCGTTGCCGCCGTCGTCGGCTGCGTCCTTCCCTTCTCGTGGGTTCACACGAAGAAGGTGTGCCAACGCTGGCAGGCCGCGTTCGCTGCGATGCCCGGCCAGAACCCGAACAACGTCTGCTAAGGAATCAACATGGCAACCATCTCCCAACTCCAAGCTGCGGGCTTCAAGATCAGCTCGGCACCCGTCGGCACCGATCTCACGCAGGTGTTCCACGAGCGAGCCTTCCGTTTCTGGAACAACCTGCACGAAGACCTGCGGCACAGCGCCGACGCCGAGAAGGCGAAGCCGCTTCTCGACGCGGAGGGCAAGGCGCGCGGCTTCGTCATGCTGACGACCGACGTCTGGAAGCGCGGCTACGAGCACACGGACGACCCGCAGTTCCCGTTCTCGTTCATCATGGAGAGCGACGCGGTCATGCTCGACGCCATGGACGACTTCGCCGACCAGATGCTGCGCACGGCACACAACGCGAAGAACGCAGCCGACCGCGCAGCCGCAACGTGCGCGCAGTGCCTCAAGGAGCGTTCGCTGTGAGCACGATCATGTCGGGCAGCCGCTACCTCATCGTCAGCGGCGACACCTCCAAGTTCTTCGTCAAGGCGGACATGGAGGACGAGGACGACGCGGATTCGCTCACGAACGAGCCGCTGAAGGCCACGCTCTTCGCCCATCCGTCGATGGCTCAGCGCCTGATCGATGATCGCTGGCGCGACATCGTCGCCGAGTGCAAGAGCGGCGTGATCCAACCGGGACAGCTCAATTCGTGGCAGCTGTTCTGGAAAGACGCGCAGGTCGTCACCTTCCACTTCTCGGTTCGCAAGGAGAACAGTCATGGACGATAACGAGAACCTGGCCTGGCTCACAGCCGAGCGTGAGCTCCGGGATCGCAAAGCTGCGAAGAAGAAGCCACGCGAGCCCAGCTCGACCGATGCGCCGCCGAAGTACTGGATGCAGGGCAAGCTGTTCTTCATCACCAACAGCGACCACACCCTCTTCTTCGTCAAGGGGCAAGGTGATGTCGGTCCCAACCGTGAGGAAGGACACTGGGTCACGGACACCTTCGCATCCGCCTCGACGTTCAAGACCTTGCGTGAGGTCAATCACGTCATCGAGGAGTTCGCCGAGTACGAGCGCAAGGACTTCGAGCGCGGCAACGTCGGGCGCTGGATGTTCAAGCTGTTCCAGGACGCGCAGCCCGGCGTCGTGGTCTTCAAGTGCCGGGACATTCGTGTCCCGACTCACCTGCAGGCCGGCGACGACGTGAAGCACGTTCACAAGTGGGTGAACTTCATGGACAAGGCCGACCGTGTGATCGGGCAGCGCTGCAAGTGCGGTGCCCAGGAATGGTTCTAAGGAGATCAAGATGGCAATGCATCGCTTCACCTACAAGGCATCGGAGGCGACCCTCGGGCTCGCCGCCGTGCAGAAGAAACTGGCCCTGGCGCGCAAGCGCGTGCGTGAGCTCGAAGCCGAAGAGCTGGGCCTCAAGGGCTTCCTCGTCCCGTACTACAACGAAGGCGAGCTGGTCGATGTCGAGTACCCGGACGGCACCGTCGTCCAAGTCTCGCGCGCCGAGTTCGAGCGCTTCGATGTCGACGACGAGGCCGTGAAGGCCTTCTACGCGAAACACAACAGGCCCGTGCCGTACAAGAAGACGACGATCAACAAGTTCACGGCCAAGCTGCTGGGCCGCATCATGAAGGGAAGCAAGACATGAACCCGACCCGACAACGCATCCGGGACGCCCGGGATCGAGAGATCAAGCGTCTCCGATGGGGCGCATTCAAATCGTGGCTGATGATGTTCATGCCCTACGTCATCGCCAGCGCGGCAGCCCTGTACTTCGGTGTGCTGAGGGCGCCGGTGTGGGAGTTCGTCGTGCTCCACATCATCGCCAACGTGATCCTGGTCGCCTTCGCTGTCGTCTCCTATCGCAGTAGGCAAGTCTACGCGCTTGCCGACTGGGCATTCATCGAGCCGCCGCCCAGCATCCTCGAAGAGCCCGACGATGATACCGTCTTCGACGACGCGGAGGACCAGGCAGCGTGGGCGGCGCACGCCCGAGACGGTAAATAGGGATCTCTGCAAGGGGACCTCTATCATGAACGACATCGTTGGCAACTTGAATCCGAATCCGCGAGCCCTGCTCCAGACCCACATCGACGCCCTGAGCGCGAAGTTCGGCTGGGCTGACTTCAACGCCGTGCGCAGGAAGCACGGCGGCGTACAAGACCCAGGCACTCCGCCGGCACAGCTCAACTACGAGAACTGGAAGCTGGTCGAGGCCTACCAGCAGGAGCTGCATGAGATGGCTCGCAAGGTCAGGATCGAGGCATTCGACCTCATGGTCAATGACCTCGCAGCAGCGCTGGGATCGTCGGCGCCGGAGCACCTGCTGGCCAAGATCAAGGCCGCAGGCATCAAGATCATCGACGATGACGTTCACGTGGTCGACTGGCCACTCTCCATCGTCCCGCCCGTCTTCGACGACGAGGCGTGGCGTCTGTACTACTGAAGAGCAAAGCGCGAGGCGACCAGGGTGTCGCCTCGCTTTCGTTGACTGGAAGGAAGAAAGGAAGCACCATGAAAACCATCGACTATCTCCCGTATGCCGTCATCTTGGCCCTGAGCGCTGTGGCCACGACGCTCGTTCTCAACAACTTGAAGAAGCCGCCCCGGCACGACTACGACGCGGCCGACCTCGCGCGCGACACGCAGGTCTGCAAGAACTTGGGCTTCGGCATCGCCCCGCGCACGAACCACAATCGCTCGGGCGATCGATGGATTCAGGGCGCCGACTGCATGGGGCCCGACGGCGCGACGATCCCGCTGCCTGCTGTTCCGGCTTCGGGAGCGCAGCGATGAGCGGTCGCACCGTCCACGGCAACATCATGCCGGTCTTCGCGCTCATCGTCATCGCTGTCACGGCCATCGCCTGGCACTCGGAGCCGGTGACCTACACCCAGGATGCGTACCACGACGACATGAACTGGTGCATCATCAAGGGCTACGAGGTCGCGTCCTCCGGCATCAACCAGCCGGTCACGTGCCTCAAGGACGGTCAGCCCGTGGCGATCCCGCCGCACTCCATCAACGCTCCGGAGCACAAGCAATGAGCACCACCAAGGAACCGAAGACGGTCAACGGTCTTCTCCAGAGCTTCTACATCGCGAGCATCAAGTGCAAGAACGGGATGATCGCGACCCTGTACCCGGGCTCCGGAAGCAGCAAGGCCTTCGAGTCGGGACACAGCAACACCCTCTTCTTCAACCGTGGGCATGAAGGACACTCGCTCACGCAGTACCGTCTGACCAAGGCGCAAGCGCGCAAGGTCCAGAAGCTGATCGACGACTGCACGCCGAGCTGGTTCGACACGCACGGCCTGATCAAGCGCACGTTCAAGATCGAGTACGTGATGCACAGCCGCTGCAAGGTCCATCGTTCCGAACTCCTGGGGAAGTAAATGATCCACACCACCCTCGCACAACAGAAGGTTCTCTACAAAAAGGCCAAGGCCGCCTATGAGGCGGGCAAGCCCATCATGTCGGACTACAAGTTCGATGAGCTGGAGGACTGGATCTTGGCCCTCGATCCCAAGTGGAAGGAGCTTCGCAAGACCGGCGTCACCGTCAAGTCGAAGAAGGCAAAGCGTGAGCTGCCGCAGAAGATGCCGAGCCTCAACAAGCGCTACCCCGGCGAGATCGACAAGTGGCTCGATGGTGACGACAAGGTCGCCATGGACAAGGAAGATGGCTCGTCGTTGCTGCTCGGCGCCAAGGGCGGCTGGTTCACGACCCTCATCACCCGTGGCGACGGCAACGTCGGCGGTGACATCAGCTTCCTGCTGCCGTACATCAACGTCCCGAAGACGCTCAAGTACAACAGCACCTATTGGTTCAGGTGTGAGGCCGTGATGTCGGAGGCGACGTTCAACAAGTACTACGCCGACAAGTACGACAACCCGCGCAATCTCGTGGCCGGCATCCTCAACCGCAGTATGACCGGGGCGCCGACGGCCGAGGAGCAACGCGCACTCCGGCGCACGGACATCATCGTCCTCGGCACTTTCGACACGAAGCTGCTCGAGGGGCTCGACTTCGCCAAGCGTTGCGGACTCACGGTCGTGCCCCATACCTTGATCCAGAAGCCGACGGCCGACGGCCTGGCCACGATGCTGGCGCGAAGGCGCAAGGCCAGCCCGTATGCGATGGACGGTCTGGTCATCGCTGCCCCGGACTTCCAGTACAGCTACAAGACCAACGACAAGCCGAAGGACATCATCGCCTTCAAGATCAACAGCGAGGCGGACGCGGTCGAGGCCAAGGTCAAGTGCATCCACTGGCAGGTGACGGGTCACGGCCGCATCGTTCCCAAGGTCGAGATCGAGCCCAAGCGTGTCGGCGGCGTCACCATCAAGCACGCGACGGTGCACAACGCTGCCTGGATGCTGGAGCGCAATATCGGCCCCAGCGCGATCATCAAGATCGTCCGCTCGGGCGACGTGATCCCGAAGATCGTGGGCGTCGTCAAGGCTGGCAAGATCCAGCTGCCGGAGATCCCGCACAAGCTGGAGGGCAAGCACTTCGTCGTCAAGCAGGCGACGGCCGGGACGCAGGGGCGTATCGATGTCCTGAACATGCACAAGTTCATGACCACGATGGGTATCGAGCTGCTGGGCACGAAGACGCTGACGACTCTCCAGCAGCAGGGCTTCGACTCCGTTGCCCACTACCTCAATCAGTGGCATCGTGGCAAGCTCGTCTCGGCATTCTTTCACGCGGGCCTCGGCGAGAAGACTGCGGCCAACATCCAGGCGCAGTTCGACAAGGCGTTCAAGGGCAAAATCATCCCGATGAAGGACCTCATGGTCGCATCGCGGTGCTACCCCGCAGGTGTCGGTGGCCGCAAGCTCTCGGCGCTCGAGGCCGGCGGCATCAGCATGGACGATCTCGTCGCTGGGATCAAGGCGAAGAAGCCCGTGGCGCTGGAGAAGCGCATCGTGGACGTTCATGGCTTCGAAGCCACGATGGCGCGCGCCATCTGCAAGGGCACGATTGCTTTCGTCGAAGAGCTGGAGGTCTATCAACGCTACCTGTCGATCGACGGGTCGCTGCCCAAGGCCAAGGCGAAGAAGACCGCCGGCGAGCCGCTCAGTGGCCAGTTCATCTCATGGACGGGCTACCGCGACGAGGACGAAGAAGAGACGGCCGAAGGCCTCGGTGCCGACATCGGATCGTTCGGCGCCAGGACCACGATCCTGCTGTACAAGGAAGGCGGCAAGGCGAGCTCCAAGGTCGACAAGGCGCGAGAGAAGGGCATCAAGGTCATGACGTGGCCGCAACTCGTGAAGGAGTTCAAGCTGTGACATTCAAGCCGTGGGAAGATCGCGGCCCGTGCTCCATTCGCATCCTTGAAGGATCGGACGTGGGCCGAGCGCTGTGGGTCAAGAACCCGCATCCGGCGCCGAAGCCTCACAGCTTCAACATGCCTGGGTCTCAGGTCAAGGGCATGTTGCCGGCCATCGACAAGGCGACGGGACAGGTCAAGACGTTGCTCGTGCCCGAAGACGTACTGGCAACGATGCGTGAGTGGGCCGAAGAACTGCGCCAGATCGAAGAGCGCGAATCCGAGACCCGCAAGCTCATGAGCTTTCAGCAGGCGGATCACGAGCGCTTCAAGGCCAAGCGCACGCGAATCCGCGCCCTGGCCTCGTGGTGGCGTCACGAGCGTGACCCGATCAAGAACCGAGCAGCCAACAGGAGGTAACCAATGCTCCAACTCTTCGTCATTCAAGCCATCTACCACAGCCGCGGGTCGATGCCTGAACCTGGCCACTACCTCGGCTTCCTGGATCAGGCCAGCGCCGAGGCTCACGTCAAGGCACAGTACGCTGGCCGCGACGTCAAAGGCCCGACGCCGCACAAGTACGTCAATTGGGAGATCCTCGGGCTCAAGGAAGCAGGGTCCAGGACGGTCGGCATGCTGATCCGCCAGGTGCAGCAGGGCGGCGGCAATCACTTTCGTTTCGACAAACTGGAGGACATGCACGATGCCTGATCCAATGTGGGACCCACTCGCGAAGCCGAAGCTCCAATCGTGCTTCACCATCAAGCTGAGCGACTATCAGTGTGCGATCGCCGATCTCTGCGAGTACTACGGCAAGGGCTACCTGCTGACGCGGGTGAACGTGCCGGCCGAGTTCCGTGGCAAGGGCTATGCCACGCAGCTGCTCAAGCAGGTCCTGGCTGCTGCCGACGAAGCGCAGATCACGCTCCTGCTTGAGGTCGCACCTGGCATCGGCTCCAGCATGACGGCCGAGCAACTCCGGGCCTGGTACAGCCGGCATGGCTTCCTCGACTGGAAGGGCATCATGCGCCGCAAGCCTCACATCCCCAACAAGGAACCGCAATGAACGAACTCCAACCGACCTTCTTCATCCTCCCCAACCTCGACGGCAACGACATCCTGGTGCAGGCGAACCAGATCACGGCCGTGCTACCTCGCTTCGAGTACGAGGACGCGGCGGACGATGATCGAGAGATGCCCAAGCGCGGGCCGCGCAAGATCAACGGCGCCATCCTCGGCCTCGGCATGAAGAAGGAGGCCGTGGGCGCCACCGTCGAGCAGGTCATCGCGCTGATGAAGCGCGCTGGCCTTCCCGTCTTCGGTCTCTCCGACATCAACTGCTACCCTGCGGCGACCAGGCCCCTGTCTCGGTCCGAGGCGTACGGACCGGCCGGTGGCGACGACTGATGGCCAAGCTCGTCTGGCACGACGCCCGCATTCGTGACTCCGACATCTGGCGCTCCTCGTGGCCGGCAGGGACGAAGGTGCTGGTCGCGAAGTCGGGGCACAAGCTCGCAGTCGGAACCATCTGGTGGGTCTTCGACGGCAAGCACCTGCGCTCCGTCGCCGAGCCCCTGCATCGACAGGCGTTCGTGGTCAAGGGCCAGCACTCGGATCAGCGCGCGTGCAACGCCCATGCGCGCCCCTTCCTCGTCCGGCATATGGAGTTCCGACGCCCTCCCGAGGACTGAAAACGGCCCCTGGGAGGCCGAAAAGTGGGCATTTTGCACAAAAATTGAGCAAAAAGTGACGAAAAATCGCCCCTGGGGTGGTCCTGGGGGCGATTTTTGGTCTACAATGGAATCACAGGATAGGGAATCCCGACCCTGAAATTTCCGATCCCGCGCAATCCCGCGCAATGTTCCATCCGTGATCTAGAAAGGTCCATCATGAAGTCCAACACTTTCGCTCCCGTCGTCGCCAACGTCAAGGTCGGTGGCAACGTCCACAAGGTGCGTTTCGTCGCCTACCCGAACCGCGTGACCGTCACAGGCCACGGCCTGCCGAAGCTGACGATCAAGCCGACCAAGGACGGCACGGTCGTCGCGACGGCGCTGGGCGTCACGAAGCGCGGCAAGCCCGTGACCGCCGACGCGAAGACGCCGTTCGGCGCCTTCAAGAAGATCGTCGCCGCGGCCTGGAAGCACTGAGCGCCGGCGCTCACAATCAAAAGGGGACCCTCGTGGTCCCCTTTTGCCGTTCCTGTCCGCAACCTTGGAGGGTTTGCCCATGCCTCGTCCCCAACTTGTCGCCACGTTCGGCCTCGATGCCGAGCGGCTCAAGCGCATCAACGCCGAGTTCGGCGCCGTCACCGAGAACCCGCTGGTGATCGAACCGCATCGCACGTTCCTCGAGCATGCCAACGCGTGCGGTGACGCGCAGAACGTCATGCACCTGATCGGCGCCGTCGCTGCTCAGGGCGAAGACGCGCTGATCCGCGTCGACCGCGTGCTCAATCGGCCATCATGAAGCGCCGCCATCTCCGCAGCACGTTCGAGCAGCGAGAGGCGCTGCGGCGCTGCGTCGACCGTGACGAGGACATCACCTCGTCCGAGCTCGATCTCATCGAGAACTACGAGGAGCGCGATAGCAACATCCGTGAGCAGCGCACTCACGATGAGATGATGTCCTCGGTTGGCCTCGTCTTCGCCATCGTCATCATCTTGCTCGTGCTCGTCGCTCTCTATCCCGAGCTCAAGCCTCACCCCTGACAGCCAGAGCCCTCCCAGTTGGAGGGGCTCTTGCCGTTTGTGTCCGCCACCCAGCCTAGAAAGGCATGTCATGAGCCGCAAGATCAAGGCCCCGTTCAAGGGCATCGTCACCCTCTTCAACATCAACGGCAAGACCAGCCGCAAGAACAGCAACTACGGGCGCAAGATCACGGCCCTGCCGGCCGAAGGCCGCTCGCAGCGATACCCCGCCATCAAGATCGTGCATCACCGCGACGGCGAGCGCTACTGGGTGAGCCCCGCGCTCTATCCGGGCGCCGAGGTGCTGGTCATGGCCGGCGACCGCGTGAAGAAGGGCACGACCATCGCGCTGTATCCGCGTCCCCGCAAGGATGATGCGACGCGCAAGGAACTCGATATCGTGGCACGCGCGCTCAAGGGCAAGAAGGTGCGACCCCTGACCCGGAGCGAAAAGGACCTCGTCAATGCGAACATGGTCAAGACGGCGCTGGAACGCCAGTCGTGGCCGTGCCGCTACGGCCGCAAGATCAACACCGGCACCTCCTACGGCCTGGTTGAACTCGACTTCTTCGCCAACGAGAACGACACGGTCATCAAGGTCGACATCGGTTACGTCGACCAGGATGATGGGCAAGAGTTCTATCTGATCCGCATGCCGTTCCCTGAGCGCAAGGCCAAGCCGTGGGTCGTCTACACCGAAGGCATGCGGTGTGACATCGATCCGCAGAAGACGGCGTACCGCGCGTGGCTCGAAATCCTGGACGGCCTGGGCATCGACCCGGACACGACCACCGACGTCACCGACTACACCGAAGAGGACGAGGACGAGAGCGGCCCGCACGGCTTCCACTTCCACGAGTGATGGCCGTCCTGTAAAGAGAATGAGTCGACCCGCAGCGACATCCACTGCGGGCGTGAGCGAGGATGCTGGTAGCCGGCCTCGTCAACGTACCATTTGGTTACCTGGAGAAATGAAATGTCGAAGACTGAAAACAAGCTGGTGAACGGTGTCTCTTGCGTCCTGGCCGCGATCCAGCGTGCCAGCGTCCTGAGCGCCGCCCTCGACGTCGCGAAGTTCCGCGACACCTTCAAGCTCACCTCGATGGGCAAGAAGCGGATCGCGTCGGCCATCGACGACCTGCTGACCACGGAGCTGATCGTCAACCAGTTCGGCCCGTGGGT